CCGAGTTGGACGCGGCACCTCTGTAGCCCGAGTTGGACGCGGCACCGCTGTAGCCCGAGTTGGACGCGGCACCTCTGTAGCCCGAGTTGGACGCGGCACCGCTGTAGCCCGAGTTGGACGCGGCACCTCTGTAGCCCGAGTTGGACGCGGCACCGCTGTAGCCCGAGTTGGACGCGGCACCGCTGGAGTAATGCTCGATCCACGCATCGCGACCAGAACCAATGAAGTGCATCGCTGCCCACCACGAGCCGCAGAATTCCACCACGCAATCCACTTCGTCCGGTGTGTCAGACGCGACTTTTGACTTTCCTTCAACTTCGATTACCTGCGAAGCTGGCGCAGAAAATACAATCCACTTGCCAGAGTAGTCCGGCTCCTTGCCCTGACCGTTTCCGATTCCCCACGGCCAGCCGACCAGGCCACCCGATTCGCAAGTCGGATTCCGGCTGCAACTCAGTGGCTTTACCGGACCACTTTCCGGCCACGCAAACCCGTTATATGAAGTGCCGTCCGCATTCACGCACTTCAGGAGCATCACCCGCTCACCGCCGTTCGTCCATTGATGGACTGGGATTTTCTCTTGTGTCATGGATCACTCCGTTGTTTTGAAAATGTCAGCGATACAGAACATGCCACTAACTGGCTTCTACCGGAACCCAGGCTCTCGATTCCGCGAACCATCGTGCTACGCGCACTTCCCGGTACTCGCCGGGTGGCAGGTCCGGATTCTCCAAAGCGACTCGTGGAATCCAAATCGGGCTCACCATCCCGTTATCAACCGGTTTTAGGCCGATGGCCTTAGTTGACGACGACAGGACTGTCTTCATCATCTCTTCGAAGTCGACAGTAACGTACTTGGACATGGCTTTTACCTCCGGTTGAGTTGTGTTCTCTACCAGGTATTCGCCGCCGCGTGGACTATATTGGAGTGATATAGGCTAAAAATCTAGCAGAAATTCGCGGAGCAAGTCCAGTAGGCGCGGTTCGTCTGAATGGCGATCGTTCCACGGGCGCGGCGCGAGCCAGACGCGGCCACCGAATCTCTGGAATTCTCGACAGTTTCCAGCGTAGTCGTCGATCAGCAGCGACTCGGGAGAAGCACAGAACCACTTCGGAGGCGCGCCGGCGCGGCTCCTGCAACTCAGCAGCACCGGGATCTCGGGGTAGTGCCGCTCGGCCCAGGCCCGCTTTCCGTCGGCGCAGCCCTGATACTTGGTCGGAGAAGTCAGAAAGCAGACGCCGTCCTTGCCGAACGTCCGCAGTGCCAGATCTACGATCCGATCGGCTTCCTCGGTCTTTGGCAGACCGGCCCAGAAGTCTTGATCCAGCGGCCCCCAGAATGTTTCAGAGTCCATGCCAACCAGCGGACACGGATCATAGACGAGTTCGCCGCGATGTCCTCCGACTCGATACGGACACGGCAGCTTGTGAAACTCGCTTGCGCCGCGCATCACGTCCGCGACTACGCCGTCCATGTCAAGCAAGCATTTCATCGGCTACTCCGTTGTCGGCGGTGGTTCCGGCGGTGCCGGGGCGGCGACTGACTCGAATGGGAACAACCGGGGATCGAAAGGAATGTCCAGGAGTTCAGCAGGTAGCTTACCTTCTTTGACCCAGATTGTGGTCTGAATCGCGCAGGCGACATTCCACATCGCCATCGGCAAGTGCGGCTCGTCTTGCCAACCAGAGACTGCCTTGGCAAGGTGCCGCGAAGCGCTGTCGAGATAGCGAGAAATCGGGATACCGGCTTCCCAGTTACGGTCGCCGTACTTCAGACAGCCGGTTTCGTAGACGCAGGCCAGTTGATGCAACGCGCCGTAGGGTACGAGGTCGAAGCGGCCTTTGCCTAACTGGACGTCGCGTACCGCGCCGGTGCCGAACTCTTGCCGCTCGCCTGAATCCTTGAACTGCATCGCGAGAACAGCCGCCTCTAATTCCGTCATGTCCCAAGTTCCACCATCCAAAGTTGAATCAGCACAGTTGCCAAGATGAATATAGCAAGCCCTTGCGGAGTGATCGGCGGCAGCCGTCCGCAGTCGTCCGTCACAATTAAATCCACCGTCATCGCAGCGCCTCGACATTCACTGTCGTGCGGGCGCACTCGCCGTGATCGCGATTAAAGACGATGCTGCAAATGTCCCGTGGCGAACGGTAGCCAGCACCGTGCGCATAATTGTCGCCGGGGATCAGCGTCCGAAAGCTCTCGATCTTTTGCGAGCCAATGTCTTTGCGAGTGTCATGGTGGACATGCCCGGTCAGCCACCGTCGATGCTTGCACCGGCCCCACGCTTCGGCCTTGTCTTCGCACATCACTCGATACAACGCTTCCGGCTTGCACTGGTGTCCGTGGTGAATGCCGATGAGATTCTGCCCGAATTCGTACCAGTGAAAAACGTCAGGGGAAGTGTCTACGGTTAGTCGAGGATCTCGGCTGTAATAGCCCTCGATGACCATACTCAGCATGATTGAGGTCTGGTCGTCGTGATTGCCGATCTCATTGATGACGTGGACTTTCTTGTGCTTCTCCAACGCGCGGTCGATCAGATACCGCATGATGGTGACGCCGACGCGAGTCACCTTGGCCCACCGCGTATCGACGTCCAAGTGGTGACCGCTCCGGCGAGTCAGATTCTCAGTCGTGTCCGTGTGGAACCAATCGCCAAGATTTACGATCAGCGCCTGATCGGCAGCGGGAGTTGCTGCCAATACTTGGTCGAACCCGTTTGTCATCAACTGAGTTGCGATCTTCAGGTCGTAATCTTCTCCAGCATCTTCATCCCAGCAGTAGAGCCCGATATGGGCATCGCCGATCGGATAGACCGCCAACTTATCTTTGACCGTCACCTTCGGCTGCTTTGATCGTTTGGCCGGCTTCACCGACTGGCAGATCGAAGTGGCCAGTTCTTCGGAGAAGATCTTCAGCCGGTCTTGATCGGCGGTCGTCTTCACCCATTGGAGCTTCTGGACGCCGTCTGCGTCGTACAGCGTCGAAGTGCCTTTGACGTAGTGCGTCTCGGGACACATCTTCGTCATGTCGTGCTCTGGCGACCAGCCTTGCAGTGCTGCCTTTTTCTTCACCGCCGCGTAGTGCCGATGAGCTGCCGCCTTGTCGATGCCCAGCTTCTTGCCGATCTGTGCGTAACTCATCACGCCGACCAGAGCACACACTTCGCGTTGCCGCTCCGTGGTGGCGAAGTCACTCAGATCGCTGACGGCTGCCATACTGCTGATTCCGTTCAGGTCGGGGGGTCGTCACTCTTGCTTCGCGGCTTGCTTCGTGTTCGTGTAGCCGAGCCGGGTCAATGCGCGAGCCATGTCCTTCGCTACTCCTCCGACCCATTCTTCGCTGCGGTGCCAATCAGCAGCATGTAGCATCTCGTGGAGCAACACTTCTAGTTGGTCCTCTCCACGCAGTCCGGATAATACTCGCAGTGATTTATTGATCGCTTCGGGAGGGTCGCAATCGCCGCGTTTTGGATCCTCCGCAGATCCCAAAGTCGGCACAAATCGCAGCGACCAAAACTTTCCGAGTATCCTGATCCTCATGCGAAACACCTCGCCACGGCAGGATGCGACTATGTGCTCTGTTCGTTTCTTAGGACGCTCTGCATTCTGTCGAGATGAGCGCGAACTTGCTCGCGACGTTCTTCGGGAGTCATTTCCTCTAGCGCCCTAGCAAGATGCCCGGCGGCTTGATGCTGTCGGGCGTTATGCTCGCCGTCCGCCGCCACCTGACGGCTGATATCATTCAGCACAAACGTGTTCATCGTTTGCGTCTGAATCGAATGGTCCATCATGGTGTTCTGTTTAGAAAACCACGTCGGGATGTACTTCAGGCAGATAAAGAGGAATACGACGAACAGCGACCATAGGGGCGCGTCTTCGCGCAAGAACGATGTCCACGAGAACGGGTCGACTCCTGCGAGTATGAACATTGGCGCTGCCTCGTATCTGCCTTTAGAGTTGAGCGATTGATTACCGGCGTCGCCCGAACAGACGGCCGAGAATTGGGAAGCGGTTTCCTGGTCCTCGGTTGGCAAAGAACCTCCGCTGGCCGCTACTGGACGAATTGGGTGTTACGACAATTCGCCGTCCGAACAAGCCTCGTCGAACCTGCGATTTCCCAGCATACGATGACCGCGAGACTACTCCGCAACTCCCAGACGTACAAACCGCATCGCTTCGCATGTTCACGAACTGCGTATCAACCGGACCATCGATCGGCACGAACTTGCCTTGGTCCGTGATACTTGGGCTCGCGGCCTTCGGTTCGGCAAGTCGCTGCTCGATCGACTCCAGCCTCTCCAAGATTTGCAGCATTGCAGCCGATCCAGCCGAGTCTTCGGATGCGAACGTCGGCTGTGATGCAGCTTGCGTTTCGGTGGACTGATCCTGCGACAGGAAGTGCGCTCCGAACATCGAAGCACAGACGGCAAGGATTGCAAAGTTTCTCATCAGTTCAGGTTCTCCAAGGGCTAAATTTAGTTGACCGGATAGACGCGACTAATTATGCAGCCACTCCAAGTCCATCCAGTTGCAAGAACTGCTCTTTCGTCAATAGAGTGACTCCAGCTTGGCTTCCGCACGGCTCCCACGGCTTGGCAAGATTCGGTGGCAGCATAACCTCACGGCAGCACCACGCGCCGCCTGTGCCCATCTTCCCTGGCGAGTCGTAAAGATAACCATCTTCCCCACGTCCGTGGCCGTATGAGTCGAGATACTTGCAGATCGCTTGGTTCTTATTCCAAACCGCCTGCAAGCCTGCGATTGAATGCCCGCTACGTCCGTAGCAAACTCCCCAACCACGAATCAGCGCGGACACGAATTGCTCGTACGATTCGATCGCGTACCATTCCACAACCGTGAACCATTGAGCGATGTCTTCCCAGCCAGCCTTAAAGTAACTTCGCCCGTTCCCGGAAATGAACGGCGTATTTTGGTGAACGCAGAAGTCACCGAACATCGCAATGTTACGCGGGTTCTTCTCGGGGAGCTGGCCATTCCCGCGAACGCCAGCCTTGAGGATCTGCAAGGCACCCCACATCGTTGATCCGCTACCACGGCGAGTCGTTACGCGACAGTAGCTCGACATCGGCGAGCACTTGACGGACCACTTCTCGCCGATCTGCTTGTTGCGCATCGTATCGCGGACAACTTCCGCAGCGTTATGCACGCAGTTATGAACTCCAATCCCCTCGGCAACGTAGGAGTTGTCGCCTTCCACTTCCATGTTATAGACGTCGCCCGTGAATGCTTCCGTTTCAACGGATCGAACTCGTCTCCACACATGCTTGTCTTCGCGACGAAAGAATCGACCGTTGCCGACATCCTTTTTTCTCGGTGTCTTCCTGAACATGACGTCCCATCGCGGAAGTCGTTTCTTGACACCATGACTTGCCTTTGGATTCGACAAGCGAATCTGAGGATTGTAACCAAGGGCGTTTGCGATATCCCACATTGCCAACGCTAGATCGCGAGACACCGTGACACCCTGCCAATTGTCGTCGTAAGTTCGGTCGTGACCGTCTCCTGACATCCAGCCAAACAGCAGCGACTCGACGAATTCGGCTGGGCCGCTAAGCAAGTCCGCGTGGGGCTTCTTATTTCCAGCGCCACCGGGACCACATAGCGACTCAAATAGCCTAGCCCATTGAGTGCCTTGAACATGAACTTTACATGTGTTGGCACACTCGCGAATTTGAATCCGCCCTTCTACGCCCCACGCATCTCGCAGTAAATCCACCAGTTCTTGCGCCAAAGTGTCACGTTCTGTGATCGAGAACGTCCACGTAACCTGACCCTTATTTGTCGATCCCTCAGATAAGAACAGGCCGAAGATTCTCCCTGCGGCTGCGTCCAATGAAATCAAGTCGGGAACAACGTGCTTTGTGTACTCGATGCACGTCTTATCTTTCGCAAGAGGGCCTGTGTTGAATTTCCTTTTCCCGTACGTTTCCCTCGTCGCATAATGACGCTTCAGAACGGTCAGATGCGCAGACGTCTGCAAGACGCTACTCGACACAGGCAAGTAACGAGGTATGGCAACAAAGTCACCAGACTTGATGTCACCAGCCTTAACGTATCCATGATCCGTTAACACCGGATGTTCCTTGGTCATCTTCAATCCGCGATGACCAAAAAGCTTCATATTTACCAGCTCTTTTGGTTCATGCCTGATGAACAGATGAGTGACGCGGCCGATGTTCCTTTCGGCAGTCAACACCTTCTCTCCAAGCCTGATTTCGTCGATCGGCTTGTTCGATCCGTCCGCCATTCGAACGCGAGTTCCCTTCGGAAAGCAGCTTGACTCCGGGGCCTGATTGTTCCGCGCCTTGCGGAAAAACGGCAACGCGGTTTTCTCACGCTCCGCCTGCTCGATGCGGTCTTTCCATTCGTCACGAGGCACGAGCCAGTCTGAACTGAAACTCGGCGCGGCCGACATTTCGGCTGGGTCGATGATGAGCCCGCAAAAACCTGGGATGGCCTTTGCGTCCCGATCAAAGTCGACGTCAATCAGATTCGGATTGACTTGGAATAAATCAATTGCCATTTACCCACCCCACCATTTCTTCGCTTTTTGCAGGCATGGCGACGGAACGCAAAACAGCGCCGGTGTCGCCAATAAGAACAATCGCCTTGCCGCCGTACTTTTTGGATTCATCGACGATCGCCGGACCTTGCTCTATGGAGCCAATCGACTCTGGCGTGTCGTCGATCTTGACCACGACGTCATACTTTTGGCGAAGGATCTCAGTCGCTTTCGTGACTTCAACGTCCAAGTCGATGTCCGGCGCGTCGTTTTCCAATACAAACGCCACGATTGACACAGACTCAGGACCGACGCTCGGCCACGGCATATCAATCCGATCGGTCTGTACCGCCCAAGTGCCGGTCCATAGCAGGATCAGCAACAGGACGATCAGGTTGTTACGGTTTAGCACGCTTCACCTTTCCGACTTGCACGCCGTTCTCGTTCACGACCACGGAAATATCGAAGTCTGGGTGCGCTACCGCCACGGCGTTCGCGCAGGCCACGAGGCTGGCAATGTCGCTGTGATGCTCTACAGGATCGATCAGCTCGTCGAGATCCGGCCCCGGCGCGATCGGAGACGTCGGCAGCGACAGCAGCGACAAGATGTAAGTGATCAGGTCTTGCGGCGACTTCGGTTCAGTGACAGGCGCAGGCAAAGGTTCATCCGGTGACACCGGCGGCGGCTTGCGTAGCAACTGATCCAACAGACTCGGCAGGAGCTTCAACAGATCGGTCGGCAACGGGTTCGTTGTTGGACTGGTTGTCGATGGCTTCAGCACGTTCAGGATGTTCTGCAAAACCGTCTTGTCGTTCGTCGGCTTGGCGAACAGCCCTAGGATTACCGTGCCGATAAGCGGCACCGCGTAAGTGCTCAATAGAGACAACATCTGTCAGGTTCCTTCCTTGTCGCGGTCACGCCGCGAAGTGCGTTACGCTGCGCTCCGTGCAGCCATCTTCCTACTTGTTGAGTGCCATCCCTAAACGGTGATCCCGCGAGCCCGGAACAGTGCCTTGACGGCTCCCGGAATCTGGGCGCGAAGGAACGGATCGATGATGCTCCGCTCGATGAACTCGGGGATGTACGGCAGATCGATAATGACCGCGAAGTGATCGAAGGCTTGCTCGGCAGCCGAGACCAGCGGCGCATAGTCGCTGGCATCCAGATTGCCGTCCGCCAAGACTTCGGCGACCACCTCCCACAACGATCCGACGTTGAGAATTCCTGCCTCCTGGACACGCCCCTTGAGTCGATCCTGGAGCGATTCGAATAGATTCATCTTGAATTCCGTTTCGTGATGTGCTGCGTATTTCCTGCGAAATCACTGTGCAATCATCACGATACCAGCCGAATGCGGTGGTGGTTATATCGGCGCGATATAAGCCCTTTGGATACCGCAGTTTCGGTGCGGTCGGATGGCGCGATCAGTGCCCGTGGATCGCGAGATTTCTATTGCGGCGCAACGGTTAGCAGCCAAATAGCTTGAGTTTCTGCCACTTCTCGGAGTAAATCCGCATCATCGCGGTGGACCCATCCGCCGCCGTTATTCATCGTCATCGTAGTGTTTTGCCATTTCTGCCACGATTCGATCGCTCGCCAGATACCGTCTGAGGTCGGCTTTGATATCGGACTGGTCGGCCAGCCATGTCAGGTACGACAACGGGATGTCGCTGAACTTAGCGCCCTTATGCGTGCCGAACGTGCATTCTCGCTGTTCGAATGCCTTGCTTTCTGCGTCGGTCATTTTGGCTTGCCGCTCGGACTGCGGCGCTGGCGTCTCCACGGTTGATCCGATCTTCTCAGCGATCTTGGCGGCCAGAAGGCTCCAAAACCGCGTCACGAACTCGGGGGTGCCGATCGCTTCCGCGCACTCGCTTTCGGCAAACGCAAATATCTCGTCCGCCAGTATGCGAGACCGGATGCGTTCGACAGTGATGCTGGTAGGTTCAGTTTCGATCTGTGCCATAGTTCAGTATCCTCGTTCCTTCAGCCATTCGATTTCAGCGGCCAGCGCCTCGGATCTCAGACCGAACGGACCAAGAACTACTCCCGGTTCAACCGGTGAAAGATCAGCGGTCCAGCCGCCTCCGACCGCTGGTTCAACATGCGACACGCGCCGAACAGACGCTCGACCTAAGTTCAGAAGTTCCGACAATTCGTCTGAGTAGATGAACTGCAATTGGCCGTTTTCGTCGATCACTAGGTCGTGGGATTTTATGGCGGTTGTTGTCATGGAAGTTATTCGCCGCGATCGCGGTTTTCTTTGTTAGTGGCAATGTCCAGCGGGTTCTGCGGTGCGATCGTTCCATGCGCGAGTCACGCGATCATTCGTGTTCCAAAGGTTTACTCCCGGTTTTCTAGGTGGACCAAGAGCAAGACAGTCGAGACACAACACGCGGCGCACTTCGCTGAACTTCTTTTTGCGAATCTCGGCTCTGATACTGCCGCAAAACGGGCATGGATTTGGCATCGCCATAAGGTTTCTCGCGTGCTAGATGCAATGTGATCGTCGGAACTAATCGCGGCTAAGCGGCATCACCACGTACTTGTAACCGTCCAACTCAAACAGCACGGCGCTGTCGCCGTCTCGGATGTGCATCGCGATCCCTGAGTCGCCGGCCACCTTCAGAAACTCCGCCACGAAAGTGTGGTCCAGAGTGATCGTTATGGGCTCGACTCCGTCTTGGCCGACAATCGGCAATTCAACGTGAGACTTCCCGACTTCCGCTGTATCGCAGGAGACCTCTAGCGTGCCGTCCGAGAACGTGAATTCCATGCCTTTCGATTCTTGCGTGGCCACAATGGCGGCTTGCCTGACCGCCGATAACAGCACTGCCGCTGGCAAGTCGATGGTGCGGCAGCCGTCCGTGCTCGGTAGCACGTCGCGCCACTTCGGAAACTTTCCTTCGACCAGCCGCGAATAGAGCCGCACTCCAGCCGCCACGACGACAATGTGGTTTTCGTACACCGCGAGCGTGGCCTCGCCTGAATCCGGCAAGACTCGTTGGATCGCGCGTAGTGCCTTGCCGGGCACGATGGTCGTCAGCACGCTTGGCCCGCGTTCTTTCGCTGCTGCCGCCAGAGGCGCGGTGACTCGCGTTACCGCCAAACGTCTGCCGTCGGTCGCGACTCCCACTAACTCGTCATTGTCTCGGTCCAGCAGCACGCCACCCAGTGCATACCGTGACGAGGTTTCATCGCACGCGAAGATCGTCCGCGAGATGAGTTGCCGCAGCGGTCCCGCCGGAACTTGGCAGCACTCGCCATCTTCGGTTCCAGTCGCGACATTCGGAAATTCATCCGGGTCCATCGTCGGCAGTTTCAGCTGGCTCCGCTCGCCGGATACCGTCAGAGGATCGCCGATCTCTCCGCTGTCGAGCGTCATGGATTCATCGCGGCATTCGCCGATCATCTTGGTGAACTCAGCTGGCGGCAGCAGCATCGCGCCGCACTGGTCGCCGGATACCTCGCATCCTTCGACCTCGATACTGACACCAATTTCCAAGTCAGTTGCATTCAGCGTCACGCCCTCTGGGCCGACGATCAACTTGACTTTGGACAGAATCGGCTTGGGGCAGTTCTTGGATGCCGCTACTGAGGCGGCCACGGCGAATGCCTTTTGCATCTTGGATCGGTTAAACGTGAGTCGCATCGGATTTGTTCCTTGATTCGGAATTGTCTGGGTTTGGAATGGGGATATGTTTAATCGCGCAATACAGACACGCTACGGTCGCAATCACTTTCAGGAAGCCAAGGTCGTCTTCCGGCGACCACGTCGCCGACTCGATTGCCAAAAGAATCCAACACACGGGATACGGGTGACTTAAAACAGAGAACACATTCACCGCGATGCCCTTTGCTGATTAGCTTGACTAGCGGCCAATCGGTACTCGGGTGTCCTGACGTCGGATGTCTTGTTACCGATGGCCTTCTCGATGGCCTCGGTCAAGTTCTGGCAGCCGGGGCCGGAAACGCCTTTGACTTCGATAGTGGTTTGTCCGTCTTCGTCGATCAGCAGGTCTATGTGTGCCATGTTTCAAATTCCGATGGATGTTAGTTTCTTGGTCTTCAGATCAGAGGCACGACTCGTTCGATGACGAGATCGTCTGGAACGACGATGGCATCGCGAGCGTAAAGTTCCTCAAACAAATCCTCATCGACGTTTCCGGCGTCAATTGGAAGCCCTTGACTTGTCGCTGGCTCAATCAGACGCTTCCACTCATCGAGCGTCGCCATTACGACTTTGTCGCCGCCATCACGGTGGTAGTCCTCGAAGAAAATGTGAACGCTTTCAGGCATTATCTTGGTTCCTTCTGTTAAGCTGTTGCTGGTTTTTTGAACTACCGCAGTCTGCCGCCTGTCAAACGCAGCCGGACCTTGGTGCCTTCCTCGATTCTCTGGACGCGGTAGCCGAGCTTCGCAGCGGCCCTCGCCGCCTTCGACGTCGCCAGTGCCTGCTTGAGCTTCTTGCAGTTCTCGCCGACTTTCTCCTTCAGGCCCCAGCCGCCCATCCAGAAATCCCATAGCGGCACCAACTTGCCGTCTCGTTCGACAAGTCCGATCTCGTACTCGGCTCCCGTGCCGTCCTTGACGCGGATGGCGTGATCACACTTACCCAGGTCGGATTTCGTGAAGCCGTCCTGCAAAGGGTAATCGCCTACGCTAGTTCCGTACCACTTGTAAGTCTTCTGGCCTCGCATCAGCTCGCAGCCGATCAGCTCGCAAGCCAGCGCGACGTCATCGAGTTCATCCGGTCGGATTTCCAAGTCAACTACGGCGACGTGCGACATCGGTTCTGTTCTCCTAAAGAGGCTTTAGCCGAAGAGGCTTGTTTGAATATGTCGTTTTGATATATGTGATTCGCCGGCAGTTGCTGGTTCTTGGGAAGGTTGTTCTTTAATTCTCGGTGCCGGTTTTGGTGCCGGTTTCGGATTCACCGCGACTGCCGCTACACCCAGGGGCTCGGTCGGCTGATCGCCTTGCGCCGCTTCCATGAGCCTACTGGACCGGCCTCCGTCGATCGACTCGTAAGCGATATGGCCGTTGCAATTCTTGCAGAGGATGTAGACCCAGCGCGGATTCTGCGCCGCTACTTTCTTCCAGTTCACCGGATCTCGGTGATTCAGGCAGATGCGGACTCCGCGTTGGCTAGCCAGCGTCACTGTTTTATTTTGCTTCCGTGACATCGTATCGTTCTGTTAAGCGGTAAAGAGCGACCGTTGTTGTGTACGCTCTTTAGCCAGTGTGATGTACTCTTGGTTCAGCTCGATTCCGATGCAGTTGCAGCCGAGTCGGTCGGCGACGTAGCCCGTCGTTCCGCTCCCAAAGAACGTGTCAAGAACCGTACCTCCTTCTGGGCATCCGGCCTTGATGCAGGGCTCAATCAACTTTGGCGGGAAGGTCGCGAAGTGCGAGCCTTTGAACGACGCCACATTGACACTCCACACGGAACGACGATTTCTGTTCTCAGCGATGGCCCGCCTAGACAGTCCGCTGTTTCCGTTCGTGTTATTACATGGATGCTCAGCGGGGCCTCTCATTCGATTGCAAGTGACGGGCTCTTGAATCGCCTCATAATCAAAGTAGTACCTCGCCGACTTGCTCAACAAAAAGATGTACTCGTGAGACTTCACGCAGCGATCCTTGACAGGCTCGGGCATCACGTTCGTCTTGTTCCAAATGATATCTTGACGCAAATACCAACCGTCGGCCTGGAGCGCGAACGCGACACGCCACGGAATTCCGATCAGCGACTTCTGAGGGAGTCCAGTGCTAGTCCTATTGCGCCCGATTGCTGTCTCACCGTGCAATCCATCGGCATGCTTACCGCCCGTCTGACCTCCCCACTTCGTATCGTTCGCGTAACTGTCTCCGAGGTTCAGCCAAAGTGTTCCGTCGTCGCGCAGCACTCGCTTGACTTCTCGAAACACTTCAACGAGTTTTGCAACGTACTCGTCCGGAGTTTTCTCCAGGCCGAGCTGTTGATCGATAAGGACGGCCCCACAGTCGCCGCACACGCCACGATAACCATACTTCGCGACCACGGCAGCGCCGTCCTGCTTCGATCCGTTCAGGCCACTCCCGTCGCGTGCCCACATCGATTGATTCTTGCCATTCCTGACGTGTTCGCACTCCGCATCACCGCCCTGCCACTCCGCAGTTCCGTAATCGCGAAGCCCATAGTACGGAGGCGATGTCACGCAGCAATGTACCGATCCCGACTCGATAGTCGGAAGCACACTGCGGCAGTCCCCCTGGAGGATCGTGATTGTCATCGCCTACTTGATCCTCATGTGGTAACTCGAAAAACCGGACGGCTCGATGCGGGCCACACGTCCTCGCCGTCCTTACTCTCAGACAATGCCCAGGCCGAATTTCTTAGGACGGCCAACCCTATCCAAGCGGCGGACAAAACTCCGCGACCGCCGCATGGAACATGCAGGTATCAAAGATTGACTGAATGCAGCGCTAACCAAAGCCGGTCGGAAACTCCTGCATCGTTTCGATGAACTCAATTATCAGCGGGAAGTGTGGGCTGCGGTTTCCAGGTAACTCGGTTCTCTCCAGTACAACCGCATGTGATTCTCGTTCGCCGTGCAGGCCGTAGTAGGTAATCTGAACAACCGCTCGAAAGCGAGTCCGCTTTGGTATCACGTTACTGCGCCTCCTGTCTTCTCACGGACTTCGTTGGCGTGACGCTCAAGCTCGCAGCGCAAAACCTTTAACCACTCCACTCTCGTGATCTTTCTGCGTTCAGACTGCTTGAGATCGTAGTAGCCTCCAAAGCAGGATACCCGTACGTCAGGAGAACGCCCGACTTTATGATACGGCGCATTTTCCTCGCTGATCGGGCACCACCGCAGCAACCTCCTGGACGCCAGCAAGTTGGCGATATTACAGCTCCACGCGCCACAATTCACCGATATGAAACGGTCAAATGTCCCGATGCCGAAATCTAAGATGTGACTTATCCACCACCCACTGCCGATTCCACATTCTACGGTGGAAGGCTCCTTGTACTGCCGACCACTATCCGCCGGATATCGCAGGTCGTAATCCAGCCGCGCGCGATACGCCAGCCACTCTGGCAAAGTGAGAAGATCGTTCCATACCGTTCCGACATCACCATCTGAGTAGGCGTGTAACCACTGGCGAGATGACTTATCCTTGCCGTCGATTATTAACACGTCGCCGTGAGTTGACATCCGCTTGCCTTTCCTAAACTTCGTCGTCAAAGGTGATCGCGCGAGTTGGGCGATCAATCAACATCGTTTCCATCCGGTCCTTCAAGTCGCGTAGGCCGTTGCTGATATGCAGCCGCGTGTCTTCGTCGCTGCGCAGCTTGGTCGGATCGACGCCGCCGACGAGCGCCTTGGCTTCCTGGACCAACTGGTCCAGCGCCGCGTTGCTGCCGATGTTCAACTGACCGAACCGGTCAAAGAAGTCCCGCAAGCCGCCTACAGCCGAGTCGCGGAACGTCTTGTGTTCCATCGTGGTCCGCTCAAAGCGGCAGCCGCATTCCGTGAGCCATGCGGCAGCCGCCTCTTTGTCGTCAAACTTAAATGTCGTTCTGCGGCCTTTCTCGGGAATCGCCGATACGTCGCCGTCGCGGACCTCGATCGCGCCAGCACGAGACAGCGCAGCGCGGCGATTGACTTCGGACAGCCGGTTATTAAGGGCTTCGACGTCGCTTGTGAACGCCGCCGTGGAACCGTCGGCAGACGGCAACTCCAATTCGATCGCTTCGGCTTGGGCTTCCAACTCGGCGGTAGAAGGTCCGTTCTGATAGACCCAGACTTCGACCGACTGCGGCTGCAACCGATCAAATAGGTGCTCGACCAGCCCTGAGAATTCATTGCTAAATGCTCGCTCTGTCATGGCAATCGCTTCGTCGAACTTGGCGGCGAGACGGGCTTCTTGCTGCGCGTACAGTTCCGGGTTCAGTTGCTTCAAGAAGTTTGGCGGCTTCACCGATGGGAACTCCCAATCGACGCTGAACTCTTCTGCGATGTTGGTCGGATAGTCGGCCTCATCGAACAGAGAGCCCAGATCGGCTTCCGCCTGATTGCGGATTCCCTCGTAAGCTTCCTGCAAAGCTGCGGTCGCTTGATCCAGCTCCGCGCGGTAGACGACCATGCGAGAATTGAACTCGTCGATGCGGTCGCGGCGCAGCAGCCGAATACCAGACTCTGGATACGGGATTGTGGAGTTCTTCCAGAACTGATTGATCTGGTAGAACACGGCGCTGACCGCGAGATACGGCGCGCTCGACGGATCGATCAGCCGCTTCGTGGCACGCAAGCTGTCGACCGATGCGCCAAAGGTCAGCGCGGCTTGCTGTGTCTTCTCCTTGGGCAGCGCCCGGCGGACGCCAAACTTCTTGGTGCTGACCTTGGTGGCAGCGGTTTCCGCTTGCAGCTTGGTGGTCAGGTCTTGATCGAGTAGTTCCGGCATGGATCTGGTCCTTTCGTGTTCGGGAGTATAGCAGGGTGATATAGGTTATTCGCCTCGCGGGACGGAATCTTTACTCTCGGCGATCGTTGCATTCAAGAGGCGCTAATAGTTTTCCTGCGCGAAGTCAGTATCGAAAACCGCGTCAGCCCACTCATCGGTCCCGTCATCCCATGCACTCAGAATGCACGAGGCGAATCGATACCCGCGTCCGTCTGGAACGACGCGAACAACCTCTTGCAGAATCGCCACAGCAACAGCCGGCTCGACAAGCCTCCAACGCTTTGCGAATATGTCAACGTCCATCACCTCTAGGGGTCCTTTGTCGTCGTACGAGTATTCGCCGAATGCCTTAATCGCTCCAGCGATAGCGACAGCAGCGGAAGCCGCTTCTGAATTTATGTCCAGCATCGTCAATTCCTTTCCGGTCGATCGTATCGAAGAACGCACATCGGAAACCGTCTCGCTAGGCTGACTCGCCAACCAGCGTCCCATAGTCGCCGGTTAGGCTCCGTGCCAAGCGAGTACGTTACGCCTCGATACTTCCACACGATTCGATTTAGAAACCAGTTCATTGCACTCGCTCGCTGAGTAGTATCAGTTCGATATAGGTTATTCGCCGCGTGAGACAGAATCTTTAGCCGGTTTCTTCGCTATCGCTTGCGGCACCTTGCTCCACGACAGGCGGCGGATTAACGATCGCGTCGATGTTCGGGATCGTGGTATCGAGAAGTGCGGCCAGTGCTCGCAACTGCTCTCCCATTTTGGTTGCCTGCTTGGCTCTCTCGATGATACTGTTCACCGTCGCGAGGCGCTGGCACGGGTCCGCTGAACATCCGACCGGCGGCCTGATGCGGCCGCCTAAGAATTCGTCCATTTCTTTCCAGGTCAATTCGACGATCGCATTGCCATAATCGCGATCACTGGACGTGTACGCTATAACCTTCATCGCTTGCTTCTCCGTTACTTGGTTCTTGGGAATCTACTCCAGTTCGATGGCCGCTCTTTGAGTCGGCTGGATCATCTGTGCCGCGCCAGCCTTGCGGTAGAAACCGCGATATGACGCCGACAAGTACCGTCCGTCGCAACCGTCACGCAAAGCGTCGATTTGCTCGCCAGCACTGCGCGACACCGGCACGATGTAGTCCGCTGCTTGCTTGAGCGTGATCCCTTGCAGGTATGCCAGTTCACAGCAGTTCTCGATTTCGGCGCCGGTCCAGCCGCTGTCGACCGGCTTGTTCATGATGTACTTGCCGGGCAGCTCGTACTTGCCGATGTACATGGCCCAAATCGAGTCGCGCTCTTTATCGGTCGGCAAGTCAAAGAAAAACGTGCCGAGCTTAAACCTTCGGCGCAATTCTGGTTTGAGTGACTGAATGGAATTGCACGTTGCCACCCAGATCGCGTTACCGTTGGAAACACTGGTGATGACCTTCAGCGCCTGTCGAATGGTCTTCTCTGATTCCCCGACGAGGCTTCCCTTGGCACTTCCCAGGTCTAACTGGATGGTCGGAACGCCCGCTTCGTTGCCGAGTGACTTCGCGACGGCGCTCTTGCCGGAACCGGCTGGTCCCAGGAAGATCGCGCCGCGGCTGCGCCGGTCCTGCATGTACGTCAGCAAGCAGCCGAGTTGGTCTTGCGAAACTCCAGACGTGTCGCCTTCGCCGCCGAGCGCCTTTTCGATCTCATCCAGGAAGATTATCGCGTTCGGGCGGGCCGGGCCGGATATGACGCGACCAAGGAATTCCTTGACGTTATCGTAGCCGCCGATGTCCTTGAACCGATTTCCTTCGCGCCACACACTGAGCGCCGGGCACTGTTCGATTTGCTGCCGCTTCCGCTCCCACAGGTCGTCGACATGAATACCTTCACGGGTGAAGCTCATCGCGATAGCCTGTTCAGCAGCAAACGCTGACAGCCCTTGTACGGCTTCGACGGCGCGAACTCGCGTTTCATCCGGCACCGGCACCTGCGCTGCGACCGATACCGAATCAACCACTTGACCGAGTTGCTCGCCGGTGGGGAGCGGATCGTCCAGGCATAACACGTCGTTTTGCAACTCGGCTGGCAACCGGAAGTCTGGACCAAGTAACACGAGCGTCCGCTTGTCACCCTTGAATAAGTCGCGGACATTGCAGATCGCCTGCAAGAAGTCGACTTTCTCCAGGAAGCGATTTCCCATGTGGATGAAGAAGATCGTTTTGGCTGGCAGCCGTTCGCCGGCCAGAACTGCAAGCTGTTCGTTGCCAGCGGTCGCATCTGCTAGGTCGCCGACGGCGCCCACGGCCTCTAGTCCCAGGTCGTTAATCGCTTTCATGCCGCGCATCACGTCCCACTGGACGATTGGTGTATTGCCGTTGCTAACTTCCAGGATACGGTTAATGATCGCGGTCGGATCGGGGGTGCTGATTGCCATCAGCGGAACGGCTGCGTTACGGGCGGCTTTGAATTGTTTGAGAATATCGGCAGACATTGTGTTTCTCTCCGCGTTTTAGAACAACCTACATCGTAGTGATATATGTAGTTCGCCGCGAGATGCACGATATTGGTTATTTCATAACCACATTTGTCAGCAGCTTCCTGCCAGAATGAAATGCCCACGACTCGCCCCTCTTGCCGCCCGGCTTCAGCACCATATTGTCGATCCGTCCAAACTTCCTCACGAGGCCAACCATGTCGATCACCAGAGCCGACGGCTTGCGAGAATGCGTCCTGATGGCCCGGCCAACTTGTTGGTAGTAGACGGCCAATGACATAGTCGGTCGCGCCAGAATCACGCAATCGAGTTCCGGGTAGTCGAATCCGATCGAAAGCACTCCCACGTTTGCGACCGCCGGGATATCGCCAGCACGAAACCGACGAATGACATCGTCCCGTTCTAGCGGATTCGTTTCCGCAGCGACCACAGCCACGCCGGGCACGTTATCCGCCAGAGACTTTGCTTCCTTGACGAATCGAGTGAAGATCAGCGGCTTGCGACCGCTCTGCATGGCAGACTTGGTTTCAGCAACTAGTCGTCCGAAAAAGTCTCTGCCCATCGACCGTTCGACAGAAGCGTCCGTGTAGTCGGCACCAGTCGAATTCGGCTTGAGCAAGCTCGTATCGATCGCCAGCGAATCCCGGTACTCCAGAGGGCAAAGATAGCCGTCAGCAAACAGGTCCGTGATTTGCGAGTAGTGAACCAGATCGCGGAAGATGCGAGGCCGCGTTCGCGTTAGAAACCTCAACTCGCTCCCGAATGAGTTGCTAGCCAGTCGAAACGGAGTCGCTGTCAATCCCAAGATGCGGCTGCCGGCCATCGCCGCAACGAAGTCGCGATACATGCCACCCTTCGGATTCACTAAGTGGCATTCGTCTATCAGGACGTACGGTATTCCCGAAAACTTTGCGACTGCCTTATGAACGCTTCCGATCGTGGCCAGCGTCACCGATCCGATTTGCTTGCTGCCAAAACTGGCTGAGTAGATTTTAGGACGGCATCCGTAGCTGGCCAACTTGGCGGCGTTCTGCTCTAAGATTTCCTTCGTCGGCTGAAAGACGAGCGTGTCGCCTGGCAAGCGATCCACGATGTTCGCGATCACAAGACTTTTGCCGCTTCCTGTCGGTGCAACAACGATACCGTGCCTGTCACGTCGACCGTCGGCAAGGTAGTTCACCGATGACTCGACGGCATCCCTCTGATACGGACGTAGCGTGTACGTCTTGGCCTGCGAGCTGATGTCGAACAGTTCTGCTTGCGATGTGGTCATTCGGAAACAACCTCCAGGATTGTCAGTGGCCACGGCATCATGTATTTGTGAGCCTTGTCGATCCGCATGTTCGCGCACCGTTCGAACCTGAACGAACTGGGCCGCTCCCGGCTAAAGCAGAGCGCCAAGAAGCTCTCACCGGACTGGTTTACCCGGATCGGACTGGTGACACGACTAGTTACTACTCCCTCGCTATCGGTGTAGTCAAAGAGTAGCACGACGTCGGTGTCGTTCTGAGTGCGCCGGACCATGCCGTGCATATTGCGGAGTTCAGGTTGCATCTGGTGTTCCTTTCGGGCTGATTGGTCCGTAGAGCCTCAGTACGTTTCCGACTGCTCGAAGATCGGCAGTAGTAAATCCCTCGTGAAGTTCGACTAGGTTAAATAACGTGTGAGAAGCGGATATCATCACCTCGCATATCCAGAGTCCAGGTCCGCTCGGTCGGTCCATCCACTTCGGCGCGGCTTCAACAAGAGAGTTAAGACGCATCAGTTCCGACTTAACCTCAATGGCATCGTCAGTAAACTCAGGAAGAAAGTCGGCGCTCACCATTAGGTCTAACTTGTGGATTGCGCTCTTTGTGAGTTCGTGCATCGCGTTTAACCTTTCGGGGCTTGGGATCTCGCCTCTCAGGTGCTTGGCGACGATCTCTTTCACGTCGCTCAGATTCAGCCCCCCGACAGATCCTCTGTCATCGCACAGAAGGACACTGGAGACGGGACCAATTCCGTCTACTGTCGTGAAGATGGCGGCGGCAATCGCTTCTGCCGCCACGGCGATTTCTTCCTCGTTCATCTCGCTACTCCAGTGTCAGCGCGGCGTAAACGACTACCGCCACTGCCAATAAGACGGTTACAACGCTAAGCACGATCAAGATTACGGTCACGGGTGACTCCTTTCGAGGTTCTTTGTTCCTGCCAGTTATTCGCCGCGACCTGGCGTATATCGGAACGATATAGTCTCAGTCCGAAAGAATTCCACAATGTGCCGCAGCACTTCCATTTCGTCAATGGAGTCGGCCGCGCGGCCGCGCAAGGTATTCAGCAAGACGCGGTCGTAATGCTCAAAATCCACGAGCGCCTTGAGCGCGTACTGCCTGGCTAGAGGCCAGATCGCGTAGTCTCCGAATTCATCGTGATGGGCGCGGCACGGAAATAGCCAAGCAGCGCGTTCTTGATAAGCGGCTTCACGGATTCCGCTGCCACGGGTTATCTCGTGGATGTCGCTACCGCGAGATTTGCACCTCGGGACCGGGCAGCGAAAGAGCATGTCCGCGCGAAAGGTCTCTCTGGCGTCTTCCATCTGGCGGACTACCTTCCGGCGCTTAGTGCTTTGGTGCCGCATCGGATACCGCTCCCTTCTGCGCGTCGTACTGACGGATGCCCCACACGAGAGCGTGGCAGCACCAGAGGAAGCGGAATGTGTATTCGCGAAGCCGGTGCTCGCTGATGTCGATTTGAAAACCGTCGTGCTCGAATTCGTAGAGACGACTGCGAAAGGCGTCCTCACCATGCTCAGCGTAAAATTCCAAGTCTTCGTCATCAACAGCTTGCCGAACCGAGTCCGATGCCTCGCAGTCGTCTAGGTAGTCCCGCAGAACTTGCCGGGCGATATCTAGCGAATACTCTTCGATGCCGCTTCTATCGGATGCCTGGCACTTCTGCGCCCAATAACTTTCATCGAACGCGATCGGTCGCCCTAGGCATGTCATGGATTCAGTCCTTTGTCTCGAATAGCGATGCTTGGGATTCCGTCCTGTCGGCGGCGCTCGCCTCTTTGGCCTTTTGCTTCTGCCGCTTCAGCACCCACTTAACGACGTCCTCTCGGATCAGCGAGTCGTCCGATGGGTTGTAGACGAAGTGTTTGCCTTGCACTTTACAGCCGCCGTAATGACGCGCTATCGACAGTTGCGTCCGGCTGACTTGTGCATAGGCGACGCTTTCATCCGCGCCGAACTCGGCCTTCAATTCGTCCTGGAACTCTTTCAGCGTTTCGATCGTTACCACGCGGTTATTGCCTTCCGTGTTCAGGGCTTCAATAGGGCGCGAACAGCACGGACGAGGTCGTGCTCCATGCCTCGGGGAGCCAGCCGATCGACAATCCGGATCAGCAGTTCCCGGTGTTCGCGCAGAGACGCGATCAGGATCTCTTTCTCTTCCAGAAGATCGGCGATTGACATTAACTGTTCGCCGGCAGCGCGGACTTCCTTGCTATCGCGTTCTTCATCCATGTTTTCGATTTCCGTTTTCTGGCGGTGGGGGGGAAAGGAGGGTGTTAAATGCGGGGTGCTGATTCGGGCAGAATTCTCACTCGAAGGTCTTCCGGCCATTCGGACATATCGCCACCTTTTTTATCGCGCAGATTCAGCTTACGGTGGCAGCCGTAGCCTTCCTCGGCGTTCGATCCGAGTTGCTTGACGAACACTGGCACCGACTCGGATTCGCACTGCATAACGATGTCGCTTATCCATGTCGCACGGCATGGCCTCGCATTGTGTCCGCTCTCACCGCCGACGATCACCCAGTCGATAGCTCGACCGCCACGCTCGCCATCGCATCCGCACTCTGAGATTGTTCCGTTGCAACATGGCGATGTGAGGTATTCGTCTAGATCAACTGGCCCCAATAACGGTTCGCAACTCAAGAACAACACCGGTGCCAGATCGCGGCACTCGACCAACACGTTGATGCGTTTTTTGGCCTGCTCTTGGTTCTCGACCGAAGTCCCGAGCATGACGTTAGAACGATACCAATAGCCGCCACACTCACGATTAAGCTCAAGATTTGCAGGCTGGCATCGCGCCCGACAATACCAACCCTCTTCATTCGGTAAGTATTCAAGCTCCGAACTACATGAACAGCACTTGCGTCCTTCCGGCAATCGCCTAGGAGTCATCCGCCGGATATTCTCCGGCCGCTTCGTCAGCAGCATGAAGATCAAGTTCTGACATTCGTCGAACAACGAGAACGCTTCCTCGCGAAGATCATTAATTGTCAGCCACCGCAGTTCGTCGTCGCACTTCGTGCATTTACAGGAAACGAGCAACGCTTGCGGCACACATCGCAATCCACAAGCGTTCTGGCACGTCGCAACTCTTTCTCCGTTGTGATCCACGATCGGACCGTCAAACTCTTCAAAGAAGTCAGCTAAGTCGTTCACGAACACGGTATCGACCCGCCCAGCAGCCTTGGCCTTTTTGTTCAGCTTGCGAATTAACGCTGGTCCGCCCTTGGTCCACTTACGAGGCTTGAGTTTGCCCCACACGTCGTTGCCGACACGCTTCTCAAATGACTCTGCGTAGCAGTGGGCGCAGCCGGCGCTGATCTTGGTACAGCCTTCCCAAAAGGACGCGGTGTGATCGGCCCACTGAATCTTCGTATTCTCACCCATGACGTTACTTGCCTTTCGCTTTCTTGCGACGTTCGCGCTGTCCTGCTGGTGAGTACCAGTATGCAGGCGTGTTTCCGGCACCTTCAAAGTACTCAACAGAGTCGGCTGCTAGTTTCTTCAGCGACTCCGGTGTGCCGTCCCGACCGAAGATGTTGAACGTCACGTCGCGCACATAAGTCGGTTTGAGTAGGTCTAGCAATGTCGCGCGGATCGCGACCTTCACTTTTTTTTGGAACTTCGTTTCACGCCATGCGATTTCGCGCTTGTTCATTTTCGGCAGTCGCACCTCGGGATGATGCTCTTTGATGAGTTCGCTGAGCCACCACATCATCTCCCACTGATTCTTGCGGCCGATGGCATTCCCTCGCTGGTCGATCTTGCGGCCGTCGGCGAGTTTCCAAGCGCCCCACACCATACCGTCTTCTGGATCGCCGGCCGCGTAGACGAGCGTATCCTCGTCACCTTCGACTTTGCCCTGTCCGAGTTGGTACAGATAGCGGCCCTTAGTGTTCCACCAGTTGGTGATTGCTTTACTTTTCCGCGCGATGTACGACTCTCGTCCAGGATCGGCGCTGAGTTGCTTCAAGACGTCCTTGGTACACCGAACGGCAAAGTGCAGATTTGACCCGCCCATGTAAGGCGTCACACACAGATAGAACCCCTTGATGGGAGTCGTCAGATTCCAACTCATCAGATTCTTGTACGGATCGCTACCAGCGTTCGGCCATCCGAAGCGGCGAAGCATGTAGCAGCACAGCCACGGCCCTGGAATCTCGGTTCCGAATATCTCGTCGGCGATACCGCCCGGGTCGATCGTGCCGTTAGACGCGAACCCACTAAGTCGATCGCCTTGATCGTCGAGATACGTCTTAAATACTTTCCTTGGCATCGATTAATCTCCAGTTCCTAGTTCGCGTTCACAGTCTTCGCATCGCGGCCGCGTTGGCGGCACGAGGCAGCCGCAATCGCAACTCGATAATCCAGATTCGTCGCCTACCGATACGTGAGTTTGTTCTCGCTCCATCCGTGTCACCTCAGTTCGTAGAAGGTTAAACCGGTCTTAAAGTCCGCCGCGACTAATCCGCTGGCGTCCGCGCCCGACTCGACGAATAAAGATCGCTGGGTCATTTCTTGAATCCTTTCCCGAAGATCGAATCAAACGCATCCATGATGAAGGCAGGAGGTTTTGTCGGTGTCTCGTTCATGGAGTTGCGCAGATCATCGAGTTCCGACTGAGCGCCCTCTAAGAACGCTTTACTGACTTGCCTTTTGAACGACGCCACTGAGAGCGTCATCTCGGATGATTCGCTGATGAGCGCCGGATTGCTACGACATAGGCGTTGCCAGTATTGCTCGAATTCTGCGCTCATGTGAATAACACTCGTTGCCTGTTAGTGATCCAGACTTCCGAACCCCCGGCTAGAATTCTGTGCATACCCATCCGCCGCCGTCCTTTTTTGTCTGGCGCTTTTCTTGTCGGAACTTGAACATCCAAAACTTTTCAGCCGCGACCTTGATCTTCACGATACTCTTGTCGTCGATCGGCCCAGCACCTTTGACGTCTATAAATTCCATCGTTCCGTCAGGGAGCATAACGCCAAAGTCTGGCGTGAACGTGCAACGATCGCCGGTAAGTCGAAACGCGATCGGCTCAAACATCCACTCGACTATCTCGCCGGCCAGCTTGCGATCCTGAAGGATCTCCGCGTAGGCCGCTTCCGTGACATTCATTTCTCCTGGCTTATGTCGCTTGCCGTACTTCGAGCTATCCCGTCGGAATGTGAATCGAGCCATGTTTTCCTTTACGCCTCCGTGCTGTCTATATCCTTACGATATAGGTCATTCGCCGCAAGACGGTGAATCTTGCTGTTCGGCGGAATTCTTTTTGATTTGCTCGACGAGCCGCTCAAAATCCTCGTCATGCAGTCCGTCCCAGTCGTAAGTCAGCGAGCCGTGGCGAGCGAAGAACGTCGTCAAAACAGCGATCCTTCCGACAACGTGCAAGCACGGCACGACAAAGCAGCACAGCTTAGTTCGCTCGCACACAAACAGCGTTACTTTCCGGCCTCTATTGCACCACTTCGCGTTCTTCAGCCACAACTTGTACTCGTCAAGAACCTTTGGATCGTGGTCGCTTCGGCGGCCACGCATCACCGCGCGCTTGATCCTACCGGCCACTTCTTCGCGGCTCTTTACTGAGTCCCGAGTCCGAAACAAATACTGGTCGATCGCGTGATCTGGTACGGTGATCAGATCCCATTCCGGCAAGATGCCGCTGACGTCGAAAGGTGTCTGCGGATGCTCGCTGTCTGGGTGCTGCTGATGAATCGGTTGCTGTTGGCTCCGGTAGGCCATGCGGTCCAGGCGTTCCGCGCGGATGTTGCGGCCCTTCCGTTGGCGCTTTGAATTGGTGTTCCGTCGCATGGCTGGGCTCACTTTCCGTCGGCGGATGGGTTCTTCAATTCCAATTGCGGCACATTATCCCTGTGGCCGACTCTCTGATGCGGTAACGCCAGCGGCGGCAAGCCGGTTTTCACCTTCTTCGCGCCGCCAAGATCAATCAGCTTTGTCGTTCCGTCTCCGTAGCGGACTTCATGGACCCCGACGTCCGATAGTCCGACCAGCGGACGACAGGCATCGCCGTTCACGCCGACTCGCATGAACGCCTGGTAGGTCTTGATAAAATCTTGTTTTGCCCACTTGTCGAACTCTTCCTCGGTTTTACTCAGGAGCGCGACCCAGCCGCCCAGGTTCCGAATCGTGGCGTTAATTAGGCCGTCGTCAAAGTCGACGTGGTGATACGAGTTGTGTCCGGACGCGATCGCGTCACAGACGGCTTGCCAAGCGGCTACGGCGCGATCCTCGGGAGCCATTTCGCCGCAGAGTCGGCGAATCTCGACCGGCTTCGGCATGAATGTGAGGGTGTTAATCGCTCTCGTCGTCGCCTGCTCGATCGCCGTGACAGGAATATCCTGCAAGCCGAGTTGGTAGGCATTCAGCAGGGCGTCAGTCGGCTTCCTGTCGAACGTCTCGGCCAGCGCCAAGATGCACAGGTCGACAGAGTCCTGTTCAGTTTGCGGTCTGTTGATTTGCACGATCGCGTCTCCGCTGTTCGAGTAATGCGTACGATCCACGAGGATCGGAAACGGGCTTCTGCGGTGGCTTGTGGAAGTTCTCGATGAATCGCGCCACATGGCCCGACGTTCTCATGATCAACTCAAGAGTCTGGTAAACCGTGCCGCTTTCGTTCTCCCCGCAGTTGTGCGGTGTTACGTGGCAACCGTCGATGGCATGTCGAAGGTCGTCGACCGAATATCCTTCCAGGAACCGATCTCGGATTTTGTTTCGCTCTTTGTCTCCAGGCTTGCTCTTGACGTGGTACGTCTGGTAATGGGCCATGACGGCGCTGATCGCTTTCTGAATTTCCACCTTCGACAGCGTCTTGCCGTTCGCCGAATCAAGCTGTTCGCCGCTTCGGCACGGAGTTCCGTTCTGTTCCGTTCCGTTCCCTTCCCTTCTATTCCCTTCTATTCCGTTCCCTTCCCTTCCATAGTCACTTACCTGCGGGATGGCCGCAGGAAGGTGCGGGATTGCCGCAGACTCTCCGCAGGTAGATGCAACGGCTTGTCCTGGTTGATCTTGCGAGATTTCCAGTTCCAGCCACTTGATATCCAGAAGTCTCCCGATTGCCACCGCGACGATAGCGGCAGGCAGCCTTGTGATCCGGCTTATAGACTGTGCGCAGTGTGGTGCGCCGCAGCTCCGCAGTAGGGTGCCGCGAGGCTCGCACTTAGATGCGACCTGCACGATAGCCACCCACGCACCTAAGTGCGCCGCGCCGTCGGGATGGTCCACAAGCTCGGTGTAGCCGTCGCCGTCGTGCTTGTTCGGGAACGGCACCCAGGACATTTGTTTCATATCGCGAGTCCTGTTGTTCTCAAAATGCGTATCCCAGCCAGCAATGCGAAGCACGCCTTCCATGACCCAGACTCCGTTATCCACGACGTCTCGCGACGCCTAATCCGTTCGGTGCCGTAATTCCCTGCCGCAGACGATCCGCGACTGATAGGTACAACTCCGTCTAATCCCAAACTCCAGCCGCATTCCCCATCGCGAACGCCAGCAGCCTTTCAGCGGCGTGCTGACTCATGGCGTCGCCAAGGACGTGCAATTCTGAAAATCCCAATTCGTTCCGGCGCTTCAGTAGTTGGATCTTCTCGGCGCTGCCGGGCTCGAAAGACGTCGGCAGCGATTCCGCCAGAGTTTCTCCCGAGTCGCTGAGCCTCTGAACTCTCCTGCGAAGCGCCATGCTGCGATTCAATTGTCGGTAGTAGTCCCGGCACAACTCGCATCGCTTGATCGATTGGTCTTCGCGCAGCTCGCCACAACGGACGCACCGCTTCCTAGCGTCCCTAGACGCCGCCTGCCGGAGTTTGTAGTTCTGCTTTTGCTTCCGGCACGGCTTGCACATCTTGAACCCGGTTGGCGCTTCCTTCGCGCGACACCGCGTACACTTCGTCACGGGCACCTCCATGCACTCACGCATCAATCGTTGCTGTTGCGCGGCCAATAAACGACGGTCCTGTCGTACGATAGGACCGTCGTATTAGCCGCTGTTTCGTCACATGGATTTGTCTCCTTTGAAGAGATACTTCCGAGTTGCTTTCGTCACTCCCAACCGCTATTGCAGTCCTCGCAGACGAGAATCAACCCGCGAGTTGGTGAGTGATCTTGGGTTAGCTTGTCGCGATCCATCCACCGACCGCAGTGTTCGCACTTGCATTCCACCGCGTCGCCGTCGATGTCACTCGGTAGTCTTCCGCGACTTGCGAGCGGTCTGTCTGGTATTTGTCGCACTTCGTTCCTCCAGTTTTCTGAGTTCTTCGTCGATCAAAAACGCGATGTACTTGTGCGCCAGTCGGAGGCGGCACAGTCGCTTCCGACCGCACGCCTTTCCGCACTGGCTACACAAGTCCGATGTCCCGGTGTCGCTCATGCCGCTTGCCCGTAAATCTCTGCCCGCAGTTCGCCGTCCGAGCATTCAGCGGTCAAGATCGTCACGCCGTACATTTCGGCCAGATCGGCAACGTGGTCGCGGTTTCCGGGATCAAGGTCTTGCCAAGCGTCTTGGTCCAGAATTAACAATCTGGTGCCGTCGCCTTCCGCCTCTCCGACCGCCTTGGCGCCGATCCGAATCGCCTCTGTCCAGCGTTCGCCAACCGAGAGCCTCGCAAACGGTTCTTCGCGCTCGTCTCGCTTGACTAACCAGCGCCCGCCAGAGAATCGCAGGCCGTCGATCTTGACCGCTGCCGAGAGCAAACCATCGGCTTGATCGGCTGCTGTACGCAGGGATGCGGCGACGGCAGCGATGCCGGACGCTTCCTTTGCCAGCTTATCGGCAGACGCTTTAATCTCTTGAGCTTGCCGAATCTTGTAGCCGACGGATTCGCGCTCCCGAGCGACTGTCAAATCCTGCAAGGACTTGTCGAGTTCCTCTTGGCTTGGTCCGGCAATCGTGTTCAGCGTGACGGTATCTTGCAGGGCCGCGATCGACGCCTCGGTTTCTTCGGCGCGCAGCACGCGCTGTTCGGCCATCTTGCGGCGCGATTCAGCTTCGGCAAGCTGTTCCTTCGCCAATTGCAGCGAGGCTTCCGCCGCCTTCACGAGGTCTTGAAAGCCCGTCACTTCCTCTGCGGTTCTGGCCAAAACGGCTTTCTCGGCGTCCAGGGAAAGCCCGGTCGCCGCGCGATGTACCTTGAGCTTTTCAAGTTCTTCCTGTGCGGCCTTCGCGGCTTGCGATTGCCGCTCGGCAGACCGCCGCTGCTCGTCCAGGCTCGTGTGACGCTTCAGCGCCGCTTCCACGTCCCGTTGGAGTTCTTCGCGGTCCCACTCCTGAGTCAGGTCAAGGTTGCCAGCGTTGGCCATGTCCTGTTGCGTCCGTGCCGCGTCGGCCTTGGCTTTGGCGTCTTTCTCTTGACGCAGCGCAGCCTGCTGAACCGCCCTCTTGAACATCGCATTGATCGTCACGAGGTCGCCAGCCTCTTCGGCGGCTGCCAGTGCTTCGGCATCCACCAAATCGGTAGCAGCTTTTGGGATCAATTCGCGGAACCGCTCGAAGGGCACCGATGCGCCGGTGATCTGGACCAACGCCAAGAGCCGCTTAGCGTCCGCCGCTTCCGGGTCAATCAACCCAGGATCGACGATGGTGCTCAAGTCAAAGCGGTCCTCGATATGCACGACTTCCAGTTCTTCCGGTCGCGCGCCGCTGTGCCGAACCTGTTTGGCAATCGTGGTCCGGCCGCCGAAGGCTTCGACGTAGCCGGTCCCGAGCGAGTCGTTGGCCGTGAGGCTGGTGACTTTCATCCCTAGTCGCGTTCGGACGGCATTCAAGCAGGTTGTCTTGCCAGAGCCGTTTTTGCCCTTCAAGACCACGACGCAGCCTTTCTCAGGGATCGGAATCGTGCGGTGGGTAACGAGCCCCAGGCCGTCGATTTCAATGACGGAAGTTGTGCCGACGTTTGGTAACGTCGGCTGTTGCTTTGAGTTTTTCTTCTTGGTGCTCGCACCGTTCGTTGTGGACGTTGCCATTAGGCGGCCTCCTGAGTAGGTGATGGAAGTGGGGATACAGTTGGTACTTGGGATTCGGTTGGTGTTTGGTCGGCGCTGGCCCGCTTATCGGTCACGCCGGGACGGCGCACGGGAACGTCCCGTGGTGCCGTGATCGACACACTCGATGAGCTGTGGCTGCGCCGTGTGATAACGACCGTCGCGCTGCCAATTTGGAGCTTCTCGCCGTCCTTGATGGTTAAGACCAATGCCATGATTTGGATTCCTTCCAAAGCTTGAAGTGGGTACTATATCTACACGATATAGGCTGTTCGCCGCAAGTCGGAATATCTTGGACTACTTTTTGGCGAGAACTTCTTGCTTCGCCGAAATCGCCCTCAAAGTGAGTTCTCGGCACTGACTATCAGACCAGTCTGTACGAGCCGCTAACGCTAGAGACAGCACGGCGTCAGCGGTTTTAGCCGCGCGGATCGTTCCGAACTTGCGCATCCAGTCGGCGAACGCGGCATCTCGCTCCGCATCGGCAAGCTGCTCTGGAGTCTCGCTATCGCCGACGGGCGAATTGGAAGCCGCAACTTCCCCGGTGACTTCCGGGGTAGCTTCGGTGGCAACCTGCTGGGTATCCTGCTGCGCAGCAAGATCGACCGCATCCGCGCTCACCTGACCATCCATCGTGCTGAAAGATCCGAACATCGCAGCGACGTCTTGATCGGTCAGGTCGCGACCAGCGCTGTGCAGATTGTCGGCCACTTCGTCTGCTGACCACGGAACGGAATCGGGAACATCCTCGACGAACGGATCGTCGTCGTTCTCGCGGATCGAACCGTCGCTCTGAGTCGCTGCCGCTTCGCCGGCCACGCCGCCGCCAGACGCGCCGCCAGATACCTCCTGCCGCCTGATAATGATCTTAGCCTCTTCCTCGGTCACGACGTTGCCGCCCAACGGCATAAACAGCCTTGCGCAATGCCGAAACGAAAAGTTCCCGAGCATGTGGACCGGCATCTTCTCGGTCCACATCCCGGCTATCGCTTCGTACTCTGTACGGTAGGCGCGATAGGCGGCCGGATACTTGCGGTGCTTGCTGTAGATCCGCGTCTCGACACAGACCACGTCGCCGTCTGAGTCGGTGCGATGGAGCTGCCGGAAGCCGTCGTAATGATCGCAGCGGTCCAGAATCTTAACCCAGCCGTCGATCGTGACGACTGCTAGAGTCCGCCCTTCCGGCGTCCGCTTGACGTAGATTTCCCGCGCTATCGGGTCCAAGTCGAACTTCGCGATCAGCGCGATCCCTTGATTCAGCTCTTGATCGGTTAGCTCTGGCCCGTCGGATACCCATAGATCGCGCAGGTATTCGTAGACTGCTTCCGGCTTTACTCCGAGCACTTCGGCGGCATCGGTCAGCCATTTTTGGCGAGGGCTCTTGTCTTTTGCGGGGACTGCTTTGGCAGCCGCCGGTGTTTTTTGAATCACGGCTATTGTCCTTTTACTGATTTGGTGGATTCGCAGCAAAGCAAACGCGCGTCACGTAGATCGAGACGCACTTCTGCGTCTCGTCGTCTTCGATCACAGCGACCGGGAACAACGCGACTTCCTCACCGCCACCGTTTGGCTGGTCAAAGTCGGTTCCCCACATTCGCAGAATTCCGCCGCGCCACTTCTGCGGTGGAATGGACGGCCCCGCTGGCTGATACCAACACGCCGATCCGATGCGATTGGGATTCGACCACAAGGCGTCTCTCGTCACCGACACCCAGGAAGCGAACGCCTCCACAGCTTGTTGAAAGCGATCCACGTCCGACGTGAGCTGACTTGATCCGCCAAACCTTTCCATCGCATGTTGCAGCGAGTAAGCCGCTCTTTCAAACGATTCGGAGTTCAAAATCGGATTGTTCATGATGGTTCATTTCCTGGTTATGTCATCTCGATATAGGTCATTCGCCGGTCGCGATTGAATCTTGGGATTCATTTTAGAAGGGAATGTCCTCGTCCGGCGGCCCGTCGTAAGCAGCCGGTTCGTCCTGCATTTCTCCGCGATCGCTGCGAGAAGATCCGTTCGACTGCCCCTGTCCGCTGCCGTCCCTCTTACCGCCAAGGAGTTGCAGCCGCTCGCCGATAACCTTTAGTTTCGACCGCTTCTGGCCGTCAGATTCCCACTGATCGAACTTGAGCTTGCCTTCTATAAAGACAGGGTCGCCTTTGCGCAGATACTCGTTTGCGATCTCTGCGGTGCGAGCAAAAAGAGAAACGTCGACAAACACGGTCGACTCTACCCACTCACCTTGCTTGTTCTTATACCTCTCGTTGATCGCTAGACCGATCTCAGCAACGGCGGTCCCGCTTTGAAGATACTTCAGCGTGATATCACGGGTGACATTCCCCATAATAGCCACTCGGTTGTACGACGGCATACGATTTCCTTTCTGAAATAACGGGCGTAACTTCCTGTACGAAGCGATCAAATCTTAAGATTCAAGAACCTCGGTTATCAGGTACTGAGACTCTGACATTTGAGTCAGCACAGATTCAACGGCGAGACAATCCAGTCGCGAATCATCTGGCGTCCGAACCCATGTTTCCATGTCGATCCATATCCTTGCATCGCCAGCGGCAGCGGCAATGAGCGGCAGTTGCCTTGATAGATTCTTTGGCCCGAGACCGCCGGCGTATCCGCAGTAAGCTGGTTGCTCCACGCCTTCGCCATGCTCTCCAGGAAACACGTCGATCATTTCCGGTTTCGGCCACTGCTTGGGAACGATGCCAGCGCCGCCGCTAACATCGAACAGCACGAAGCATCTCTCGAAGTCGTTTTCCATCGCCGCTTCCATGTGCTTGTTGCCGGTCGCGCCGTCGAACTGGAAAATGAAGTCCTTGCCTTTGATGGTGTCCAATGCACTCGCGAACGCCTTGCCATCGCAGCGCGTCCGTTCGGCGTGAAAGTTCAGTTGCACGCGAGTGAAGCAATCCAGAAGACTTGGTGGAATCGCAAGTTCTCCGACAAGTAATTGCCGCACCCATCGGCCACAAAGGTGAAGCGAAAGCGGCAAGCCGCCTCTTGCTATCGCGACCCCCTGTAGATCAGTGATCCACCTTGGCGACGGAAAGCGGTAGCGTCCCTGACTCGATTCAGAAGCCAAAATTCCCCACTCAACAAACGGGAATCGTTCCGTCATCCTCACAAGCCACTCGATGTCAGTTGAGTCGTCCGCTCCGGTGATTGTTACTCGGTCAATTTTCATAACTCTCAGGCTCCTTGTTGAACTTTCTGTTATCAATCCCACTCTTGTCCGAACCCATCGAATGTTTCCACGATCGTCCCAGTCGCGCCTTCGCCGCCGGGAAGCTGCGTTCTGAATTTGCAACCAGCCACATCAAATCCTGAACCTGCCGCGTATTCGGCAAAGAGTTCGATCGCAGAGTGAAGTTGCATCTCTAGGATCTGCTGGTCGCATTCGTCGAAGGCGGCGATATTGCCATTGGCGTACAGCATCATCTCGGCAATGCGCCGACCGTTAGGAACGTCGCTATGCTCTTGCTCTGGAGGTGGCATCTCACCTAGCAGTTCGTCTATTTGTGCCTTGCAATCCTCGATTGAACTCCCCTGACCGCACCGTCGGTCTTCAGGTCCGTCGTAGTCGCGAGGTGCGTCTTTAACCTCATATTCCAGATAGTCCATGTTCACGCGGCCTTTACAAATTGAGGGTATTTTTCGGCGATCTCACGCAACGCTCGTTCGCGCTCCGCTTCGGCGCGACGCCGCTCATGCAGCAAAGACGAGTAGGTTCGCGCCACATACGGATCTGACGACTGAACAACTAGAAACCGATGCACAGGTTGAACTCGGTATTGCTGCCTCACACCTTCGCAGTAATGAACCTCTTGAATGCCATAGCCGAAATCGCGGTAGTGCTTTGAGAACACGTAGGCGATGTTGCGGTGGATTGTTTTCAAGTCCAGGACCAGTACGCGGCCTTCGCGGAAGATCAACTTATCGGGGCGGCATTTCAGCCAGAGCCCTGTCGCGGTGTGCCGCCACTTGATCGTCGTCTCAACTGGTCCGGGATCGCGCAGCCAGTCGCCGGCCTTCTTGAACAGCGAGTCGGACATCCTCCGCACCGCTTCTAGTTCGTTGGACCGCAAGAGAAGCATGTCCGGGTTATCTGCGCGGAACGCATCCCAGACCTTGCCGCGACGGCTCTTGATGTACGGCGGAATCTCGCGAACAGTCTCTTTGAATTTAGCCGTTTCAAGAACTCTCGTGTGCGTAGCCGTGCCGATATCCAAGTAGCCTTTGCGCGGTTCGCGCTCCTTGCCTCCGAGTATCCACTTGTCGTGGAACTCAGTAGGTTTGAACAGGTAGTCCGAGAGCATCGAAGCGCTGATCGCGGTTCGATCGGCGTGGTACTGTTCGTTGGTGACGTTTTCGATTATCACGCTTCCACCGCCGTTTGCATTAACTCGCCGTCCGCCATTCTTCGCAGCCGCTCTCCGAGAATCGGCAACTCGTCTCTGATTCGCATGGCAACGTAGCACTGCGAACATCCGACTTGTTTTGCAATATCAACGAACGTCCAGTCGTACCGGAATCGAAGATCGATCATCGTGCGCATTGGTTCGCTAAGCGAAAGCAAAAGCCGATCAAAGCTATCTTCATCTTCCAAGACTTGCCTGTCGTACTCGCAGCCTTCGTCGGCGTAATCTTGCAAGATGGTCCACTGCTGACCGCTGGTGCCTTGTACCTGATCGATGGAGGCGGTTTTCTGAAAGACTGCCATCGCTTCTTCGCGAGAAGCGATTCCCTTTGGCCGGCGGCAGCCGCTCGGAACCAGTTCGCGCAGAAAGTCCGCCACCGCACCATCGATCTGACCCGTCAAGAACGTCGACACCGTGCCGCTTTCGCGCCGGTATCGGTCGATCGCGCCCAGTAACCTGATAACCACAACCTGCGATGCGTCATTTATGTTGTCGCCGAAGACGCGACGCGCTGCGCGATAGCGAATCGTCGGCCACCAGTATTGAATCAGTTGATCGCGAGCTTGCATGTCGCCGGCCTGCGCCTTGAGGATAAGATCAAGATCCCGATCTGCGTTTGACTTGATCTTCTCTTTCGCCATCACACTTCCTTGCAGGCAACAGGCACGCTTTCCTGCGCGAGCCACGATGAAATAAAACGCTATGCGGCGCGACGCCATCCGCGCCGCATAGCGAGAAGAGAACTACCGCCCTCTTGCGAATCCTTCCATCGCCGATTGACAGTCCATGAGACACGCGCCATCCGGTTCCCTCCGCGCGCTTCGGCGATTCCACTTAACAGGACAGAAGTCTTGGTCGCGCTCCTTGCGGTTTCTCGGTCAGTTTCCATACTCGTCTGCCGACTCCCGTCCCGTGTTCCAATGCTATGTCAGTGTGATATAGGCTATTCGCAGCGACTCGGGGAATCTTGGATTGAGTTTTCAGGAATTTCCCTATATCAAGGTGACATAGCTTACGAACTATTCGCTGCGCGTCAACATATCTTTGGTCGAACTTGCAAGATTGCGGTTTTTATTCTTGAACAGCCGCGCCGAACAGCCATCCGCGAACGTGATCGGCGACAGCGCGCAACCGCCGATCTTCAATGTTCTCGCGATACATGCCTGATATCGTGTTGTCCGAATGCCCCATGATGGCGCGAGTCGACAAGTAATCGCCGTGCTGGTCGCCGATCGTCTGGAAGCCGTGACGTAATGCGTAGAAGCCGCGATTCGCCTCATAGACATCTTGGGACACGCAGAGCTTTTTGAACTCCGCCGACAAAGGATTTGCTTTGGAATCGGTGAACCAGCATTGGCCGCGCTTCGTGCGGAACACCAGCGGATCGGTGTCGGACTTGCGTGATTCGAGCGCCGCCTGCAACGCCCCGACTGTCTCGGGCCACAATGGGCAGCGCCGCGCAATCCCGGTCTTCGGCCTCGGGTAGTCGATCCAGCCGTTTTGCATGTCAAGAGCGCTCACCGGAAGTTGCCCGCAGTCCCCGTTCCCGAACCCGCAGTTGATCGCTAGCAGGATCATGGCTTTCATCTGGACGTCGGCGGCAGCGATCAGCTTGCGAATCTCGACTGCGTTGAACAGTTTGCTTCCGGCCTTAGCCTTTTCGCGCCTGGTGACCCTCTTGGCAGGCCGTTTGAAATCCCCGAACCGGACTGGCTTATCGATCAACCCGTTCTCAAACCCATACCTCAGAATCACCCGACAGCGAGTGACTTCGTTCCCTAGACTGGTCGCGTTCATGGTCTTCGACAAGGCGCGGCGGAGCTTCATCAAATCATGCGGCTGCAACTCCTGAACCACGGATGCCTTACCGAGATGCTCGATCATCCGTTCGCACGACTTGTAGTAGTCGTCATACGTCCGGTGGGCAAGTTCGCCACCGTCACGCTTACTCTTCGCGTTCGTCATGAACGAGTTACAGAGCGTCATTAGGTCGCAGGCATCGCCGTCGAAGATCCGTGGTGACCGCCCGGACAGAAGATCGTCCTTGACGCGCAGCCATTCGGCTAAAGCTTTATCAGGGTCCGTGCCGAAGTAGAAGTCGCGGCCTCGAATCCGCTTGCGATACTGACCGGTCTTGTGGAGTCCCAACGGGAACTTATCGGCCCGCTTGCCCTTACCTGCTTCCGGATTAGAATTGTCCATTGTCGACCGCTCGCATGGTAGAAAAGTGGTACTAGGGTAGCTTTTAGGGTAGCGACAAAAATACCAAGTAGACGTTTTACCTGCAAGACAACGACGAAAACCAATAAAAACAAGCATCAAACGACTTCATTCCCCTGTAGCTCAGTCGGTAGAGCAGCGGACTGTTAAACTACTTAGCCGATGAGACAGGCTTGATTTCCCAAGGAAAACGCCTCATCTGGTCTCACCGATCCCGGTCAAATCAGTCGAAAAGTGGTAGGCTACCACCGATGAACGACTGTTCAGAGTGACGACTGTATGTGATTCAAGATGCGTTCCACATCGGTCCTGTCAAGTCCGACCGTCACTTGTATACCGAACAGATACCAACTCTCAATCGGCTGCTTGTTCATTAACCGGCCGTTGAAGTCTCGCGTTATCCGATCGTAAAAGCGAACCCACTTTATCGGATAATGACCATTGTGAAACTTCCCCAGTACAAGCACCTCGTCTGATGCTGTCGACATAGGCCGGACAGCGTCTAGTTCGCGCAGCCATTCTGACGTTCCACAACATGGGTCGTCCTTAGCCATTGCGCGACCTCAATCTCTGTACCATGCCTCGTTGCTTGTTGTACGAGTACACCGTGCGGATAATTTCCGGCAGAGCGTCGATGACTCCGGCCTTCTGCGCCTTTTGGATCAATCGCCGCTTTCTCGCAATATCCAGCCGCTTGACGCTTCGGTGCATGATCACGTCTCCTTGAGCCAGTTGTTCCGCACGCCGCGCATCCACGAATAAGCGTAGAGGAAGCACAGCGCGAAGATACCCCACTGACCAGCCACCCAGGCCGAGTAGAACCAGAACGGCTGACCAGCCAGTCCAAAGATACAAGCCCACTTCCGATAGTGCGGTCGCTCATCCTGGCTGAGCCAGATGGCAACTGCGCCGGTCATCGCGATGGCGATCTGTTCCATAGCCTCACTTGAAGAACTGAATTACGTCGCGTCTGACCTTGCGACGTTTCTTGACTGGAGTGGCCGGAGCGGCGACAGTGCGGATGTCTTCAAACGCCTCCAGCGCCTCCGATGTTACGATGTACCGCGACCTCCCGGAAGTCTTGGTTCGGATATCGATCGCCGTTAGTTGCCCTGATCTGACTAGCGTCAAGACGTGGCTATGGCAGCAGCGCCACCGCTCTGCGATCTCTGCCAAGGTGTAAGAGGCTTGCGCGGTCATGCTGGACCTAGCTTTTTGATCGTGATCTTCCAGTTCCCGAGTTCGCTCTTTCCGTCCGTTGCTCCAACTAAGTCAACCGTCAAGTCAGTCGCACCGTTGCGGACCGCCTCGGAGATTAAAAACACCGCCGCCCCCGTTGCCTTTAGCGCGTGCTTTCCGTGATCGTCATCGCAAATAGCGGCGACCGCCTCCGGCAACGGCTTCGCCAAAACTGTCTCGCGAGCCTCGATTTCATGCCTCACCCAATCTTCGGTCACTCCAGGTGAGCCAAGAGAGATGCCATTTACGCACTTACCTGACAGAATCGCCTTTAGCGACCGTAACTCTGACTCCAGTATCTTCCGGCCTTCTGTCTGAGTTGCGGTCGTCATCGGCATTCGTCCCTTCTGGAGTCCCGTTCGTAGTCCGCTTTATCGGCGCGGTCTTCGTCGTGTAGGCGGCGTTGCTCGCGCTCGTCCGCTTCGTCTTCTGCGTTGGAGGTTCGCCAAGCGTCATAGCTTGCAGGTAGTCCGTCTTGCATCGATCTTTACCTCAGTAGAGTTTCAGTGACAGCGGCATAAACCGCCGTTGCTCGCGTATGGTCCGTTAGGTCCGACAGGATCATCGGATGTGTAATGCTCTCCTGGAATTGCGTACCATCCGTCGCCGTCCGGGTGCGTTACCAATTCCGCCACAGTCCCACATCGCGTGATGCCTCTTGGCTTGTACGGCGCTCAAACTCGCGACACTAGGCACCGTATCTGCTATCTCGTCACTCGCACCAGATCTATGCTTTTAGCGTGACGTGATTTGAAAAAGTTGCGGGCCTTGGAATCGCACCAAGTTTGCTCTGCTTATGAGACAGAGAAGATGACTACACCTACCGCCCGCAATAACTACGCTGACTTTCGTGCCGCTATCGCCCGTCCCGTGGTTGTGTTCGGCAGACCAGACACAAGGTTTGCCGCGCTCTCGATATCCCACGTATCGTCAACAGAGATCGAATCCAGACCTACCGCGAACGCCTCCTGGCTGACTCTCCAGACGAGGCAATCGAACTTCACCGCGCAGAATCCGACCTTCATCGATCGCAGCGCCTTCGTGATTCTCTCCAGTTTGTCGAGTTGTTGCTTAGTCTTCACCTGTTGGCTCCATAAACTGGTTGTGTGTTGATACCAGTAATTCGCCCGTCGCAGAACTATATTGGATTGATATAGCCGAATCGGGAAAAATTTTAAAGGCTACCAATCGCCCAGTATGTCGTATCTGGCCAATATCCGACGGCAGTTGTCGTCCGTCACTATCGTCGACTGGTCCGGCGCGCGACCGACTAGACTAGCCAGCTTGCTTTCGTCGATTGGATCGTGGACGTGATACTTGCACGCGCCGGCCGGCCATAAGTAGGGTACGCTGATAATCACGCACTTCGTCGCGGCCGCGAAGAGGGCGGCGGAGAACTCTTGCGTTTCTTTGAGATGCTCGATGACTTGGCAGCACGTGACGACCGACACTGGCAAAGGGACGTGTTTGGCGCTGGTGGGCCAGTAGCCGCGCGCCGCTTGGACTCCTGGCAGATGCGGGCGGGCCTCGGGTCCGAGCGTCCACCGCTCGGCAAATGCGCCCCACGTCGCTACTGGCGTGTCCATCGGGCCGATGTCGAGGATCGACTGTTGTGGTCCGAGTTCGTCAATCCATTGGCGGAGAACGCGGTAATAGTTGTAGTGCTTTCGCTGCTCGTAGTATCCTGGCATCATTCGTCCTCGCGGCGGGAATGGATGTAGGTGCGTACCGCGTCCCGCAATTCATTCGGCGCGGCCGACGACCAACGCAGCATCCCGTTGGGGTCGCGCACGAGGTGCTTTTCAGGGTCGAATCGGTGGCGGCGCAGGGCCTCATGCCGCGACATATATTGACGATGTTTGCGCGATCCGTGATAGAGATGCAATGCCGGTGAGTCGACGACCCCAACGCGGCCGTGCGTTAATTTGGTCAATCCGCGCGACCAGCGAAGCATGTGGGACCGATACTCATCGCCCCAACTTCGGATATCAATTGCTCGCGCGTCGCCGACTGCCGCCGCCGCCCAGACGACGTCTCCACCGCCAGTGATCGCCATGTCGTACATGCCGCCACATTTTGCGAGCGTCTCACGTCTAGCTGCCCATGCCATTCCAGGGAATGATCTGCGCGAGTCGGCGTTTGCTTGTCGGCGGACTCGATTGTCCCACGCCATGCTAGGTCGTGGCGGGTCTTCTGCCATTGGCTGATCGTCTGCGTCCAGATACGTAATCATCGACCAAGGCTGAACAACAGCATGCAAGTTGAGTTGCTGAAGGATCTGGTCGCCGATCCCAGGACGCTCGTAAACCACGTCCGCGTCAATCCAGACAGCACAGTCGTATTGATCCGGCAGTCGATCGATCGCGGCGTTTAGCAGTGATTCTTTGTGCCAAAACTGGGCGTCACCGTCGATTTTGAACTGCCAAGTGGAGTCAATTTCAGACCGCATTCCAGGAAACAGCCCTTCGGCGCAAAATAGCGGCAGCCCTTGCTCTCTGATAGCGCCTGCGAATCGCGGATAGATTTGAACGCGCCGCCGACTCCCGTGAGGATTAAAAAACGATGTAACAACGGCGAGATTCTTTGCCGGTGGACCAGTATGCGACGGTAGGTCAAGGGGATTTTCAGCCTGCGCCACGATTCTTGCCGCCGTCGCCTCCTTGGCGCGGGGCTGCGCCACAATCCTCGCTGCCGCCGCTTCCTTGGCGAGGGGCTTCAGCTTCCAAAACGAATCGGGGATTTTCGCTTGCCCCCGCGCTACCATCTGCATTAAGCGACCCGTGTCGGTGAGCCCTACGCCGATCTTTGCCACACCGCGCCTCCTTGCGCTCTCATAATGAAGATGCCGTCCGTCAGATTGCAGTCTACCGCGCCGGTGTAACGAGGTACGACTTCGTCACCCGGTTTCAGTCTGAGCATGAACGATAGGCAGACGTGTAGCGTCTCGGCTTTGTGCCGCAAGAAGTTGTAGGCGCCATAGTCGCCGTCCCATGTATTGCCGAGTTTGAATGGTGTCGCGGTTTCCGATCCCGCGCGGCGGACGTTGATCTGTAACCCGCAAGCCAGCGACCGCTCAGACGAGGTTTGTTCTTCGATCGATAGCGTCGCGGCCACAGATCCGCAGTAGACTCCAGAGCGGACCACGCCATAAGATCCGATCGCGGCGTTTGGTCGGAACAGAAATGCCGATCGGCTCCAAGCCGGAATGCCGCCCGTCGCTTCATCCGTCAGTAATTCCAAGCCGGAAGGAAAGAACAATCCGGCTGGCGCAAGCGAAGCCGCCGCGCACTTGGCCGCGATCGCGTGCCTCGCTATCAATCCGTTCGGCATGATCTTGGCCAACCATAGACCAGGATGCACTTCAGCTTTGCTGATGCACAGAAAGGCGTTCCCAGCGGGGTGGAGCTTCCAAGAGTCGTCAATGGGGCCGCATGGCAGGCCAGGACGGATGAGACTCTGCTTTGTAGAGTCGACCAATGCCCACAGCGGCCAATCGCGCGAGAACTGCCCCTTGGCGTTCGCCGGTGTCGCGATGTGGTGGTTGACCGCGTAGAAGTTCGCGTCTTGCGCTTCGCAGGAATAGCTAGTAGGCCGGTAGCCGCTGTATAAAGTCAGACCGTTTACTGAGTCCCATTGGTGCTCGACATCACTGACGACGCCTTCCGCTGGTTCTTTGTGCGGAGGCAGCGCCACGAGTCCCCAGGCTGGGCAACTATGCCCGCTCTTGTTCTGCCAATCCTCGCTGCGCGCGTGAAAGAACTCTTTGTGAAAGGCTTTCATATTGACGAGTGTCCTTCCCGACTGTCGCTAGGACCGATGTACTCGATCAGCAGAGATGGGTTATCGACCGTGGCGTCGTAGTATTGGTTTTGGCCGCCGGATCTGGGCAGCGCATCGTAGATTAATATCCGCACGGACAACTCGGCATCTCGTTGAACGCGGCAAGTGAACGGCATGTAAACCGATCGCTTCATGTCTTCATTGAAAGGAACAAACTGCGACTCGCCGATATCACCGCCAAGCCTGATTGCATATTCCGCCACTGGCTCACCAGGAATGTTTTGAGGATAGAATCTGATAGTTGACGGAATAATGGCGTTAGCCGCATAATCACCCCAGTCGTCTTCTCCAGCATCCAGCGATATCCTTACAAGCAGCAGTCCTCCCTGCCTTGGCTCACCAGCGTATCCGTCATACGCCGACTTCAACAGCATTCCGACCGTGGCCTGAAAGACGCAGTCGTAGAATCCAGGCTCGTTAAGGCGGATTTTAGACACTACGGAAGCCCCAGAGTTCTCCGGATAGATGTCGCAGTTCCTTGGATTGGTTGGTACTCGCAGCCCGAAGGTATCCGCAAAATTGTAGTGCGCTGCATCGCCTTCGAAGGGGTCGCCGTCGTCGGTTAAGACCGTCTGTGTGTCGGCTTCCTTGACCGCGCACAATAGATCCGCTTGCGGCGACCGCCACGGCGCGATCAGCAGCACGTCGCGATCTTTTATGCGAGGCTCGCTTTGAACGCCAAGGGAAGTGAATTGTCTTCCTGAATCGAATCGCTTCGCGCCAGTGCGGTATTGCGGTCCAGGTCCAATCCATTCAACGGTTTCATCTTGTGCTTCGCGAGTAACCTCCCACGAACCAGACTTCGGCGAGCATCGTTCTCCGACAAGGATCTGCGGCGAGTCTGGGTGTCGGAGAACCATCAGCGGCCAATCAAACGTGGCCAGACCGACCTTCCCTGGCTGTACAGCTAAGTGCGAATTTGCGGCGAACAGATCTCCCTGCCATTCTTCGCGGTCCTGTGGTGGATCAGCGTAGCGACTCAGACTCAGCACACTGAGGGCAGCCCCGGAAATAAACGGGGTGCCCTGCAAATACAAATCATCCAGACCTTCGAATCCGACTCCACGACTCAAAACATTTACGTCGGTGTTGACGAAACGCCCTTCGAACGTTGTCGCGCGATCGATGAGACCGAAGGCCGGACAGACTGTGTCGCTCATGTTCCTCCACAGCACCCAACGTCGCGATGCGAAGTAACCTTGATAGCGCGGTAACGCGATTCTCTGAGACACTCTGCTAGGCATCTTCGTACCTCGGCAGAGTCTGCGATTGCCACCGCATTTGCAGCGCAAAGTCCCACGGAAAGCGAACATCCGGAGACTCCAGAGTGTAGTCCAATCGGACGTCGATCCAGGAGTTCGGTTGGAGTTGGATCAGAAATGGAAACTCTAGCGCGCGCGGATTGTATCTCGTCTCCACGCCGTCACCGTAGTACTCGTCTTCGGTGTTCGCGAGTCGACCGGCAAACGGCGTATCAGCTGGTCCGGACCCAGAGTCGTAGGTCATGGTCACAGCGAGCGAGGAGACACGCCGGTCATAATTAACGAATACTAACGACCCCAGGATGTCGGCGTCAAACCGCACCGTTCCATAGTAGATTCCGCCATCACGAATCCAGAGACCTCGCGAGTCCTGCGGGTTATTGATGTCAAACTCTCGTGTCTGGGCGCCGTAGTTGTTGAAGTGCGGAAGAATTCGATTATCAATATCCGACTCAGAAATTCCACCAAACCGGCCCTCAGAACCGGTCCAGCGTCCGTAACCAATGACCGACGAACCGCTGGGCATCTCCAACGCAGGGTAAGGCTCGTTTCGATTCGTCGTATGCAGCAAGATTATGTTCGGATCTTTCTGCTGACGAGCGCGAACAGATTGAGCGGCGTGACTACGAGGACCGCCCTGAGTCGCCGCCGCATACTTCACAGGAGACGAAATATAAGACGAGTTGTGCGACAAGCCGTCCGCCGTTCCTACCCACTTGCACTTGTGCCTGTAAAAGGCGTCGGTGAAGTAGTTGATCGGTCCTGGTCCGGTGTTGCCGGTCGTGCTACTGGTCGCCGCCAAGCACAGCGGGTGCATGGTCGCCAGTCCGCGTTTACCTGGCGCGACCGCGCCTAGTCCGTTAAACGCCAACAGCGCCGGATTCTGCAACTCCTGACCATAGACATTAGGCACGGTCCCGTACCAAACTGGCTTCGATCCGTCCATGAAGAACGACTTTGGATCTTCGGTATCGTCGATCGTGAACGGCTTGAGTTGGATCATGCCGAGCGCGGGGCAGGTTTCGGCGCTCTCGTTCTGCCAATCGAACCAGCGCTGCGTCTGGAACCAGTCTTGGAAGCTCGTCGCGCGCGGCGTTAATGGACTGCTCATGCCGTCCCCGGCTTCTTGGGTGCGGTGCGATTGGCGGAATCTTTCTTGAGCAGTTCCGCGACTTCCGCTTGCTGCTTGCGCTCTTCGTAAGTGAGCGACATGAACGCTTGTTCGCGGTTGCGGCTGATCTGCGTTCTTGCATAGCCTTGTCCGTCGATCGTCCAAGTGATTTGATGCAACGCGCCGTCGAGGGTGATGTAGCGGAAACCGGCATAGCCACGCGCGCCTGGTCCGGTCATTTGAAACGACCGCAAGAGTTGGTCGATGTAGTACAGGGCTTGCTGCTTGACTTCGGTCTTATTGTCGATCGTTTTCGAGGGACCGGCCGCCGACTTCTGTACCCAAATCTTCCGCTGGATATCGTTTCTCTCGATGTAGAACGGCTTGGTGCCGAGCTTCTGACCGGGCGGTGTGAACTCGACAAGTTCGCGCTTTACCGCGCCGGTCTTCTCGTCTTTGATATGCACGCCAGTTACCAGCCACAGTTTGGGCGGACGAACGTCTTGAGACGTGGAGTCGACCGCGCGGTCCGAATCGATGATCCCAGCCGAGTCGCCGAACAAAAACAGCGGCTCGTCGGTCATCACAATGCCGCGATCCTTGTCAATCGAAAAGCTGCCCTCGTACTTGGCTAGCCTTCCGTGCGGAGTATCGGCGGTCTTCTCGGGATCAAGCTTCAAGTCGCCTGGGAAAAACAGCCCCCACAACTCCGCCGGCATCGGCTCTTGGACTTCTTTCTTCGGCTCGAACTTCTTGATCTTCGACTTGGCGACCCGCTCGTCCGTGAGCGGCAAGATGCGGTCGATGTCGTCCTCTTTGATCTTCTCCGGTTTCCCGTCTGCGGTAATGTCGATCGGCAGCTTCACGCGGAACCATCGCCACACGCACTTTTGCGCCTGCTTGCGGTCTTCAGGCTTGACGACCTCGGGGAAGTCCGGCGGCATGGACGTCTTCCATCCGCCTTGCGGCTTGAAGCTCAAGTCGTCGACTAGATCAATTTCGCCTTCGGTGTCCGCGCCCACCGCTTCTAATTCGAGCCACTCCTCATAGACCGTTGGCCCCGCGCGGAAGATGATCTTATCCGGCATTTCTGGCGGATTGATCGACAGCGAATCGGACTCCACGTCAAAGCCCATCGGCAGTTGCTGCCCTTCGCCGGACTTGGCTATCAAGATGCCATCCGACTGAGGGTCGTAAATCACTCGGCAGCCGAGACCGTCGACTAGCTCTTGCAGCGCGCGTGAAGGATTGCCGTTCCACTTCACGTAGGGCAGCGAATCGTTCGGCAGCTTCGAGACGTCGAACTTCTTCTCGCCCATTTCCTTCAGACAGAGTTCCGCGAGTTCGCGCGGCTTCTTCTTGGTCTTCTCGCGGACCTTATTGTCGGCGGATTCGCGGATGTTGTACTCGCCTTCGATCCAGCCGTAATCGCGCCACTTCCAGCGTCGATCCAAGATTGTCAAGGCCATGAACTGGCGGCCGTCGGTGCCGGTTTCAAACGCTACCGAATCGAGCAAGCAGTCGCGCAGCGTAATCGCGTTGCCGCCGTAGATCACTCGAAGATTCGACCGCATCGGATAGGGGCCGGGCTGTGGCGCGCAGTAGATCACGTTCGCGCCGGGAGTCACGCCATGCGACACGGATACCGCGCCGTGCATGACGTAGCGGAAGCCACCAAACTCGAATAGTCCTTGCGGATCGGCCAAGACACCCTCCTTGCTATCCTGCTACCTGCAATCCAGATTTCTTCTAGCCGCGAACGTGACGCTTGTTCGCGCCACCCAGCACGCCGAACCGCGTCGTGTTGTACCACTGGATCGCGAACTCTCCGTCTTCCTGGGTCAGCGTCGTAATGCGATCCTGCAAGTCGATGATTTCCACCGAGTCGCCGTAGGCCACGATCGGCGCGGACACCAATCGCTCTGCGATTTGAGTGGTGAAGTCAAGCTGCGCGGCGCGTGCAAGTTGCACCGATCCGACTCGCCCCCACGTCCCCGCCGATGAGTAGGCGGTGTACCCGGTGGAGTCCAAACCGATCAGTTGGAACGAGTAATCGTCCACAACCTGAATCGTGAATTCGCGCTGATTGACCTCCAGCATTCCAGCGACTTCGGCGATGCGGATACTGTGACCGTTTGACAATCCGTGCGGCACGAAGGCCCGCGCCGAATCGCCTACCGGATCAGTCGAGACAGTTCCGCCGTTGCGCCGCGCCCGGACGAAGTACAGATCGGCGGAGCTGTTGACTGATGTTTTCTTCCAATCCAGACCAGGTGCTGTCCAAGTGACATCGTACGAAGACGTGCCGGCCTTGAAGGCGGTGGTCCCATCCGAGATCCCCGCCAGCGCCACCCACTCGTCTCCGTCCCAGTATTCCCACGTCACGGTATAAGTGCCTGCGCCAGCCGTGCCTAAGTCGATAGCCAGCTTGCCGAATCGCTGTGCAAGGCCGAAGTAACAGGCATCGTCCGCGCCGACGCCAGCCGGGAAGATATCCCAGTCTCCAGTGCCAGCGTCGTTCGCGTCCGTCGTTTCGGTGACAAACGATTCGCCGCTGCTGTCCTCTTGCAGCACGATCGCGAGTTGGCTGGAGTAGCTTGTGACCACCGCCGGGCTGGCCTGAGTAATGCCCGAGATCGACCCGTATTGACCAAGTATTCCGGTCGTTTGCGCGAAGATCACGCCCGCCGTCGCGTCGATCGTGGTTACTTCCTTTGTGCCTTTCAGTAGCGTATCGCCGCCGTGGTTGTTCAGGGTGCCGAGACTGGCCGCGCAGATCAGCGCCCCGCCAGTCTTGTAGACCTCGTCAATTTCCGCATCGGCTCCGACCGTGACTTCCGCATCGGAACTGACGCTGCTTTGATAACTCATCCACAGTTGCGAGACCGTGGCTACCTGCCCGTAGAAGTAGCCGAGACCGAGTTTGCCGCGCTGAATGCGAATGACGTTATCGGGGTGAGTGCCGCGCCAGTTAATGGCCGGCACGGAGCCGTCAACCGATGTCGAACTGGTATACACGTCGATCACGGTTTCGCGCTTGCCAGTATTGATCCTCGTCAAGCCCGATCCAGACCCGCTACCTTCGCCGATTTCGATGATGAGCTGACCATCGTCCGCGCCGTCGCCGAGAACCAACTCGGTCGGTCGGTATTCGTAGTACAGTCCGGTATGCTGCTTGAGCCCGACCTCCCCGGTGTAGGTTGACTTTTGGATGTACTTCGCTGGCGGCGCTGCCGAGAAGTCGATGCCGTAGAGCAGCGACACGGTGGAGTTTTCCAGAAGCATCGTTTCGCCGGTTGTCGGGGCGTGACCGAGCGTCCAGTTTGCGGCTTCAGTGCCCCAGTTCGGACCTGTCGGCGACTGGGAAGTAGTCTGCGTGATTTCAGAAGCGCTCGCGCCGGTCAGCAATTCTCCATCGCCGGTGATGGCTTCGACGTTCGTCGCGGCAAGCGCCGATCCGAACGTGACCACCACGGGCAAAGTCGGCAGCGGACCTCCCGTGCAAGTCACGTCGCCAGCGCCGATATTGCTCAAGGCTTCCAAGGCTGAATCGACAGCGGCGGCCGTGGCGTTGTAGGCGATCACGGAAGTGGTCTGTCCTGAATACGACAGCGTGAACGTGCCAGCATCTGGCGTTTTGTCGAAGGCAATCGATTGGATTTCATTGACCGGCGCGATACCGCCTTGAAGAGTCGAGACTGCCACGGTAGCGCCGGTGAGATTACTGCCATCTCCGGTCATCAGAACTACGTCGGTCAGCGCATAAGCGCCGGTGAACTCGACCAGCCAAGGCCCGCCGTTCGGACCTGTTACTGAGATGTCTCCTGGGACCGGTGTGGTGAGCGCCTCCAAGGCGAGTTGCACGTCCACCGCTGCCGCATCGAAAGCGATCGCGGCGGTTGTTTCGGAGTCAAAGGTGAGCGTAAACGTCCCGGCTTCAGGAGTTCCGTCGAAGCTCACTTGCTGGATTTCATTTTGTCCTTTGGAGTAAATGAAGAACGCTCCCGCGCTTGCGACAGAGTTCGCGCCGCTCTCGTCGTAGTCCTGAGCCGGCGCGCCAATCGCTACCACGGTCCCTGTGATTGCCACAGATAGTCCGAACTGGTCTCCAGCAACCCTTCCATTTGTGCCGCTGCCGACCAACTTATCGGCGAGACTCCAAGTCGTGCCACTGCGAGTGAAAGTGTACGCCGCTCCGGCGCCGCTCAGCAGGTTTGCCCCGGCAGCATCATAATCCTGGCCGAACGCTCCGACGATCGCCATGTCTCCTTCTACGGCCACTGAAATCCCAAAAACGTCCGCAGCGAGCCTACCATTCGTGCCGCTGCCAACGAGTTTTTGTTCGAGCGCCCAAGTCGATCCTGTTCTCAGGTACACGTATGCCGCGCCTGCTTCAGTCAGGGCATTAGCGCCTGCTTCGTCATATTGCTGCCGAGGGGCACCGACGATAGCCGTGTCGCCATCGATCGCTACGCTTTCTCCGAACCTATCCCCTGCCACACGTCCGTTCGTGCCGCTGCCGACGATCTTTTGCTGAAGCGCCCAAGTCGAGCCGGTACGAAGATACACATAGGCAGCGCCAGCGTTACTGGCAAGATTAGCGCCGGAGGCGTCATAATCCTGGAATGGTGCCCCGACGATGATGGTGTCGCCTGAGATCGCTACTCTAAATCCGAAAACGTCTCCAGCGATCCGTCCGTTCGTGCCGCTGCCGACCAGTTTTTGTTGCAGCGTCCACGTCGATCCGGTGCGAGTAAATACAAAAGCCGCGCCGGCATCCGTCAAGGCGGTCGCGCCGGATGCGTCATAGTCCTGCCTTTGCGCGCCGACCACAATCGTGTCGCCAGAGATCGCCACCGACCACCCAAAGAAGTCGCCGCTCTGACGCCCGTTGGTGCCACTTCCTACGAGCTTTTGCTGCTTGGTCCATGTCGCTCCGCTGCGAGTGAATACATACACAGCCCCCGCATTGGCGAGAGAATCTTCGCCATCGGCGTCTAAATCTCCGTTGTACGCGCCAACGACCGCCGTGTCGCCGTCCACAGCGACCGCGAATCCGAAAGAATCGCTCGATTCGTCACTAACAAGTCGGTCCTGGTAAGCCCATGTCGATCCCTTTAAGAACACCACCGCCTCGTTGTCACCTCCAGCGACCGCAGTGTCGTCGTCAATGTCGACGCCCGTGCCAAGTTGATCAGAGGCAGTCCTGTGCGGCGACGGCGCTACCAGCTTTTGTAAGTACCCAAGAGGCAGCGCTTCTTGAGTAGTCTCGATCTCAACGTCATATCCGCCGACGGTTAGACTTGCGCCGTCTCCGGTCATGGCCGCGACATTGGTTTCGGCCAACGCTTCCACAAACTCAACTGTCCAAGGTCCGCCGTCGGAGCCGGTGACTGTCACGTCAGACGCTACGCCGGCCGTCGTCGTACTGGGAACGACCGTTCCGCCTGTCGCATTGGAGTTATCGACCGTGACTTGCGTGCGGTTGGCGCGACCGAGGGACTTCTTGAAGGTGATTGTGATGGGGGTCGTATTTAGCGGTCCTCCGGCGCAGACGGCCTCATCGACTCCGATATTGCTCAGCGCTTCGAGTGCTGTTTCAAGGTTAGCGGCCGTCACATCGAAGGCGATCGTCGCGGCGGTCTGCCCCTCAAACGTCAAGTCAAATGTTCCTCCGGACGCGGTAGACGTCAGCGTCTGAACTTCGTTTGTGCCAGCGATATTCGATAGATCACACAGCGCATCGCGAACATCGTAGGCAGTAGCGTCATAGGCGATGGCCGCTGTGACCTGTCCGTCGAATGTCAGTGCGAACGTGCCGCCTACCGCATCTGTATCCACGTCGATGTACTGAATCTCATTCTGCCCGGCCACGCCTTGCTGAGTGACTGTGACGACGACAGTCGCGACGATCGCATTGGACAGAGTCGCCGTGAAGGGTTTGCCGTCGTCCGGCCCGGTCAAAAGAATCGCCTCGATACCGTCGTCCCCGTCGTCGGATTCGTAGGTCATCTCGTTGAATTCGGCGATGTCTTCCGCGCCAGCGACCAGCGCCGCCAGCAGATTCGTCATGGCGACTTGGTCGGTTGTCAGACTGGGCGCCGCGTCGATGTCGTCCTGCGTCAGCGTATAGGTGACGTCCTTGCGGTTGACGGTCGCGGTCCAGGTTTCGCCGACTTCCGCATCGACGATTACCCAGCGTTCGATTTGAGCCTTGGCCTGCGCGTCGCCGCGAAAACTGTTAATTACTTCGGGCATCCGTGCCGCTCCGTCGATGATTCTGAGTGGTGAAACCTATATCCCTAAGATATAGCAAGACGAGGCTCGTGTGCGGCGGCTGGACGTGTCTAACTAGCGGTCCAGATCACGGGTAGTTGTACCCCAGCCGGTGCGCTCTGCCATACAGCGAGGAACTGCTGACGTAGTTGTAGGTCCAGGAAATCGGCCAATCGACCCACGCCTGCTTGCCGTCGCTCGCGACCAGTCTGGGTGTCCCCTCGGTAACGAGCGGCACGGAACTGGCGAGCTTACTGGGCCAGATCGGCGGCGGGATGGGCGGATATCCATAGAGCCCGACCGCCGATCCCTGCTGGACGGCGCGTACGGCAGTGTATTGACGAAGAGTCTGTTCGACCGCTGGTCCGGTCAGCACGTCGATCGCGCCCCGCTGCCTGCCAGCTTCCGGCCATTGCACGGTTTCCTGGAACGATTTGACCAGATTTGCCAGCGACAGCGAGCCCGCTGCGTAGGGTATAGTTGCCTTGGCGACGATCTGGCTCTGGCAATTCGTAACCAGCGACGCGCGACCTGGATCCGGAAAGTGCGGCGGCGAGATGATTTGCACCCCAGCTAGGGTATCGACCGTCTTTAGAGTCAAGTGCGTTTCGGTGCCGTTGGGGTGGCAGAAGATCAGATCGCGACCGCTGACCGAGTAGGCTGCTTGCAGAGCCGCCATTTGTGCTTTGATATCGGCCCGCCGTAACGCTTCGGTTGCCTTATGCGAGATTAGCCAGACCGTGATATTCCACGTTTCTTCTTCGGCCCACGCGGTGCCAGCATCCGTCAGCAGGGCTTGCCTCTGTGTGGTGACTCGCGTCGTGCCGACCGGGTGCGTGAAATTGCCGTATTTCAGGATCATGACGCGATTATATCAGATCGCTATAGCCTGCCGATGGCGCGGAAGCGGTCACGCGACGTGTCCAATCCTCAGTAGATTCGACGGCTCGATCCGATTAGACAGCCGAAACACTTCGGCGACGTAAGCCACGTCTTCGGGGTCTGGCTGGAGTTCTCGAACAGCCTCTTCAGCCGTGCGAATCCAACCAAGCAGTTTGCCGGCCTGGACGTTGATCGCCAAGATAACTCGCTTTGCCACGCGGATGTGTAAATTTCCGTTCTGGTATGCCTTGGCGTCCATCAGCGGCTCGCCGTCCTGGAGACATAGTTCGTTTTTCTTGCCAGACGTCCAGCGGTAGTTAGCTGGGCTGTCCATACAGGCAAACCCGAGATTGTTGGCGACGGTCACGAAGTCCGAAAGGAACTCTATCGACCGCCGCGACAGACCGTTTACAGCATCGAAGGAATACTGGCTGGTATTGATCCCTCCGAACCCCTCAATAACGAGCCGGTAGTCGATCTTGTATTGAGTCTCGTCTTCGTGGAGGTATCGCCAATTTCCCTTGGTGAACACCTTGTCGTTGCTCTTGTAGCGGTGGACGTTGGCGTGTTGCGCGAGTGACTTAAACAGTTCAACGAGCTGGTCGTCAAAATGATCACTAGCCCACTTGGAAATCCATATCAGCATCGACCGGACATTGCCTTCCGTGAAGTCTACGACAGTTTTGTTTCTGAGCGATTCGAGGAACGCATTGCGTTGCTTAGTGGCAAGCCTCTTGGTGATGTCTTCTAAGTGCTCAAACAGGACTTGCCAGTATTTGTTCTTGAGACCGACGATCTTTGACCGCAGGCCGTCCAGGATGGCTTTTTTCGTGACGCCCAGTTCCTTTAGTAGCAACGGGTTGATTTTGACCACCTTCCGGTAAGTCTCGTACATCTCTGTCAACTCGGTATCGTAGGCATGGACAAGCGATTCGATGATATTGCCACCCTTAGCGACTTGCCGCAGCCAATCCTTATCCTCTTCGCACTCGTCGTCGATCTTACAATCGAACTTATCCAGTTCTGGAAGCATCTCTTCAATAGCTGAATTGAATGCCGAGTCTTTGTCGCGGTCTCCCATATCGAAGAGAACGATCTCGACCTTGGCCCGTGCTCGCCGATCGGCAGTCTCAAAGTCGAACTTGCCCAGCGACTTTGGCTTTAGTTCGAACTGGTCGATCAACTCTTGAATCTTCTGGCTGTCGCGCCAGCGTCGCGGAATGACCAAGTACACCGACTTGGCGGCGCACTCGCGCAGGATGCGATACGCCCATTCCTCGTACTCGCTGTAGGGCGGATTGCAGAAGACGATATCGACCTGTTTGTCGACCAGCGTTTGCTCGTGGAACTCAGTGCCGATCACGACTATATGCTTTGGCATGTTCGCCAAATGGATCATCGATTTTTCAACGGCGAACTGATCCAGTGTGATCGTGTTCCGTGAATGCTCGCCCTCGTCACTCAGCATCTCTTGCAGCTTGACCAGCGCCCGGCCGTCGCCAGCCCCGATGTCGAGGATATCTAGCGACCCGTGACGACGATAGGCACGATCGGCTTCTCGCCGGATACTCTTGGCGATGACAGCAAGGATCTCATCGGTCGTGGGATAAAAAGCGTAATCTTCTCCGTTGGCCTTCAGTTCGTCAACTCTGCGACGCGTTGCTGGCCGAGTGAATATCCGCACCGGTTTGCGTGTTGTCCTCAGATTTACTGGCGAGGCCAGTTTCGCAGTCGTGCGTGGATGTGGTGTTGCATTCACTGTAACTCTCCTCTGTCGGCCTCTGTGGCCGCTATGTTGTAGGCGTTACTTGCTTCGTCGATTGTGTAGAAGGTTCCAAGGAACTGTGTCTTGCCATTGACGTACAGGTTCGCCATGTACGGTTTTTTGTTTCTTAATGTGCGAGATACGCCAGTGGGTAGGCCGCTGGACTTTCCTCTGATGCGATAGCCCTCCGCTATGTTCTTTCTCTGTGAGATGATACGGAGGTTGGATAAACGATCGTCTGTGCAGTCGTTGTTTATATGGTCAACAACTTTGTCGTACCCTGCTGGTGAGTAACCTAGAAATGCCATCGCCACGAAGACGGCGACAGGCTGTTTTGTTGCCCTTCCTAGCGAAACATATCGCCGGTTATTCTTGCTGTTGACGTGAGGCGTCAGCATCACACCCTTGCGTTTCCTGCCATCCGCAAGCACGCGATCGATGCTTCGCACATGTCCGTTATCGGATGCTTCGTAGCCGTGGAATCCTGGTATCAGTCTCCATCTCATCACGATGAACCTCTTAGAAGAAGTCCGCTTCAATGCAGGCGGATGGTCTGTTTGTAAACGTGACCCAATACGGCATCATGGCAATATCCCTTTCAGGAAGTGGCAGATAGTTCAACAGAAACTTCAGCAACTGGATGATTCTCCGGCAATCCGTGCTGAGCGCAGAAGCTCAGCCACAACTTGTATCCGTGGAGATTGATGAACTCGATCCGCGTGAGTGCGCGGAGTAATTCGAGCTGCTGAATGACTAGCTTGCGGCGACGATCGAAGATCAGGTACGACGGGGTGCCGCTGCGAAGCGAACATTCCTTCATCAGTTCGGCGAGTTGCTTTTCAAGTTCTTCCATCGTTCCGTCCTCGTGGCTTGGTTATATCTGATTGATATAGGTTATTCGCCGCGCGCTGAACAGTATTGGGACCGGCTGGTAAGAAATTGCCGGGAGAATCTGCAAGTCCCGACGCCTTATCCGGACACGAATGCGGACACCGTGTCCGGATAAGCCTGTCGCAACTACGGCTCCAGAGTTTCCCGGACAATATCCCGCAGTTCGCGGTTGCCTTCCAGTGCTGGCAGCACCTTCCACAGCACGCGACCGTAGAGGGTGATCGTGCCGTACAGCGATGCGATCAGCTCTCTGGACTCTTCGGGAGACTCAACCGACGGAAGAAAAGGACGTGCATTGCTCATAATTACACCTCGTTGTGAGGGTTCTGACCCGCCGGACACGTAGCACTATCAATGCCACGAGTCCTTTATTTTTCGAGGCGGCGGCCGACTGCGCGTCGGTGCTGATAGATTATCGCCGCAACTCTCGTAGCAATCACAAGTTAACGATCAACCGAAACTTGCGAACTAGCAGACCAGAAAAGAGCGATCCTAGCGTTTAGTGTACGCTTGTCAACTATCCAAGAATGGAAAGATTTACCGACTGGTTTGAATGGCGAGAAACTCCGGAATGCCTAGCGGTCGGCCAGCAGCGGCACACTTCCGCGATCATCTGGCGGTACGGAATCGTAGCCGCGTAGCCATTCGGATTCCTGCTCGGGCGATTCGGGACAACAGAGTATTCGATAGCAGCCTTGTAATGCGGCGAGTTGTCCGCATTCGTATGTCTTGTTGTGCGCGGCAAAGAACTCCGGCACATTGCACGGCATCCAGGCCAGCACGTCTGTCGGTGGCCATTGCTGGTAGTCGTCCGGCTCGTATCGATGCAGAATCAAGCCGTCCAGGTCAACGAACGTTTGCGCGTAGTCGACGTGCGCACTTACGCCATCCCGCTCAATGACTGCGACCCAAATAGAATCTCCATCTCCTGGACGTTCAGACGTTGGCATCCATCTCGGTTTCGTCATCGGTTCGGATCTCCTTGTGCCGCATCTCGCGGCCACGGTTGGTGGTGTCGTTGCCAAGTTCACAGCGAGACGTGGGAAGTGTGCTGGACTAGGATTGCTGCCACCCTGCCAATCCATCCTCAGCAGCCTCGGTGGCAGCCACAGCCTCAGCGACGATCTCTGGCCAGCGGTCGGATTCCCACCACTCACCGTATGGTGTCAGATTGCCATCGCTGTCGTGTGTCAATTCGGTGCCGTGGTCGTAGGTCAGATCCCACGGGCCACAGTCCGCAGTGGGGACGTAGCCGTGCATGTCCGCTGACAGATTCTCGCCAAATGATCCGAGATTTGATTTGTGGAATGCGTTCATCATCCGTGTTTCTCCTCATGTTGAATTTACTCCCCGCTCACTGCGAGACGGGGGTGGGTGGGTGGGGTATTTAAGGTCCTGGTCCGCCAGTATGCTTTCCTCGCCGAATCGTTTTCTTGCCTCCGCCGCCGAGCGTAGCCCTCCTCACGCCCTTCGTTTTTGTCGCCTGCCTCGGCGGTGGAATCGGCGACGAGTCAGCCGGTGCGTGAGTGCCGCAGTACGCTCGCCAATCACCGCTTGACTTGCTGACGTGCGTTACTTTTTTGCGGCAGACTTCGCACGCGGCTTTTAGGCGCGGATATCGACCGTGGCAGTCGAGGCATTCTTTCGCCGACGTGATACTATCTGCGGCGAGCATGTGAGATCCGCACTCAGGGCAGAGTAGGTGCCGCATTACACCGCCTCCACGTACTCGCCACCGGCAGCCGTCACGCCGTCCAGGGTATTCGGGCCGAGGTCGCCTTCCTCGATCGCGTCGTATGCCGACTGGACGGAGGCTTGGTCTGACGGGTCGCATACGATCCAGCCGACTGATCGCGAACCGAATCCGAATTCCCCGACGATCACTTTTCCGGAATCTGTTACTTCGCGTGCTGTCATTTGCTTCGTCATCGTGTTTCTCCTCGTGTTAGTTGGTTTCGTTCTCGCCGGGCTTGTGACCGGCCTATATCACCTAGATATCACCGCTTAGTTCTTGAAACTCCAGTCGGCGAGTTGCTTGCGTCTATAGGGTATTCGCCGCTGATATCAGGATCTTGGTCGGAATTAGCGGTTCTTTCCAGTGACTGAACACTCGTTCATCTACATTCAGACCACCCACTTTTGCTATCATCACGAAAGATACAGACGAACTCTACGGGAGACGAACATGAGACACCTTCATTTCCTGATAGTGACCGCGATTGCCGCGTCCGCGTTCGGTCAGGGGCTATCTCCAACAGACGCATATGTTGAAGCGCACCACCGGCACTACGAGGCGCGGCGTGCAGAACTCATAGAAAAGCTGGCCGAAGCGACCGCCGAATACCAGCCGATTCGCGATGCCAAAGTTGATCGCCGCGCGGAGTCGCTGGCTGCCTTGACGGTAACTTTCGGAGAAGGTGCCGACGCCGTCCAGTGGTTTGAAGACGAAAATGATGCCGTCTACTTTAGAACAGCTCGCGAGAAACGCTCTGTCACCGAAAGGTACGAACGACTCTACATTGATCCACGAAAAAAGGAACTTGCCGACTTGCCATTGACGTACACAGACGAGCGTCCGTCGATGCCGTTTTCTGGCTCGCACCCAGGAATCATCCGGTGGAAGCCTTACGTATTCCAGGTAATCGACGACGACGAAGTGCTTTTGCGAGTCTTCAAGGACACCATTTTGTACTTCAAAGGCGTAGCGACTGAAGGCATGGTTGACGGCGAGTACATCAACTTAGATGGAGCGTATCACAGTACCGGCACAACAACCTACCAGACTGCCTCCGGTGGATCGAAGACTGTCCGTGTGATCGAGCCGTTCGATACGTCCTCGGCTGATGCCATTATCTCAGAAAAACACGTTGAATTCTTGGACCGTCTAACCGCCGAGATGAAGAAATTAACCGCCGCAAATAAGAAGGAGACGGCAGACATTCGCGAATCCCTTACCCGCGAATTCACCGACATCACCGGCACATTCAAAGTGAAAGCCGAATACGCCGGGTACGCTAGCGGAAACGTCCGTCTCAAAAAAGAGAACGGCGAAACCATTAGCGTTCCACTGGCAAAGCTGTCGGATACCGACAGACGGTGGGTCGCTGAACAAACCGCGAGGGATTAACGCGGGATTCCGGCCTTGCGACTGGCGGTCACTTGTGTAACTTGCAGGTTTCTCGTTTGCTTATCGGCTGCCAGCATCTTACTGACTTCTGCCAAGATCGCCTGATTATCTCGGTCGGTGTTCACGTTGAGGGCATTTTGGATCTGACGCAGCACCTCGTCGCGGTCTGTCACGACAGTGACATTGACGTCCGTTTTGGTTGTGACTTTCGCGGAAATCTCTTCTGCGAGTTTGTCGTGTGCTGGCCGCGACCGGGACTCGTGTTCCTGTACCGTGTTCCGGTTTTGGCTTTCTCTTGCGACAACCTCGTCCTGGAGCTGCCGCTTATTGCGGTCAGCGTCATTGGCGCGAGCACGTTCGTCGCCGCCGAGAATATCCTCGACTCGCCCGAAGCCGCCGGCGCGGGCCGACTGGTCGAAGCCTCGCCGCTGAATGTCTTCTCCCACCCGCAAGCCGCTTGAGCCTAAGATGTTCCGGTCTTCTCGCGACAAGCCGGAAGCGATCGCGTCACGCCGTCTATTCTCCGCATCCTCCAACTTCTGCTGCTCGTCGCCTGAGATCGGCATACCGGCTTGTTGTTTCGCCTTAATGGCATTGACCTCGCCATCGCGTTTCCGCTTCTCCTGCGAGGTTTGCGCGACATCGAACTGGACCATGTCCCTGGAGTTCATGGCTTTCGCCATGCGCTCTTTGGCCTTGGCGTGTCTTTCTTCCGCAGCCTTGATCTTCTCCTTGCGGTCTGGAGACTCTGTACTGGCCGCGCGGACCGCCTCTTGGGCCTCTTTGATACGTTTGGCCGCCGCTTGCCGAGCCGCGAACTGCTCTTTAGCAGCTTCTGGAGACTGTTTTTTATCAAAGCCGAAGGCGTCTTTCTTCTCCGACTCCTGCTTTTCTAGCAACTTCTTCTGAGCTTCCCGAGCCGCTTCCAATTCGCCTTGTGCGTCCGTGAACTTATTGCCCTTGCCGGTCTTGAGCGTCTTCAGTGCGTCGCCAGATTCGGCCAATTCCTTTTGTGCTGCGGTGTACTCTGTTTTGGCTGCGCCGATCTTGTCGCGATCCGCCTTACTCATCCCGGTTCTGTCGAATTCCAAGCCTTCCTTGCGAACCCGCTCGGCAGCCAAAACAAGCTTTTTCTGGTCGGATACATCCATCTGCCCGAACTTCTGACGGGCGTTGTCGATGCGGCCGCGCTCCATCTCGGCTATCTGGCCGCGAAGTTCAATCTCGCGATGCAAGTCCGCGATCGCCGCGCGATTGGCCGCAAGTTTGGCCTTGGTGATCTCGTTCTCGATCGCTAGTCGATCTTTGCCAGCCGCGATGGCCCTAGCGTGTGCATCCTGAATCTTCTGATCGGCTTCATCTCGCTTCCTGGTCAGTTCGTCCAGGGATTGTTTCTCGTTGTCAGACAGACCTTTTGCACTCTGTTTTTTCAGCTCCAGATTTCGGATATCCGCGTTGACGTTTCCGCTGCTGTTCAGGTCTTCGGTTTCTTGCTTGCGAATCTTAGCAAGATCGTTTAGTGCGTCCTGCTGCTTCTTAATCAGAAGCGTTCTTTTCTCCAGCATCTCCGGACTGAGGAAGTCAGCGCCGCTGTCCCGCCTCTGCTTCTCCAATCCCGCAATCTTCTGGCTTCGCGCCGCGAACTCCGCAGGATTCCGATCATGCTCTAGCGACCGCTTCTCGCCAGCGATCTTGCGATCCAAGGCGGATTGCTTATCCTCCTGATCCGCGTTAGCGACGAAGCGTTTAACGTCGTTTTCCTGGAAGCCTAGTTCGTCCCGCTGCTCGGTGCGCTGCCGTTCTAGGTCCATCTCGCGACGGTGCTGCTCTAGCTCCTTGAGCATCCGCTCTTTGGAATCGGCGCGAGCCTTCTCGGCGCGCTCGACTCTGGCGGACGTCGCTGTCAGGTCAGTGATTGCCTTGCCGAATCCGTTCAAACCAGGAATGAGCTTTCCAATTGGACTGATCAAGGCATCGATCGCCCCTGCGCGGGCCTCCGAAGACAGTCCAGTCTTGGCAGCCATTTTGTCGAGCATGGCCATGAACTTGACTTCCCCGGTGGCGATATTGTCTCCCACCGAGCCTTGCTTCATGCCGCCGCCGAAACCGCTACTGCTGATCCCCTTGGCAAAATCCTTAGTGACGATCCCGGCCAAGACCGAAGATGCCACCGCTGCGATCGCTGCCGCAACAGGAACACCAATAGTCGCGGCCGTCATGCCGCCGGTCGCCGCCCCGGCGCCAGCGGCACCAGCACCTGCCGCGCCAGTCGTGGCAGCGCCTGCCGCAGTCGCCGTCCCGGCCGCGCCCGCGCCGGTTAACGCGGATTTAGCCGCAGTCGCCGCGACGCCCGTCGCCGCGCCCTTGATGGCTGCATTACCGACTCCTCTCGTCGCCTCACCGGAGACAGCAGAACCGGCCGCGCCAGTCGCAGCCCCTGTAGTGAATCTGCCAGCCGCGATACCTGCCGCACTCGCGGTACCGGATGCCGCCGCGCGACCAGCCGCACTAGCCGCGAACCGAGTAGCGGCATTACCAGCCGCTCCCGCTGCGCCACCGCCGCCGCGCCCTGCGTTGAGCCGCATGTATGCCGCCGCCGCTGCGTTGGCGGCCACCGCTTCGCGCGCTAACGCCGCTGTCATTGCCGTCGACTTCGTGCCTCCGATCGCACTAGCGGCACTAGCGGCATCCATCATGCTTCGAAGATTGGTCCAGACTCCAGAGAGCCTCTGAATCGATTGCATCCCGCCGACAACGACGTCGAACGTCCCTTGCAATTTCGCCAGACCCTTGACGAAATCCTCCATGTTCTCGTCGCCGACCAAGCCGAGCATCCCGATGCCACGGGCAAGCTGCATTACCGATGCGGTCGATTCAGCGAGCGAGCCCATTAGCGCCCGACGGCTGCTGGTGTACTGATTCTGGATAGCCTGCGCCTTGGCGACGGCTTCGACTTGCGCGGCTGATACGCTCGCTGCCGCTTCCCGTTCTGCGGCTGCCGATTCACGGGCCATCTTCGTCTGATTTGTATAGAACTGCTTTTTCAGTCCTTCCCGTTTCTTTATGACGACTTCTTGCTCTTTGGCTGAAAGCTGCATGAACTTCGAATCGTCTACCAAGCCGGCGCGTTGAGCGTTCGCGACTCGCTTCTGCCACTCCAGCTTCCACTCGGCGGTTCGCTTGGCGATGTCCTTTTCTTCGCGTTCTCGTTCGCGAATCCGATCTAAGATGCCCTGCTCTCTTTGCCGGTTGTCGTAGCGGTCCTCGCCTGCCTCGTCCTGCGCTGCCTGGCTGACGACGGGCCGCGTCGATCGGCCACGAGGTGCATTGCGTGACGTCGGCGATTCCGGCTGTCCTGTCGCCGCTGGAGGGCTTCCTGGAAGAGACGCAAGGATTCGCTTCTTGGCGTCGACCATCCGCTTAGTTTCGGCGATGCCGTGGTCCGCTTGTCCGGACTCGATGGCGCGGATTTTCCGATCGAGTTCAGCGGTCCATACTCCGTAGTCGCGAAGAATCCGCTTAATGCGATCCGTTTCCGATTCCTTGGTCGCGACCGCCGTGCTGCTCGGCGGAGGGACATTGGTAGGCGCGTCGTTTCTTGCAACGACGTCGACTCGATTTGCGGGGACGTTCGGCTTGCTCGGGGCCGGCTGAACGATCGGCGATTCCGGCAGAGAACCACGACCCGATTGGCTGCCGTACACTTCTGCCAAGATTCGTTTCTTCGCGTCGACCATCCGACGTGTTTCGGCGACGGCATGATCAGCCATGCCGGTTTCAATGGCGCGGATCTTCTGGTCGTGTTCGCCATAGGCAGCTTCGTGTTCGCGCAGTATCCGCTTCACTCTGTCGGTTTCTGCCTCGGGACCGCGTCCGCCGGCCGGCAAGTCCTGGACCTGCGGAACCCGATACTGATCACCCGGCTTGCTGGCGGCTGGCGTGCCCCGGTTGGCTGCTGTAACACTCGATTGTGGAACGCTGCGCTGCGGAGCATTCGCAAACGCCTTCATTTGATCGGTGGCGGACTGAAAGACAGATCGAATCTGCCCCACGACAGCCGCGCCGGTCGCCTCGATGGCACTCTTCGCGCCGTCTCTCGCCGCCCGGAATGCCGACAGTTGTTCGCGGCCGAAACCGCGATTCAGCAACTCGACTTCCCGCTTGATCTGATCGCTCGCGGACGTTGCGTGACGAGACACATCGCGCATCGAGGACGCGATTGTCTGCTGCGTGGCAGTGACCTGCTTGCCTAAGTCCGATAAGACTTTAGAGGTTGCCGGATGAGCCTCGACGCCAACCCGAAAAAGAACGTCCGCGCCGCCGCCTTTTGTTTTTTTCTTAGCCATTACGTGATTGTATCACGAAGAAAAAAGCCGCCCGCGCCGCTGACTAACCTTACGGGGCCGGTTGCGATGCCGGCGCGGCGCGGGCTAAGGATCGCATCTATGCGGACCATCCGAGCGAGCGGGCCTTGTCCAGGATGGCGGACTCATCCGCCTAATCCCACCGCTGACGCTGTTGTTGCGCGACATGCTCGCGCTGCAACCGCACCTCGTACCACACCGGCTCCGTGACGTGGTGCCTGTGCTCCTGATGTGTGAGGGTGTTTCCTCCCAACACGTATTCACGGTCGCCGTCGACCGCTACCGAACCAATCAACTCGTGTGCGTGCCCAGTCCGCTCGCCTGCGATGCGAATGCCAACGCGGCCTTCCTGGACTTGCGCACCGGTCGGCAACTCGCCAACCGGAACCAACAACACGTCACCCTGCCTGATTGCCACTGCATTCATCTTAGCTCTCTCTTTCTGGACGGTACTCGTCCGGATTCATTGAAAATGTCCATGCCACGGCAGCACGGATACGTTGTGATGCCGTCTCGCCAGAACGAAGCGGCATTGCGAATTGGGCTGGCACACCGATGCGGTGTTGCTGTCCGGTTGACGGGCAGCGGACACAGACTTGAGCCTGCGAGACTCGGGCCGTCGTCCCATCGACAGTACGATTAGTAATGATCGCGCCGTCATCGCTGGCACAAACCAACACCGGGTTCCATATGCTGATTGCGTCGTCTTCTCCGCGTGGACCGAGCCAGTCTAGTAGTCGCAAGTCATCACTATTAGACTCGCGATCATGGTCGCCATCGCGGCGAGAAGAGAAGGTGCGGTAGACCGCGATCTGCTCGTACCAAGGTACCGCAGTCCAGTCTCTATTATCCCACAGGGATGCCTGGTGCTGCGTGCCGAACACGCGGGCCAGCGTGCCGATCGCAGCGCGGCGACCAGCATTGCGAGCGCCTAGTGGTCGATTTGTGTTGTATTCCTCATTGGCTTGCAACGCAAGATCCGCGAGTGCAACCCGCAGCCCCCAACCGGCCAAGATGCGATTAGCGGTGCGGCGCGCCTCACGTAGCCATCGCTCAGCCAGTCCAGGTGACTGGAATCGCTGAGCTACGTTTACTGGCGAAACCAAGCAAGCCGGGCTGCCAATTCCCCGCGGACTAATACCGCGAGTGAATACCGCCGACAGTAAAGGGTACTCCGGCACCGCCCGCAGCCACCCGCAGACGCGGCGGGCATGGGAGTAGACGCGGTCCACCTCACATAGAGTTGACTCGCTCCACCGTGCAGACCAATGGCATGGCACGCCGCTAATCAGATACCCGTGTCCCCAGTTGCGGGGCAGCTTCTCTTGCATTTCACGCGGCCAGTACATGACCGCGTTCTCTAGCCATCTCTCAATCACGGCTCGCCGAATGAATGGCGAGCGACTCGGAGACTGGGCGTGATGCCATCGGACATGCCGGCGACCGAATGCACCGGGCGTGCGAACGGGGCGGTCTACAGATAGATGATCTCGGACTTCGGCGGTAAGTACACACATCGTTGTCACTCCTTGTGGCTTCGCGGGCCACGGCTGCAACTCCATCAGTTGCCGATTTACGCTTGTTTCTTACAGGTAATTCGCCGCAATCCGGCGAATCTTGGGAAGTTTTTTTCACGAAATCAGTGTACTATTCGCGAAACAGAACCGCCATCGCGCCGTCGGATCACCGCAACAAGAGCAAGAGCCAAAGCAACCAACTTTGGTTATCTTCAGAGACCTTTTTGCCGACGCCGGCAAGATGGTCCGTTTTAGCGACTTCGTTCACCGGACGTGGCGGCGCTGCGGATGGCGATGAAAACTTGTCCTTTAATGGAGGTCCGTTGTGACCCATGATTAGCTCCAGCTATTCGCGAAAGAGAACAGCCAGCGCCCCGGCTAGTTCGTTCGCGAGTTGCTTAGACCTCTGGCGAGAAAGCAGCGTCTCGCATATTTCAAATCCGCGACGGGTCCAAGCATCCCCTGGATCGGCCACGCCGCCGCCCATAGCGCGATGCTCGTAGTAGAGTTGCAGGAGCTGCTCGTTGCGCGCCGAGAGAACGTGAAGATACTCTCTCTCGGGTGACTCCTTGGGGCACTGAAATCCGCCCCGGCAAGGCGGTGGACCGTACTGGATGACGGGAAGCAACTCGCCGTCGCCTACCATGTACGTCTCGCGCTCGCCGGTCTTCATGTTGAAGACGAACTTCTGGCACTCAGAGCAAGGGATATTGGCGATCTGCGGGCTGTTGATCCTGAGCAACAACCCGCCGATTAGTTTCCCTCTGCTCCCCGCTGCCGCTCGCCAGATACCGTAGTCCCGGCGATCGCCGCTTCCAGTTCCAAGTCAGCTTCGTCGGTGACTTGCTTCTGCGTCCATTCGGGATCTGGGTCGGAGATCTGGCTGCCGTAGATCACGATCGCGGCCAGCCGGTCCCAAATATCGAAGAACAGCGTCAAGATAAATTCGGCGGTAATCGGCGCTTCGCTGCCGTCTTTCAGTTTGATGTCCCAGGACTTGATCCGAGATGCCAAGGCGCGGGCAAAGAGCAAGTCTTGAGCGGCCGGCGACTTACCGTGCATTGAACCAAGCAAGGTACTGCGCTCGGTGATCAGCGTCGGCCGATAGCGAAACTTCACCGCTGGGTGCAAGAACGGAGCTTCGGCGACATAGCCATGCAGACTCCAGCCGTCGTCACCAGGAGGGCTGTAGCACAGAGTATTTGGGCACGACACGGTAGAGTTTCCCTTCAGCTATCGAGTGTCTTCGGCGCCAGTCTCGTCAGGTCCAGTCACAGCTTCTGCCACCGCTGGCGGCGCGAAGACTTTCGGTAGATCGCGGACCTTCTGGACCGGAACGTCAGCGACTGGCTTGATATTCGGCCGCGACTTGGGCTTTCGGTCCTTGAATTTTTGGCCCTTTGGCTTCTCCGGATCGACCGGTTTTGGAATCGGCTCGGTCATGGCCGTGATCGTCAGATAGATGCCGTCATCGCCGGAAACGTACTCCACGTCCGTGTACGCGGACGGATTCGAGAACGCGCGCCGGATGTTGCGGATAAGCTCATCCAGCTTCTCGCGCTTCCGTGGGTCGTCGTGGGCGATTCGGATCTTTTTCATGGCACACTCGGTCTGAGGTTTGAGCGACTAGCAACTAGCCGTTAGCTATTACACTGTCGCGTCGTTGATGATTTGGATCGCGTTCGGAATCGCGTCGCCGTCCAGCGTCCGCGCCGTGAACACCAGCCGCTGCCGAAGCTCGGTCGAACTGCCTTCCAAGCCTGGCAACTCGGGAGCGATCTGCAAGCACGGGAACAAGAACGACAAGCTGCGCCCGCCATTCGTGTAGACGATCGAGGCGGCCACGCCCGCGAGCGCGATTTCATTCAGGTCGATGTCGTTGGTGGTAAACGGCGAATCGCAAGAGAACGTGATATTACGTCCGCCTTGTGGCAGTTCCGTACGAGTCGAACTTGTGAAGAACCGCTCGGTATCGAGCATGTTGTCGACCATCACTTCGACGTTGTCGACTGGTCGCGCCGTGCCGTCGATCGTGATGACCGCTTGATTGTGGATGTACGGCTGCAAGATGCTCAGGTCTAGCGTCGGGAACGTGTCAGCCGATGCCTTGGCTTGCGTCAGCCCCTCCAGTTCCCAGTTGAGCCTCAATAATTGCCCGGCGCTGGACGTGAACGTCGCCTTGGACGTCCGCATGTCAGTGTGGTTGTAGACCGCGATCTTGCGGTCAACCGTGAGCGGAAAGTATTGCGTCAGATACGCCGGATCAAGCGTATTTCCAGAGAACGCACCGCCGAAGATCAACGGCAGAATCGCCGTGAGTTCATCGGGTCGCGGCGCCCACGCCATCGCGCCGGATACCTTGTACGGACCTTCCGCCAGAGACTCGCTGCGCTGATCGAGCTGTCCGGCCATCTCGTTGTCGGGGAACACTTGCAGCGGAATCTTCCGCACGCCGCATTGCTGGAGCGCCAACCGTGTCGTGACCGGGAGAGCCGCGCCGAACACGCCCACGCCGACTTTGAGCATGTGCCCCTTAACGGCCAAGTTCGTCATCTCTTACTCCCTGCAACTCGAAAAACGGTGAATCTTGTAAAACGCTTACGCGGCTGGAAAAACGCTTACGCCGGGGTCGGGTCGATCTTGCCCCAGATGCGCAACCGGACTTCCGGCGTATTGGTGATGTAGAGCGCCGTCCAATCCGTGCCGAAGAAGAAGGCGTCGTACGAATCTTCTGTCCAGACGTACGGCTTATTCGCGACCAGCGTGATTGGATCGTCGGGTGTGGTGCCGTCGTTCGGCTCCAGCAAGCAGGCCGCGCTCGCCACCAGAACGAACGACTTCACCTCCGACACGTCGAGTGTTGCCCCGATGATCTTGTTTGTCTGATTGACAGGGATCGTCTCGTCGAGCAACAGTGTTAGGCCGCCCGTGTAGTCCTCTGTGAACTCCACCTTGACGCCATCTTCCGGCGTAATTGAGTACCCGATCTTGTGCGACATGCGGTGGCTTCCTTGCCGTGCTTAGATTTACTTCCGTGTGCGACTAGCGCCAGCCCTGAATATATCAGACCGATATAGGCGGCGATCTAATTATCTCCGGCTAGAAGATGCCGCGCGGCATTTGGGCCTGAAACCGCAGCATGATCGTCGAAATATCAAACAGCTCCGAGAAACCGGACGGAATAACCGGCGGACCTGGATCGACGAAGATATCAATGACCTCGGGCACGCCCGCAAACGGCGCGTTTTCCGAGAGAGCTTGCGTAATCTGTTGCCGCCAGCCAAGTTCGCCGCGCAGATTCAGCGTCTGATCTGCATCGCTGGCGCGAAGTAAGGAGAGTTGAACTCCGTAGTTGATCTCATCCCGCTCGTTATCCAAAGAGTCCCGTGTCTCGCGGATCGGCGTCACGAAGATGGCTAGCGATAAGTCGCGCCGATTCCACGGCAGTTTCTGCATGATGATATTGGCGGACGGAACATCCGTGAGGCTCATCGCTTGCAGAAATTCAACCACCGCTTCGCAGCAGCGGTAATGAATCGGGTCCACTCCGCTTGAAGCGCGGAAGCCGGTGAAGATTACTGAGATGTCAGCGCCTAACTTGCTGACCAGAACTGCGCAGTACAAGCCATTGTCCACATCCAGCGCGACAGTGCCGTCGCCAGTCCGATTCCCGGAACTGGACCCATCCGCAGGAACGAGCCCGGAACTCCATGGCGCGGTGTAGATTGTGTTCGTTGAAGCCGGATCGCTGCCGCTGATCGTCGCTGTCGCGCCCGTCCCGGCTAGGTTATCGGCGATTGAAATAGCAAGAGGCATCGCGGCTCACTTCACTGGTTCAGTTACTGTCCGAAGGCGTTTTCGATGGCTGCGGACTTCAGTATCTCACCGCACTCTTCCACGATAGCCTCGGTGGCGTAGATGTAGGTGCGAGGCGGGATTGGTCCGCGACCGTATTGCTGTGTCGCGGCATACGGGATCTCGCCGCCGTTCACCCCTAGCGATGCTTCGCGATCGGCGGTGACAGCGATATTCCCCATCGCGCCAAGCTGAGTCGTGGCATTCAGCATGTCCTCTGAAAGTCGCAAGAGCGGATGCGGTAGGTTGTCCTTGCGTTGCGGCCACGGTGACCCGTCTGGGTACGACGCACTCATGAAGTTGTCGTAGAAGCCTCGCCGCAGAACTTCACCGGCCTGCCCTAGCGGTTCTTGGAATGATCCTGATTCGAAGTAGGCATCGGCGTCGTCCAGAAGCTCAACGAATTCTTCCGGGCTCATGAGTCATTCCGAACTTGAATGAGGGAGTAAATCACGACGATGAGTGACAGCGGGCCAAGGATCAGGAATGAAAACGCGATCAGCGCCGACTCAGCCCAATACTTTTGAATTTGCCGGAATACGTCGGAGGTTCCGTCCGAAATCATGCAAGCGATCATTAGGACGATCGAGGCGAGCAGGCCACACGCGAGCCACGCAGCGAACAGGATAAGGATCATATGCTCACGCTTTCAATTGGACCTGAATGATCTCTGTCGCGCCGGCGGCTTGATTGCTCAAGATGCCGATCTCGTGCGCACCAGCGAGCGCCGCTGGAATTGGATACGACTTACCGGCCGATACTGTGCGAGTGACCGCGACCGGAGGTTCCGCATCCGTGTACGCTGGCGCGAGCAATCCGCCCTCCCACGAAGACGAGTAAAACGTCAATAGCGTCCCAAGGAATCCGGCCGGAAGCGTGATATTGCCGACATCGAATCCCTTAAAAACAAACTTCCCGGTGGTTGCCGCATCATTGGAGAGCGGCAGCTTAAACTGACGCGACGCTCCACTCCTGGAGATAAAAGCACTCTTTTCGTCAGTTGGGACGGCGTTGGCCATTGCGGTTACTTTCTCTTGGACCAGTTTGTAAAAAACATCGCGAAGTACAGTGTCACGACTCCGCCAAATACCGACACGGCGAAAAACGGCAGCGTGAACCACCACTCCTTAACCGAGTGGCGGATCGTGTTTGTCAGTCCGTCTGCGATGACTGTGCTGCCTGCGAATACACACCAGCCAACGAAGCCCGCCAAGAACCAACTCAGGATGATCTCAAGCATTACGCGCCCTCAGAAAAATCAGGGCAGCATCCTGCCTCATCACCTTGATTTCCACTAGCCGAACCGCGACTTCCGAATGTCACGCACCAGTAGATTGCGCCGTTCGATCCAGTTGCGTAGCCGACTCCTATTTCGTGATACGCGGTGTTTTTGATGTTACGTCGATGACCGGTGGAGTTCATCCAAACACGCATGACATGCTCGGGAGACTTCTGCCCGTACGCGACGTTTTCGCCGTAGGTATTCCAGTCGTACCCTGCCAGTTTGATCCTCGCGCCGGGACTACTGAATCCTTCCCCGCGATGCGACATTGTTCGCTTCGATGCCATCCAGTCGGCGTGCTTCTGCGCGGCCTTCGTCAACAGAGCATTAAGAGCAAGAGGCGATGTTGGATCGCGGTTGGCGTTGTGGATTCTCAGTATCTCGGCAACGTACGGCGGCGCTGTTGGCGTCGTTGGATATGGCAGAATCGACGGTTTAGGAGGAACCGGCTTAGCTGGCTGCGCGGGCCTCCACCACGGTGAAATAAGTTCCAAAAACAGTGCAATTAGATTTGTCATCAGAACACCCTGCCTGTTATCGCCGCGAAGACTTCCACAGCATTCAAGACCAAGAATAAAGACGCTTGCCACTTCTCCCGAGAGTACAGCCACGCGCCCGCCAAGCCACCGACGTACAAGTGTGCCACGTCCTTGTAGACGTCCAGCCAGATACTGTCAGGCTCGACTAAGTCGCCGATCATCAACCGGACAATCGCCAAGGCAATGCCGAACGCGATTACTGAGTCACGAGTACCTGTCATGGCTTAAGACTCGCGATGCCGCCGCTAACAATCACCGTCACGGGAACATTGATCCCACGCACTCCCATCGGGGAAGTCGCCTGGATCGGCCCGCTCGGAATTTCAAACACGACGCTGTAGCCAGATTGTTTGCCGGGATACTCGCCGTCCTCAAGGTGCGTCGGCTTGAGAAACGTCAATTGAATCCGCGACGTTTCGTGGCAGGTTTTTGCCGCCTGCGTTTTTGTTCCCAACTCGAACGTGCGACCGTTCGGACACACCACGATCGTCTTGACGACTTGCCGAACTTGCACGTCTCCGTGATCCTCGGCGCTCACGATCTGCCGGCGGCAATTAGGGCACTCCGCGCCCTCGGAAATCTCGCCAGACAGACACTTCCCGTCGCGGTAGCAGCGATAGAACTTATTGCCGTCCAGCGTGAAGAACTCACCAGTGCAAATCGTTCCGTGTGAGATTGCCATCGATCCATCCTTGGAGTCGGCGACCAGTCGCCAGAGTCTTAGAGTCGGCCACGCTTACATTGGCAGTGCCATTGCGTGTCCCATAACTCCAGCGTAGCGGATACGATCAGCCAACTTTCGCCGTCGACTGCGAATCGCTCATCGCGCAACGGCTCGTGATCGCCCAGGAACTCCGCCCACAGCACCCACGTCGCGTTAGTCGACTTCACCGACACGTTCTCGCCGACTTCGCTCCGGGCGCGCGCCGGCAATTCCTTTTTGGCTTTCACGCCCGTGATAGTGGACCCATCCGCCTTGGTGTAAGTAACGGCCACGACGCCGTCGTGATACTGCCAATCGTTCTTATACAGTTCGTAGGCGGCGGATCTTGTGGTCATCGGTCACTTTTCCCAAACAGGAAACTACTCGTTAACAGGAAATCAACCGGCCGTCTCGGCACCAGCCGTGCCACATCCCGACCCAATGCAGACTCGGTGATAGCGTCGGCTTCTCCTGGGTGCCGCTCAGTGTCCATTTTGCGCCACACGGATTCCGTCGATCGACCGTCCATTCGCAGACGATGCCGTTCTGCGGCAAGTCGGTGTCGCCCCAATTGACCGGCATCACGATAAAAACGCTGGCCACATCTTCCGGGAACTGATGCTGCGTGTCCGGCTTCCACGAGTACCAAATCCCTCCTTTGCCGTGCTGCCGCGCGTCGCCGCTGCATCCGAACACCACAGCATCCACGGACTCGGTAGAGACTTCGCTCAAGAATCAACCTCCCAAGGGCCGTCTGCTCGCGCCACTTCGTCGTCAATCTGCTTTTCGATCGCTGACAGCGCGTCAAGGAGTGACATGCGGTAGCCGACGTGGTCGATGGTATGACCAGATCCAGATGCGTTCGGCTTCAGCGGAGCCTCTTGTAACGCCGTGAGAATCCGCGTTCTCTCTGCGCGAAGCCGCGACAGAGTGGTTCCGGTACTGACACTTGAGACGGGTGTCCCGTCGTTGATTGTTTGGTCGCTCATGTCACCGCGCCCTTATGCCACCGTCATTACAGTTGGGTTCGTGAAGTCGTGGCTCGTGCTATTTCGCCACAGGTAATACGTTCCGGCATTCAGCATGAACGTGACGTGTCCGAACTCGTCAGTGTAAAGAGTCCCTGCAATGACGTTCGTGCCGGCCGAGTCCGTCGACACCCAGCAGCCCACGTCACCTATCGGGTCGCCTTCGCTATCGTTTACGGTGATCTGCCAAGGCGTTCCGCCGGGACCGGCCGCACCAGCTAGTAGATCGACAGCCTCCTGCATGGCTGCGATGTCGGCGATGATTTCATCTTGTTTGGCTTCAGTTGCGTCGCCAGCGTCACTGCCTGGCCCGGCCGCCAGCGCCGCCGCCGTGAAGTCGTACACCAAGCCGTTGACAATAATCATCGTGGAGAACTGCGCGGCCATCGTGACGACGTTTGCTAGATTGGGAACAGTTACTTGGCGCGTGCTTGTTGCCACGTCGATCCTCGCCAATTCGGTGGCTAGTTCGGTGCGGACGTCCGCTGGAGAATGCGTGCTGAGTCCAGAAACGTCGGCCGTCAGCCAGTTGCCCTGGTTGGTCTGCAACTCGTTAGTGTCCGCCAAGATCGCGGCAATCTCGGTATCCAAATAGCCAGCGACCGCAGCGAGATTTGCCGCCGTTGCAAGGCCAGACTGGATTTCGGTCACAGCGTCCGCAGCCAGCCCGGCGGCTGTCAGCCAGTTCGCGGGAACCGTCGGAAGGTTCGCGAGGTTCGTGGTCGTGCCTACCGAAGTCACATTGGCTACAGTATCCGTTGCTGGATCGCTGATTAAAACAAGCTCACCTGTGTCGAGTCGCTTCCAAAAGATTCGGACGGGCGAGTTCCCGGTTTGATACTCCTTAATACGTGAGTTGCCGGTTTCCTGATAGTGGATATTGAAGGAGTTCACACCGTCGGCGTAGACGCGACTACGAGTCGTCTGTAGTTGGACGCGGCCAGGGCGTGCGGTTGTGTCGCGGTCCTTCGACTCTCCATCTTCCCAATACGCAGCCTCCACGTATCGACGTCTACCACGTTCATCATCGCGGATCTCATCAACGAGAACTTCGCGCACTCCAAGTTCATGGAATCGCGGTTCTACGGCCAAGTCTGATGAAAGCCTGCTCATGATGTTGCCATGCGTCTAAAACAAAAGCCGCGACCGCCTGCAACAGACGGCGCGGCTTGCGCGTAACTCGTTTTTCGTGATTAGTCCGTTGCGAGTCTTAGGCGGCCAAGGCGCGGACGTACTTGAGAACTTCCTTCTGGACTACCGGCAACTCGGATTCATCGATCGGAGTTACCCTGATACTCTTTGCCGGATCGATCACCGTGATGATCCCCATGTGTGTCTCGTATCGGCCCCGTGCTGTGAAGGCGTTGATCGCGCCAACCAATCGCATCGATCGCGGTTCGCCGGGGATCTCGACACGGAACTTCAAATCGCCATCTTGCAACGACAACTCGGAATCCCTCAGAAGTTCGCTGTACTCGCGATTCCGCTGTTCGGCGCGTTCCTGTGCCAACCGGCGCTTCGTCATCCGCATCTCGCGATCGTCGTCGTACATAGCTCGCCGGACGTCGTCGATGCCCATTCGCTCGATTGGGCGGCCACCGCCGGCCAATGCCAACTTCCGCACCATCGCAGTCAACTCGGCGACCTGATCTCGCAACGCAGTGACTTCGTCGACGTGAGTGGCTGGCGGAGACGGCTCTTGCGGACCTGACTCATTGCGGACCATCGTTTCGGTGGCACCGGCTGCCGCTTGACTCGATTGATTGCCTGGCTGCCGTGACTGATTGCCTTGCGGCCGATTGCTGCTTTGTGGGTTGGCCATGACTTAGGAAACTCCAGAGTGGAAAGAAAAATCAGCGGCGGCGCGGGTGGCGTGAACCAGTCCGCGCCGCCTATCGGGTTGTTGTTCAGGCTTAGTTGGTGCTGCGAACGACCCCACGAGGATCTTTCACGGAGTATGCGTGCATCTGATCGACGAACAGAGCCAGCAGAATCTTGTGATTCAGCATGGTGTAGTCGTTCGGGGCAGCACGTTGAACCGTGAACGGCCAGTTCTCGACTCGGCTGAACGCCTTGCGAGTGTTGATCGCCCACCAGTATGCGAGAGCGTTGGTCGTCGACACGGCCAATCCTCGATCCGCCACCGCGTCCGTCAGGATTTGATCCATGATCGGAGACGACAGAATCTCCTTGTTGGTGATGCTGGTGTTCGCACCGCGTCGGATCGCCGTGCTGGACTGAGTTCGCGTTTCGATCTCCGAAGCGCCCTTGATCTGAGCCGCAGTCTCGTGCTTGTCGTTATGCACAAGCATCACGTCCCAGTCGGTCGCGATCCGCTCGCCGGTTTCCTGGTCGGTCATGCGGGAGAACAGCAAGTTCGTCGCATTGACGTCCTCCCAGTCGGTCAGCGGGTTGGAGTGGGTATTCACCCAGAACCCGCCCGAGGCGACGTAAGTTTGGTAGGCCACCCCGCCGTAGTTGTACGGGTTGTCAACGCCTGCGATCAGACGCAGTCCGTCCTTCTCCTTGCGGAGACCCATGACTTCGCCGATCTTGTTGGCGTGAGCCAGCACTTGTCCGGTCTGGTCGAACTGGACCGTCTCGAACGTCACCTCCATGCGGAGGCCGTCTTGGTAGGTTTCGGGAGTCAGCGTGTAGCGTTCGGTGAACTGCATCGCGGCATGTTCTTCACCGGGATTGCGCCGCACGGCCTGATCGCCCAATCCGCCGAGACCCATGTACTTCTTCTGCCGCACGTTCGGAGTCGGATCAACCGGGATCAACCGATCAGTGATGAAGTCCGGCCGCTCGTAGTCTTGGAGCAACGCCGCGTCCAAGAGTCCGCTAACGGACCCCAGGAAGGCCGATACGTTCGGCAAGTCCGAAGGCAGCACGGCTTCCGCCCCACCGGCTTCGTAGACTTGATAGGAGTTCGCGGTCGAGCGCGACAAACCTTCAGCCCATTGCGGGCCGATGAACGTATCGGCCAAGCCCCGGATGGAGAAGTCTTGCGGCCGCATGTAGTTCGGCCCGGTTTCCAACACGGCCATGCCGTGCTTGTTGACCTTGATACCGAGGTCTTCATGGAACTTCCGCAAGAAGGCATTCGTGCCTGCGATCCGTTCGCCTTGACTGGCGTGCGAAGGCGCGAATTGCTCAAGCACGTTACGGAGGGCTTTGTAGTCCATCTCTCGAAACTCCTTTTTCGGGGTCGTGACTTCGTGTCACAATGTCTTCTTGGTGAAGCGTGTTTTTGTGAAAGTCTGGGTTAAAAAGTCCGTGTGGCTTAGGACCGAAATCCACTACCACACAGACCGCTAGAGGGTGCTAGTCAGGCCGTCTCGTCTGCGTCGTCTGCCGATCCCACGAGACAGCTAGTCGCTTTGTCGAGGCTGTCTTTCAGGCTGGCGTTTTCCGTTTGGAGTCTCGCGATCACTTTCCGCAGAGCCACGATTTCCAACCGTGCGTCCGCATAGGCGATCTTGATTTCGTCGATGCTCAATCCGATCTGATCCATCTTTCCCTCTAGCAAGTCTGGCTATATCGACGTGATATAGTCGCTGTCGCGTAATATGGTATAATCCTGGCATGGAAACCATCATTTGTGTTTGTGAGAATTGTTCTGTTGAGTTCCCAACTCCTGCCCATGACGTGCGTCGTCGTGGTAGAAGGTTTTGCAGCCCAGCGTGCTACGATGCTTCGCGACGTAACACGCCAGACAAGTTTTGGTCCTTGACCACGAAGGTCGATGGGGAATGTTGGCCGTGGAGAGGCCGTCGTACGGAAGGAGGTTACGGCAGATTTCACTTTAGTGGAGAGCAACTCGCCCACCGTGTTTCTTATCTGCTTACATTCGGCTCCCTGCCGGATGGTTTGTGCCTCGACCACCTTTGCCGGAACCGCCTGTGCGTCAATCCTGCGCATCTCGAACCTACAACGTGGCGCGAAAACATCCTTCGCGGTGAAGGTGTCGCTGCACTGGAAGCACGAGCTACTCACTGCAAGTGGGGACATCCATTCGACGCAGCCAATACCATGATCCGTAAAGACGGAGGACGGTTCTGCCGCGCCTGTGGACGCAGGCGATACAAGGCATACAAGCAAAAGAAGAAATCTCATATTATTTCCTAGCCAACCAGGCCCTTCTCTTGTAGGTCGTCGGCAATCGAATTGACGAAGCTGGCGGTATTGGCCAGATCCACAATCAGCCGGTCACAAGTGCGTGCCAGACTTGCAAAGTTGCTCCGAATCGCAGCCACGTCGTTCGCGTACGTCGTACCGTCCGCCAGCGCTGCGATCGTGTCAGCCGGGGTTCCTGCCGAGTTGTCTGTCAGGTCAACTGCGGTTCGCGCCGCGTGCGTGCGGTCAGCGGTCGAAAAGGTCTGAACGTACGCGGCACATTGATCCGTCGGAGTCGATCCGTGGAACGCGACCAAGTCGGTGGTGGCGCTGCCGATCTGTGCATCACCAGCCACATTCACGCGGACTGCCGCGCCGAAGGCCAAGACCACCGTGCCTGTCGTGGTATCGATCGTGAGGATATCGCCAGTCGAATCCTCGATACTCAAGGCATCCGCCAAGTTGGTCGGGACGCGGATCTCGTTCGCGCCGGTAGCGCCGTCGAAGATCAACACCGGAGTCGTGACCGTAACGAACTCGCTGGTCGTGTCTCCGCTGCCGACGGCATTCGGAGTGACCTTGCTGATCAGCCGCACCAGGACGCGAGTCGTGGCACTGGAATATCGTTTCACGACCACACCGATCGCCACGCTCTCGACGGTCGTCTTTTCCAGCTTCTGGTTTTCGACCGCGTCGCCGGTACTGACTTCCGTCACGGAGACCTTGTCGCCGATCTCGAATGTCGCCGACACGCAGTCGTATTCCGCGATAATGTCAGTCGCGACCGGGAAGTACGGATCAGCCGCCGTTTCCAGCACCGTCCGCGTTTCCGTGGCGACACCAGCGAACAGAGGCGCGAAGGTCGACTTGTTCAGCGCCGCCGTCCCAGCGTCGGCTTGCGAACTCGCCGGCTTCACGTCGTCCGTATCGTGAAACAGCAGGTCGCCCTTCTCCACGGCGAGCGTGCCGTTGAAGAGGTACTTGACCGGGAATGCGCTGACGTCTTTGAAAATGCGGGGCTTGGTCATGACGTGTACTTCCTTGTACTTTTTGGTTGTTCAGTGCGGCCCAGCCGCGATTGTTCAAGTGTCAAAAACGCTGCGAATTAACGCCGGACGTTGATTGGATTAGTTAGCGGATCAGGTTTGCCAAGCTGCCTGGCTCGGCATATTTCTTCGCGACCTCCGCGATGTTCACGGCTGGCTGCTGGACTGGTGCAATCGCCGGTTGACTGCGAGCCCTCGGTGCATTTTCGAGGACCGGTGCGCCGCCCTTTGCAGGTGCGACCGGAGCGATCGACAGACCAGCCAAGTCGTTGGCGAACGCGGTGCGTTCTTCCAGCGTCAACAGCCGAGACATCGCCGTCACGAACTGGCGAGTCGGCGTCACCTTGCGAGCGGTCAACAGGTCCGTGCATTCAAGCACGACGTTCACGTCTAGCGATTTCCTGGCCGATTCCTCGACGGTTTCTTTTTCCTCCGGCATTTCGGAGGGCATTGGTTCTGGTTCTTCAGCGGGTGCCGCTTCGGTGACGGCTGCCGCCGCGAGGTTGTCGCTCACGCTGTCGCTCATGTCGAGCGATGCCAACACTGCTCGGAGTTGCTCGGTGCTGGCTTCCGCCACCTTTGAGGCAATCGCTGCCAGAATGCCGGCCCGAATCTGCGATTCTGGAGACACGTCATCCACCGGCACTTCCACGGGCAGATCGCCCATTTCTGGATCGATCGCGCCATCCGCTTCGGAGACGGCGTCTTTCAACATGCCGTACTCTTCCGTGCCTTCCATGTCTTCCGGTGCGGATTCCAAAATCATGCGGATCGTATGTCGCATCGCAGCGTGACCTTTCCGTTGGGCCGATTCAAAGAGGCTATGCGTGGTGCCGGGATTCCCGTTCACCACTGCGACTCCCGAGACGGCAGTAATTTCTGTGAGGTAAATCCGCCCGTTTTGCAGGATCGGAGTTGGTCCGCGCTGAGCCTCGTGACTCAGTGCAAAGGCGTCCGGCTTCCGCTTGGCGACTTCAACCAGGATGGGAGAGAACTCGCTCGATTCCAGGTAGTGAAGATCGGCGACGATGCCCTTGCCTTCGACAAATCTCGCCTCGGCCAGCCAGCCGACCATGCGAGTGTTGTCGTGTGACTCTTCTTTGAGTACGCGGCGACCGCTGGCGTCGTAGCCGAATTCAAGATGCCCGTCGTAGACCTTTGCACCTTCGTACAAAGGAACAGCCCTGCGCAAACATTCCGTTGTGTACGCATAGGGCCGATCGACCGCGTCTCCAAAATCCCTTTCGGAGAGTCCCAGAACGCGGCCGGTATTTTTCGATTCCTCCGCGACAACCAGGACGCCGCGAATAACCTTGGCTTCCTCGTCGACTCGCGATACGCCCAGCGCCAATTCCATGACGCCGCTGGCCAACTCCAGAACGATTAAGTTCTGAGGGGCTGGTTGTGCCGTCCTGGCTTTCCGTGACAGACGTTTCCGCTGGCGTGTTTTGGCTTCCGTGCCGTTCATTTAGCCAAGGATAGAGCGGCAATTGGCGGTTTTTACGCAAACCAGACTGAGGCAGCCTCGCGACGGCGATCCGCGACCAGGCGTGAGAAGTCCGCAGTTGTTGCGAGACGCGAGCAAACTCGGCAATTCGCACGGCAAGCGATTAGTCGCCGCTTGTGCGATGTGGACCCATCCGCCGCTAGTCGCGAGAAGCTGGACTCCACGCAGATGCGAGAATTCTCAGCACGTTCACGCCTAGATAAGTCGCTGCTAAGACATAGACAGCCATCGCGAGTCTCGCCTCGCCGGTGAATTCAAGCAGAACTCTGACCGTGACTTCCATCTCTGCATGATAAACGAAGCGGCGCGGCGGTCTTTGTGAGGCATTCAGGAAGTGGACCCATCCGCCGATTCGCGACACGGCTTACACTTCCGACCTGGACGTCCGGGAGGTATCGGTTTATCGCACGACGCGCAACAGCTTCTGCGCACCGCAGGTCTGCTCATTGGCAGCCGGAATAAATCACCTGCGACGATAGCCAATGTGAGCATCTTCTCTCGTGTGTCTTCGTTTATAGAGACGCTCTCCAGTTCTCGAACAGTTCAACTGATGCTTGTAGGTACGGCCGGAATGCTTCCAGCGCTGACTCAGCCTCGTAGTCAGTGACAGTGAATTGACACCGTGGGCATTGGTGCATACCGCCGCTCCGAACTGGCGGATAGAAAGAATCCGACGTGCCGAGATAGCTGCACTTAGGGCAATGTCCATCGTGCATTGATCGTACGATCCGATGTAGCGCCCGAGCGTGTTCGGCGGATAGGTCAAGTGACAGACGAGTACATTCGCTCTTGACTTGTTCAGCTTTTGGAGGAAGTGCGTCGGTCGCGGTGGAGTTTAAGTCGCCGCCGATCGACGCATCGAAGTGGCTAACGGCGATGTCGGCGTTTACCCGAGACTGCTCAAGAGCCTTGCCGTGATTGCAACTCGCGGCGTACACGCCGCACCATAATTTCGTGCGAAGCTCCTGTGTGTGTTTCCGATCAGAGACCAACCGTTCCGCTTCGTTACTCATCGTGTTCACGTCCTTTCTGTGCTAGTTCATTCCGCACACAACGCCCCAAGTGATCCGACACTCGCCTTCCGCCGCCAGAACGGCAGACGTGAACGGCCTCGCCATTTCCTCGAATCTAGCGATCTCATGCGAGATTGCTGGGATCGCAAAGACCGGCATGTCGTCGTTCTTCGAGAAGCTCATCTGCCGATCGACGCCGGGTAGCTTCCGATTCGGAATCAGGTACTTCCTGACTTCATAGGACCCCAACTCTCCACGCCCGTCATACACGATGCTTTCATGTTCGTAGATCAGCTCCTCATCGAAGTTCCACGCTTCGATGTACGGCCCGACATAAACACTGAGATTCATGCTCATCGCGATCTCGACTCTTCTGAAAGCTCGCACCTAGTGACTTGTTTAACGATTGCACCCCAGCGGACGACGCTTATTCCGACTGGCCTGCCACCGCCATAGGAGACAATCGTTGCAGCTTTCTGTCGCGTGATATCAGTGACCTTTCCACGTTTCACTAGCCTCGATATTCGTGCGCCGTGGTTCATATCAGCTATTCGCCGGTCGGCAGCCTATATCGGAAAGACATAGCAAAGAACGTCTAAGATTTCTTCGCAGCGCCAGCGAGCAGCCAAGCAGCCGCCTCGTTACTGCCGACATGAAACGACGGCTTGCCGACGATGCGCTCGCCCCTGACCGATTCGCAGGCGTGATAGATCGTCGCGCCACCGCCTTTGACTTTCAGTCGGCCGCCGCCGAGATTCGGCTCATGGCCGACGATCACCACTTCACGAGAATCCGCTACCTCGCTAGGACACGGTAAGACGTCGCCGATTTCAAGAGTTGCCTGCATGATCCAACTTCCCTCTATAAGATTCCCGACCAGCGATCACTAACTGTTCACTGGCCTCTTTCCAGCCGGCACGATACGAGTCACGAAACATTCCGATCTCTTGCGGCTCGCTCGCGCCGATACATCGCGAACACCAACCAGCGAGGAACGCCGTCAGAGATGGAATGATGCCGCCTATCTCGTTCCAACGCAAATGCACAACCGACCACCGCGTTAGCGCCAACTCGATTGGCAGTTCCATCGGGCGAATCTGCGCCGGAGACTGCTGCGGCTTCTCACATCCAGGTCCATCGCAGTACGGTGTACGAAGTTCAGGGTTGCACTTGCACATGGTTACTCTTCCACTACTTCCGCGAACAACCGAATACCGGTGAAGTTCCTGGGCAGTCGCCGCAAGAACTTCTCGCCATCGCTGGCATCGACCGCGCCTTCCACCTGACCAGGATTGTCGCCGAACTTGCCTGACAGCACACGTTCCGCTAACGACTCATCGCCGGATAGTCGCACAGCGCGGCCGTCCTGCAATCCCAGTGTCAGCACCGTTACAATGTTGGCATCGCGGTCGGCAGTCTTGAACTTAACGATCACCTGGCTGGTCCTTGCTTGAGAGTTTAAGCGGATTCGACATAGCCAATTTTCTGGCTCGTCTTTTTGAACTTCGCGTCGCGGATCGTTTCCAAGTCTAGGCCCGCAGCCTGAGCCCACAGATCCAAGTAGATTGCCGCGTCGGCAATCTCATCGGCTAGTTTTCCGCGAAGTTCTTCTGGAGTTTCGTCATTCCCTGGAATGCCGTCACGCACTCGATTGAGCTTCTTGACGATGTTTGCGGCCTCGCCTACTTCACCGACAGTGGCTGTCACCCAATCACTGAGGCTCCACGAATTGAGCGGGTGATTGAATCCGTCCGGAGCCTCGCAACGACGTCTGTTTCGTTCGCTGAATTTCATTCGGTAAATCCCACTTTCTGGCCTGCGTTATCGGAGCCGAACCGACTCGACTCCGTCTCCGAATAGCTCGGAAGCTTCTGGTGTAAATTTGACATCGGCCATGAGTACCGAGCCGACTCCTTCCATCTTCTCTTCCCTGAATTTCGTCACGTAGCCAACGCAATAATTGTCTCTGTAGACGAGTGTTTTCGAGTTCACGATTGTCGCTTCGATTCGTCCTGACAGATACTCAGCAGGAACGTCGTAGCCCCAAATGCGGATTGTTTTAGGTGGCTTCTTGGCGAACACCGACGACAACGGGCTAAACAGTGCGGCCACGGCGGCGACGAAACTACGACGGCTCAACATTAGATTTAATCCTTCAGGGCTCGTCCGCCATCAAAAGCATTGCCGGTGTACTGGTCGTGAGGCGGCGCGATCTTGCGGAAGTTGTCGCTGTGCTTGTGCAAGACTTCGGCCCGCTTCCAAAAGGCTTGCAGTTGATCGTCTTCCAGGAACGGTTTCAGTTCGCGCGTAACAGTCTCGCGGTCTGATAGTAGCTTGCCGAGACTGTCTTGGAAATCCTGCGGCAGCTTCTCGGCGTAGAACTTCGGAGGCCAGACTCCCTTGAGCGCGTACTTGCCAGCGATGTACGGCTCGTTGTGCTTCGGAAAGCCCATGCCGTTATCGATAGCTACTGGCTTATCGCCGTCGGCCAGCACGTTTCCGTAGTGCCGATCCGGATTGCCGATCAGCAGATCAAACGCGGCGAGCTTCGTCATTCCTTCCTCGGACACTCTATCGAGGACTTTGTAGTTGATGAAGCCGTTCTCGACCGCTGCTTTGCCGTTGGACCATTCCTGGACGCTGCCGATCCCGAGTTCGCCATCGGCCAAGGCAGTCTTGGGGACCATGCCGAGTCCCATGATCTCATCGAGGACCGATGCCGCGACTTCGGATTTGTGCATGGTCTGCGGATGCCACATCTCAGGATCCCAACCGTGGTCTGCGATCTTCGCATCGCCGGAGGCTGGCTTGTAGACGCCTCTCTTGTCGCCTTCCAGATCGACAACATAAGACGAGTTGATCCCTTTTGTTTCGGTGATCTTCCTCGGTTGCGAGATAGCGACTCGCTCTTTCGATCTCGGTGTTTCAGGGCGCGGCGATGCGGTTGTAGTTTTGTCGCTGCGCGGCGAGGCGTCGTCTTTGCCTGTCTCTGCTTTTCCGCCATCAGTGAATGCCTGCGTAGACGCGACTCCGCCGCCGGCGGCTTTCAAGTCGCGATCCAGCTTCTCCCTTTCCTTGGGATCAGTGACTGAGTCGCGCAGAGCTTTCTCTTTGGCTGGATTACCAGCGGCTAGCGTGATCGCTCCGCTCGATACAAACTTCCCGTGGTCGTCGCGCGGATGATCGGACTCATTAAATGCTTCCGCGATAAAGCGACATTCTCGCTCCCAGCGTTGGATGTCTTCAAACGACTCATGCACACGTCCAGACTTGCCTGACTTAATGGCCGCATCCAGCATCTTAATTGCATCGTCAACAGTCGCCCCGCTTTCTGGGTCGATGCTGATATCGGACGACGTGTGACGCTTCCCTCGTTTCGTATCGAAGCCACCGACAGTTTGCAGTTTTCCGTCAACCCAATCGCGTGGTTGCGGATGATCGGCGAAGCGAATCTTGTATTCTCCTCCGGACGGCAGTGTCGCAAATACATAACGGCTCGTCGAATCATCAGGGACGCTCACGCGAACCTGGACTCCCATGTCGGCGATTTTGGACGCCAAGTCTATCGACGGCTTGTCAAACTTCCGAGACAGCGAGTCAATGTGCGTTCGCTGGTCAATAACTTCATTTCTGACCGCAGACTTCACCTTATCTCGCGACTCGTTGTCGATTTTGTATGGCTCTGGAGTATCCATTACCCCAGCGGACTTGCGGCTGTACAGGTTGCCTGCTTTATCGATCGCGAACTCCCGGCCTTCGACGTGAAGCGTTCCGAACGGCGATACCTTCTGAAGCGACAGTCGTCTCTTTTTACCGTCTCCTTTGATTGCCGCCTCGGCGCTGCGGAATTGGCCTTTCGTCCAGTTCATCGTTCGCGATTCAACCTTGTCGGCGAACGAGTTGAGTTCAGCCATGTCGATCGGCGGCTTAAACGATCCTTCCACTTTAATCTTGCGATCTGGTGACTTACCTCTGGCGGCCAGTAACTCGCGATCTAATTTCTCCCGCTGCTGCGGATCGGTGACTGAGTCTCGCAGTTTATTCTCTTTAGCCGGATTCCCCGCTGCCGACGTGATCGAATCACCAGAAACAAATCGCCCGTTGTCAGCCCTTGGATGGTCGCTCTCAACGAACTCGGCGATGAAGCCACCATCCGCGCCGCCACCGAACCCCATCACCAGCAAGTCCACCATCGCTCGGCAAGTCTGATGATCGGATTCAAAGAGTCCTTCGGTATCTGGTTCACCGGGATCTGGTGTTCGGGATGCGGTGTCGCGCGGAACAATAGAGAGGGTACAGCAGCAGTGGGGGTGACTTGGCGGTCCATCAGAATACTTCGACCAGTACGATTGATCCGTCCCGGCCATCCGTTCGCAAAACTCACAGTGATCGCAATTTCCTAGTGTCCAGATCACTTTGTACTGGCTCGCCACAGCGGCACTCCCGCGCCCGGCTGCAAGCAACGTACCCGCAGAAGCGGCCTTCGTTGTCTCGGTAACGGCGACCGTCCCCATCCGCTCGGGACCGAGTACCTTCATCAGGTCCGCGCGAATCCGCGTCACGCCGATCTTCTTACCGGCTGCGATTTCTGCGTTCCAGACTTCTTGCGTTGCGTTCAACTGCTTGACGGTGGTTTGCATCATCCGCCGCGCGGCGAACGAGGCGCGAATCCGCCCCCAGCCACCGGACTGCGCACTAGCAAAGTCAGCAGGTACGCCTTCCTGGATCGCGCTGGCCATCATGATCAGGATCAGAATCGCGGCCAGTTCAGCGTTTGTCTCTTGCTCGACGCGATCCCAGAAGCTGGTCGGCACGTTCCGTAGATTTGGCGGATTGCCGAGATAGGCTTCGATTTCACGGCGGTGCTGGGCGCTGAGCTTGCTCAAGCGGCGGAAGGCTTGCTGCTCGAATTGATCGCGTTCTACTAGTTGGGCCATTGACTTTTTTCCGAGTTCTTTGTTCGTCGCTCAACTCGGTCCCACCCGCAGTGAGTAACTAAAAGTTCTTTCACTGTGAGGGCCGGGGACATAAGTCCTGTGATCCTCACGCTTTCGACGGCGTTCCGCGACTGCTCCGACCGGTAAACGTATCGGGCATTGATCGCGCTCAGCCTTGCGGTGGCTGAACTGTATCAGTCGTATCCATCGGAGACTATATCAGGTTGAAATAGCCAGTACAAGCAGATTTCTGACCGGCTAGTATCTATTCGCTATAGGCGGCAGGATCTTGGTAACACAGTTCCTGAACTGTAACAGAGCCAGAGTTACTTAGAGGTGACAGCGTTACTACGTCTAGGTTTCAGTTCGCGCCGCTCCCGTTCTGGGCTAAGCTGTCGAGCGTCTAGCTCTCGATCGAATGATGTCCATGTCTCAAGGAAGGTCGTCGCAGTTACGGGTAAGACTCGACGATCCGGTTGGCAGGCTGCTGCTTGAGAAGCTGAAGAAACGCCTTGGCTTCATCGGATAGCTCAGCGCCGGTATCGCTGTCGCCGCATCCCTTGCACTCGGCAACTAGGTCGGAAGCCGACTCCGCACCTGCCTGCGGCGATCCCGCACCTGCCTGCGGTTTGACCGCACCCGAGTGCCGTCCGGTCATTACCCAGTCGCGGAACTCGTCGATGTGCATGGCGCGGATCGGCCCAACCTTCCAGCCAGCGTCATAGCTTCCAAGGTACGCGCCGACGGCCCCGAGCTTGCTATTGAAGCCAAGGAACGCCTTGTGCTCGTCGAACTCTCCGGTCTGCTGATCGATCTGATCCATGACGAAGACAAGTTCGCTGTCTGCGTTCGGCCCGAGAAACACGTCCACGTAGTCTCCGTCAGCGCCGGCGAGCCCGATGACTTCCCCGTAGTGCGCGGCCATCGTGTTCGCCCACGGCTTGCCGTCCGCGCCGACGCCACGACGCACCGAGCCCTTTGGATTCTCGATCAGGATCGTCAGCCCGTGGAACTGGACAGCATGTTTCGGCAAGAGTTCAGGCGGTGTCTGCTCGCGGATCATCTGAGATTGCACCATCTCGGTAACTAGCAGCTCAATCTGCTGTCGCGACATAACCGGCCCCACGCCCTCCGGTGCGCCCAACTCCTTGCTGATACTCGGGAGGTCAGACATACCGGCGGCTGGCGCTGCGGTCTTAGGGTCGCGGATACCGGCTGGCGGTTGCCCGACCGGCGGCTGCTCGCCTGGCGGTTGTCCATGTGGCTTGCCGGTAGCCGCGTCGCGCTCCGCCTCTTCCTGGATATGCTTGTCCTCGACTTCACCGTCTAGTTCAGCTTGCGCCTGCCACGTCTTGCGGCTGAGTACCTTAGCGGCTTGGCGGATTTGCCGGATCTGCTCTTCCTCCAGCTTGTTCCTCTCGTTGATCGGCGGCGCTTCGATCTGCAAGTCGATCGTCCGCTTGAACTCGCGCCATGATTTCTGGCCGGGCGCGAATCCGAACCGCTCGAACCGCCCGGCGTGGTAGTTAAACAGCAAGACTTTCCAGAAGATTTGGCGGTAATACTGTTTGCGCATTCCTTGCTCGGATCGGCAACTAACGTGAAATCGAGAACCAGCGACAATACCAGACGCCATGTTGTTATTCGAATCGTCGCCGGAAATTTGTCCTTCCGACATGCAATTTCCAGATACGGCAACGGTCCCGTGCCTGCGAGTAACCATCGTTCCATTCGGAACCGAGACGCACCACACCTTGCCGACGTACTCGCTAATCTGGACGTTGTCGATCGGCGTAAATCCAACACGATCTGCGAGTCTGAACCTCACCCTCCATTGAGAGCCCTGTCGTCCCCGAACGGTGGCGACGTATCCGCAACGTACTGCAATCTCCTGGACGTCGTCGGCGAGCTGACGGCTTGCGGTGTGGTACTCCATAACATTGGCCGTTGCGTTACCTCCGTCGCCTTGCCATAGAGCATGTAGAAGCACCTCTAATAGCTCTGGAACCAGCATCTTGAATTGGCTAGGGATTCTCTTGTTGCGCGACCCCTCTCCGCAATTCTCGCGAAGCCACAGGCATAGCGACTTGTTCAATACTTCCCATTGGTAAAAATCCGCAGTCATCTCAGTTTCGCCGATTGGACTTACCCGCTTTGTTCCGGCCGGCGTAATCGATTCAAAAACCTTGTGCCCCAGTAGGTGAATCGACGACTTGATATCTTCAAATGCCTCGTTGCCGATTCCCTGGCAAAGGCCAACGCGGTAATTGGCTTGCTCTTTCTGAATTGTTGTCCATCCTTCCGACAGAAAGTGGCCAATGAATTTAATGAACGGAATGGCATCAAAGCACTGGTCTTGATACTGACTCGCGTTCTCTCGGCGATATGTTTTATTGGAGACGATCTGCCTCACAGCTCCGGGAGTTACAGAAAACTCGCGTGCTGTCCCGGCGATTGAACTCCCAGACGAAACCAGTTCTCGAATACTTTCCGCCTTCTTGAAGTTAAGTCGCCCCCTTCCGTCGACGCTTGGTATCGTGATGCTTTCAGGCTTCCAGCCCTCTTCGCAAGCCATCGCAGTAGGAATAGCGTATTGTCGATGGCGATTCCCTTCGACAAGATCCCACGCCGGATAGAACCTCCCGACGTCGAATACACGATCACGGCCCCGTGGCGTCAGCAAATACATGCGATGGTCTGGAGTTACCATCATGTCGACTTTCGCGTTCTTGACACGGACCATCGGCCCCGCGTAGTCGTAAATATGGATCTTCGTAGGTGCCTGGAATTCAAGTTTTCCAGTCTTTTGATTCATCGTTCCGATGCGATCATCGCTTGAAAGCTTGTCATATTCCTTCCACCCACTATCCGTTAAGCACTCCGTATCCGTATCGTGGCACCATCGCACAGCCACTTGCCGCAAGATCCCCTGGACAACGTCCAAGAATGCAGAGCCGCGTTCATGGCCGGTCGGACCCGGTTGGTATTCCATCCCCTCCGAGATGTGCTTATGCGTCCCTGGTGGGTGGTGGCGCTTCGAGACTTCGCGGGTGCCGTTCTGGCCATAGACGTTTTGCTCGTAATCCGCGTTGTTGCGGACCATCGATTCGACTTGGTCTTTACTGGTGCCCTTGACGTGCTGAATGATGTAGGCGATCGCGGCCTGCTCGGCTGCCGCTTCCCCTGTGTTTTCCAGGATGCGCGATTGCTGGAGAATCCACTTCCACACGGGGTAGAAGTCTGTCATCCCACGCTTCACGTTCTGGAATGAATTGCGCTTGCTGTGCTCGACATAGAGCTTCGGCAAGTAATCCCGTGTCCCGGTGTCCCATTGAACGCAGTAGCCGATGACATCTACCACGTCGTGATCTGGCGTATGCAGTCCGAACGTGCAATTGTCGGCGTGTTCGCGCACAATGCCGAACTTCTCATAGAGCGTGTCGTCGTCCAGCGGTAGATTACCGGTGTCCGTGACGTACTCGGGTTCGATCACGCGAGCTTTGACGCGCCCCGCTTGGTTCGGATGCAAGCCCAGGAACGTCTCGCCGTCCGCTAGATCGCGGTTGTAGAGTTCCTTGTCGAGGTTACCTGTGAACTTGTTGTCCTCGTCGAACTCGTCGATCACGTCTTGGACTTCTTCTAGCAGTCCGTCCGGTGTCTGCTTGCCGCGCCTCGCAATGGCCTTATAGATGTAGCCGTCGCCGATCACGTAGTCCGTGAGCGTCTTGACGATGCCTACCCCGACGGATTCTGCGGTTGTGACCAGTCGCGCGAAGGCGCGTTGCTGCCGCAGGTCTTCCTCGGTCATCACGAACGGGGCGTTATTGCCGTCGCGGCGCTCGGTCAGACCGCCCATCGCCAGCCCGCCGCCGCCGAAGCCGCCGTTCGCACCTCCCCAGAAATTCGGCAGCCAATCCATGCGATTGACGGTCTTGATGGCGCTCTCGGATATGCCGAGTTGCCGTTCCAGACCTTGCTTCTTAACGCTCAGTTCGAGGTCGCGGACTTGCCGCTCCAGGGTTGCCGAGCCGCCGTTATCCGACCCGCTGGCTGCGCCACCTGACTTTTTCCTACGTCGCGACATGCGTTACCCCGGCTGTTGGTCTGTTGGTGCCTTGGCGGATTCAAAGATCCGGCGTACCGTCCAGCGGCTGACACCGGCCGCTTCCGCAATCGCCTGCTTCGATAAGTCCGTTTCCGACAACATCTTGAGTATCTTCCGCTCCGTCGGCTTGGGAGTCTTGTTGCCTCGCCCTCGTTTCAGCACGCCGCGTCTCCGTGACTATCTCATAGTGATATAGCGTTAGTATAGGCGACGAACTGCTTTAGAGCTGGCGCGGCAGTTCTCCAGAGAACTCGTACTCCCGGTACAGCGTGCCGCGCTCAGTCCGCTTCGTGACGTGGTCATAAAGATCCGCATGGCCGCAGCCGTAGCGGCAAGCAACATGCGGCGGATGCTGGTCTAGCGTTATCACTTGGCCGCCCATGCCGCCGCCAATGAAACGAATCGGCCCGCCGTCCGACCTTGGCTGAAAGAGCAGGAACTCGCCATCCGGTATTCGGTAGCAGATCACCACTGGATGCGCGAACAACCTTCCTGATTCGTAACAGTACGGACTAGCGCCTATCAGGAAGTACGCTTCCATGAGTAGGTGTTCCGTTGCTGGGCTGAATCGGATCGGCAAATCCGCTGGCACCTTTGGCAGATCGTAGAAGCGGCACCAGCGCTGACACTCCCGCCAATACTGACTCAGAAGATCCGTCATGGCAGCCACCTTGATTGCGCCTTTGCTGGCATCCTTGCTTGCATTACTGGACCCATCCGCTTGCTTAGCCGACTAACCGAATCTCGGCTTCTCCATCGTGCCCTTGGACCAGTGAAGGCATACGGCGAACGCGGTTCCAAGCGGCAAAGAGTCGCCGTGTTCCATGATATAGCCGCCCGAACTCCGCTCTTTGATTTCCAGCGAACACAACTCCCCGAACAGATCACGATCGGTGTACAAGTCCATTAGATGCTGTCGAGTCTTTGCCAACAGCGTCGTGGCGGACTTGGCGCGGTTGGTATTATCCATCGGGAACGGATAAGTAATCATCCCGACGCTTCTCAGGAGACCGGCCAGATCATCGCACTGCGTCGGATCGTACGCGATGCCGAGACACCGGAGCCGCTTGCCGTGCGTCATCACGTGCGCCGCGATCTCGGACACGTCCACCCTCTGGGTGTCAGGCGTTCGCTGCCACCGCTGAGCGTGCAATATGACGATACGCTGTCGCTGGTCATCCGTTCCCATCACCACAAACGCGGCGTCGGTCAAGGTCCGGTTGCAGAAGAGCGCCCCGACTGCGGCGTTGTACGGGTGACGATCTTCAATCCAAGGACCGTCCAGCACGGCCATCGCCTCCAAGTCCGCTGGTTCGACTCGGATAAACGATTGCCGCATGAGCCGCCGGTACATGCCCGAAGCTGCGTCCACCATATCGTCATGTGTGCCGTTGGGAAATAGCTCGTGCTCCGCGATGAACTTATCCGTCCACTCGTCCTCGACAACGTACACTTCACCGTTTTCAACGGCGATTGAATACGATTCGGCGCGTTGTGACTTGCTACCGCGTGGATGCTCGGTATCGAACCGGAGCCCCTTGAGTGCGGGCGTGGTCATGGCGGTTTGATATTTGTTGTCCTCTTCGATAACCGTCTGGACTAGCGCGCCGTAGTCGCGGTCATCTTCCGAAGATGTACTGGCGATGGAGCTTACGACTCCACGAGGGGACGCCTGTTCGTGCTTAACGTCCACGATGTAGACCTTGCGCCCGCACCGGCCACCGAGAACGCCAGCCGTTGGGTCGCCGGTGACGGTCTGGGATGTGTCCCAATAACGAACCAGTTCATCGAACGACGCTGGCAGTTCGCTCCTTGCGATCCTCTCGAACTTGTCGACCTTAAAGAATCCGCCTTCATTCGGCGATGGGCGCTGTTGAAACTGACCGGCCCGGCCGTATTCCCCAAGCGGCTTGCCGATCCGATTAACGGTGGCTTCGCTCATGTAGTTCGGGTCGATCAACTGCCCTTCTTCGGTGCGAGGATCGAACTGCCGAGAGTACGATATGAACGGGTGATTCCGCTCGAATCGCATCGGGAAGCACAGGTGGACGTAGCCGTAATCTTCTAATTCGTTGGCGATGATATGCCCGCTCAAGTCATCCTGACCGAGTCGCTGCATATCGACGACCCGAGACACGTCTCGGGTGGCACCGCGAGTAGGCATTTCGCGAGTCCACCAACTGATAACCTCTTTCAGCTTGGCCTTACTTTCCAGCCGTTGCGGGTTGTGCGCGTCGTCCACGACGATGCGGTCTGGGTGCTGTCCGGTTGCACCGGTGCCGGATGTTCCAGCACTGCGAAAGCCGCCCCTTGTCGTGTTGTATAACGTCCGCTGATTCTGGTCGTGCGACAGCGCAAAGCGGTCCCCCCAATGGCCTTGATACCACGCGCTATCCATCAGCGTCCGGCATTTCAGGGAATCACGAGTCGACAACTCTTGGTCGTAGGAGAAGAACATCCAACGGGTATCGGCGCGGTCGCGCGGCCCCCACTCCCACATTGGCCAGAACACGCAGCACGATAGCGACTTGGTAAATCCCGGCGGGACGTTAATCAGCAGATTCTTGATCTGCCCCAACGACACCGCTTCCAAGTGTTCCGCCACACAGTCCACGATCCAGGTCCGCTTGAACGGGACTGTCGGTTCCAGGACTTTCCAGCCCTGTGCCATGAATTCGATCAGCCGCGACTCCGCCAACTCCCGATTCGTCTGGAAGTCCTGCATCTGCTTCAGGACATCCGCCCTCTGCCAGCAAGGCATCTGCTCCAGGAGGAAGGCTGATGCCGAGGCGCTGAGCGAGAAGAGTAACTCGATTTCGTCGTTGCTCAACGGAGACGTAGTGCTCATGGACATGGTGTACTTCCGCCGGATTCTTGCTCTGCTCTTCCTTCATTTGCAGGCTTTCGCGTTGGATGTTGTTCCGATCGGCTGCGATCAATACCCGCGCGGCTGCGATCTGGCTGCGCTCCGACTCCCCGGCTACTGCCACATTGGTCATCTTTGCCATGATGGCTTGCCGGACCAACGGCGAGATTGGCCAGCCGTTCTTGATGGCGCGCTCGATAAGCTGCATATCGCTGCGGCTGGTCTTGTCGTCCGGCGATGGCGCGGCCTGATCTGTCATGCACCAGCATCCCACGAATGGCCACAATGTGGACAGGTAATTACTTCCGCCGCACCGGCCGCCGGCGTATCTGGCGGCAAGTCTTCTGGGATATCGAGCACTGCCAGCAGTCCGTTGTCTTCGGCTAGCTGCGTGAGCATTTCCGCTAGAGCGCCGTTACCGGTCTGAACTGATCTCAGCAGTTCATCGAGCTTCTGCGCATCGGCTTCCGCCATAGCGGCAAGAGGATCTTTGGTAAGAGTGGCCTTGCGGGCTTCCGCCTCGTCGAAGTCGGTCACGTTGACTTCGATCTCGCAATCGGGACCGTACTTTGCCAGCAGGTGTTTCTTCCGCAAATGCCCGTCACAGAGCTTGATTCGTCCCGGCTCCGGTTCGAATGTATCGGGGTACGAATACCAACCTAGCTCATCGATCGCGCCCTCTAAAGCATCTTGCTGAGCTTGCGGATGCGTCCGAAAGTTCCATTCGGCATCCTCGATATCGGCGACCCGTACTAGACGGATACCGATGTTCCGTGTCCGCAGTTCCGGCTTGGCTTCCGTGCCTTCTGCCATCTATTTCAACCCCCTGACCCCCGGCTGAATCACTGATCTTCTCGGGTGCCATCGTCCATGTTTTAATTACTCGGTTCGACCGTTATACAACCCGCGTTACAACTACTTACGGGGCGGTCAGTTGCACCGATTATAGCATGGTGATATAGGTCGCGACGGAGTTAAACAGCCGAGACTCGCCCCTTACCTGCTTGTGCCAGCAGCCTGTTAATCACGTCTTGGTAGTATTCTTTTTCCCACTCGGCGCGGCCTCCGCCGGCGCCGTGGGTGTCTCCGATCTCGGCCACCCGCAGTCTTTCTCGTGGCCAACGGCCGCCTCCCAGCATCGCATAAGCAGGGTGAATAGGCAGGTCGTGGATGGCTAGATATCCGAATACATCGGCCGTGTTCCATCGTCCAATCGGCGAGCAGCCTTTAGGGCTGTTCAGTCCCCAGCGTAGCATCCGAATCCTCCTGCCGCTTGACTCATCTGCGCGGATACCAAGGATGTGCCGTCCGCTGTATGGCTTCTCGAATCTCCGAATCTCCGCGTACCATATCTTGTCGGTGAGTTTATCGACGTCCTGATGAGGAGCGTTGCGATCGATGCCGACGTAGTCGACGTCAACTTCCTGATACAGTTGCCCAGGGAATTGGCTGAAGTAGGCATCGCGAACCGCGTCACAATCCGGGTTATGGTTTGTCGGGCGCAAGTGCATTAACGGGACGTGACGTGCCACTTTCCACAACAGATGGGCAATGACAACGCTATCTTTGCCCCACGAAATTCCTGCGTAGCAATGGCCGTCGCCGATGAACTCAGTGATCGCGCCGATGGATTGCCGTTCACGACCATCAACCTCTCTAAGACGATCGCTTTCGGCGTATTCTTTCCACAATAGTAGGTCGCCCGGACGATGCCGTTCACTCTGTATCAGCATCAATCATTTCCCATGCGGTTGAATACTGGACGTTTGCAAACAATGATGCAATGCCGGTAAGTTGCTTGTACCGATGAACGGAATCCAAATCGAGGCCGAGCTTCTCCGCAACCTCTTCCTCGCTCATGCCTTGCTGAATTAAGGCACGAACGACGTCGGCATCCAAGTCTACCTGATGAAATCCGCGAGCGTTATTAAATTGAACTGTCGCAGCCATCCTCTTGGCCATCGTGTGCGGCAAACAAACAACTGGAATGTGCGACATATCCAGCCAGTCAGGTCCAGCAATTAAGTGCCGGTGAAACCCGTCTATAATCACGAACTGGTCAGCCTCATCGCTCCAGATCGTGACCACGGGGAAGCAGAATCCGTTTTCAATGATGGACGTCTTTAGCAACTCCATTTTGTCGGGAGGAACGGAATTGGGGTTGTACGTGTTCGCGACTACCAGTCGCCTATTGACGAGCATGGTTTCAATGCACGGGATCGGGATGTCGATCGCCAGCGATGACGACTTAATAGCAACAGACTCACGTCGATACCTTCTATAGTCGTCGGCTGTTTCGATAATCATAGGACGCTCCGGTAGTAGGCGAGCAACTGATCTCTCGGATCTTCCGCGTTGTCGACTGGGAGGTTGTTCTCGTAATCGTTCAGAAGAAGTTGTCGGCACTGCTGACGCGCCACGTACTCGTTATTGCGATGCTTAGAGAATCGCGACCTAAAGACATTGACCGCCATTGAGTCTTGGTGAGTTGCCAACAGAAAGTCGCGGTAGACCATCCATGAGGTGTAACCCTTTGGCAGCTTCCGTGCGGCGAACATCTTGCTGTTCTTCCCGGTCTCTTGAGCGAACGACACGCCATTCACTCTTTTGAGAAGCTTGGCGTATGTCTTCGGTTCAAACTCCGGCAGTTCGCAGATACTCTTGAACGACCGCTCGTGAATAAGCGAAGAGCAACGAATCTCGGTGATGCTCATGCCCTTTTTGAACTGCATGTCGTATATTTTTGAGTACAGAAGTCCTTCGTCGTGGATGAACTTCCACACGTCATGGAAGTTCCAATCGTAGATCGGATAGACGGATGCCGAGTTGCGGTTCTTTTTGGTCGCGTAGTAGATGCGTTCGCCGTGTCTCTCGACAGGGTTCTTGCTCACTGCCCGGTAACGGTTTGGACCCTCAGTCGCGCGCAGTCCGACCAGAAACGCGGTATCAGTAAAACAACTCTCAAAGTTGTCGATCACGTCATAGAACCCGAACCCCTTACGTTTATCTCGGACGGTCGGATTGCGACCCCACATCGGCGAGACAATATTCCCATTGCCTTTCGGTCGCATCCAAATTTTATGTTTGCCTTCCTCCCAGCACTTGAGCTGTGTTTCGGATTGCGACGTGGCGTTCGTTAAATGAAACTCGACTTGCAGCCACAGTCGATTCGTCCACTCGGGTGATAAGTTCATCAGCCATTCAACTTGGTCGATCGTCGACTGATAAACCACCTCTTCGTCCAGAAAAAACAGACCGACTTTCTGTTGTCGACGCTCCGCCTCTTGGACGGCCAGATAGGCAAGAACCGTGCTGTCCTTGCCGCCGCTAATGGAAACAATGACGTTTTCAAATAGATCAAACGTCTTGGCGATCCTCCGCCGCGCCGCTTCAACCACGGATTCGTCAAGATATTTTTGCGTAAGCATCGGCTACCCGCAGACTCCAATCGCACGTTCTCTGGATGTACCAATGATCCACCTTCAATTCAGTGGTAAGAAACGGAATCCGTGCCTGTCCCGTCAAACTAAGGAAGTCGATCAGGTCAATATAGTTGTGGCACATCTCAAAGACGGTTCGTTCTCCTGCGATGGAGTCGTCTTTGAATGTGACAAGATATGGTAGCTTCATCCGGTTATTGCGCCCCACGAGCTGTCGATCCCCGGCCACGGCAGCCTTGTCAGCTCCGCCGATAAGATGCAAGTTACGCGGGATCGTGTGCGGGTCTTTAAGGCCGATGCCGTCAAACAATTGCTGCCGCTGCTTCTTATACTCCGCTATCGTCTTACTTGATACGGCAACACGTTCTTCAATGAAGACCGGGTGCCTATCGATGACACGGACATCAACGTGCGACTTGAACTCGTCCGACCATCCACATCCCTTGAACCGGCTATTGGTGTCAAAGTCCATCAGAATCATCAGGTCGTTAATTGAGTCGATGATCGGCAGCCACTGGAATACCAACTGATGACGAGTTTGTGACAGGAAGTGGCGAATGCAATTGTAAGTCAAGTCGCTTCGGTTCTGAGTTCTCAGACACTCGTTGACGACGACCAGAGTGTTTGAATCGATCTCTCTAAGCAACCGGTAGAATACCTTGTACTTGATGATCTGATGCCAATCGACAAACTCACAGCCATCCAGTTCAAACCAAAACTTACTTGGCGACAGCACGACCACTTTGCGGCCTTCTGCGTGTTCTCGCACGATCTCAGCCTTATCGGAATTGTGAACGCCAAGATAGATCATTGAATCGCCTTCAACCGCTTCGCACATTCCAATGATCGCTTCTCATTCAACTCGATAGCTGCAACTCGCATCCCGACGTCCATGAACTTCTTGAGCATCTTTCCCTTGCCAGCGCAAACATCAGCCACTGTCCGACAGCCCTGCCGAAGGAACCATCCAGATAATGCCGTCGTTGCGTCGCGGCTATCCTTCAGTTGCGGTGCGATCGATGGATCGCCTTGCCTTGAAGCAACGATCTGATAGTTGTTTCCGGCGTAGTAGTTGGTTTGCCATCCGACTTGGCTTCCATATCCAACGTCATACAAAGCGTTCATCCAATGGCGAGACTCAGGAACGCCGGTCTTCAGGTAAACCCATGCTGGATTAGAGCGTTCGACAACGCCAATCAGTTCTTCGCAGAACCGCGACCAGTCTTGCTCAACTCCAGATTTACGACTCCAGTACGTCAGATTCCCTTGCCTCCAAGGAGGATCGATGGCAAGTAGATCGGCATTCAGACTCGTGCCGTAAAAACTGCCGCAGTAGACCTCGGATCGATCACTTCTGCCAGTAAACCGAGTCCCACTTGGTTCTCTCAGCAATGACATCATTTGGGATTGAGTAGACAAGGTGCGTCGTCCCCATCTTGAACTTTTTGAGGTGAACAAAACCAAGGGATTCAAATAGCGATGGTCGGAATGCAAAAGTATCTAGCTTCTTGGCGGACGTGTTTTGGCAACCGTACGCAAACCGGTGCTCAACAAGCAGCTTACCGAGCCCCTGGCAGCGAAACTCTGGTGCCACCCAGCATCCGCACAAGCGTACCGCGATGCTGTTTAGCTTTCGAAGGCAACCGATAGCAGGCTTTCCGTCGACAACAAAGATGATGTCTCGTTGCCGGATCGATACGCGATCGCGTTTTGCTTTCGCGACCAAGCCGCTTGCGACTGCAAGATCAAATGGTATCTGAAGAACCTTCAACATGGAACTACGATCTCTCGGAAGCGATCCGGGTGCCACCTCGGCGGCTGGCAGGCTCCGAACCACCGCTTGAATCCGGTCAAGTCAGGCGGCAATTTGTCACACCACGGCAAGGCACGCATAAGCAGTGTCCCGGCCTCGCATGGCGCGAACCAACTCCAGTCGTGTTCGACTTCCACGGCAGTCCATTCACTCACCCGACCAAATCCTTGAGAGCGTTTATGGCCGATGGAATGGACCGAGTCAAGCAGGGACAACAGCGTCCGTCGCTCCGAGCCCCCGACGAACCACACCACGCGATCACAGTCTCTTAGTCGCAACGGCAAGCGATAGCTCTTGTACGTGGCATTTCCGACTGCTACACACAGTCTCTTGTCTGGCGACAAGACGTCGGCATATTCGACAGCCAGCCGCTTGGCGAATCTTTCCACCCGATCCCTGGCGGGCGACAGGATCGGCGCCGAACATCGCGGGATATTATTCACTCCGCCTATCGCGCCTCGCAAGCACGGAATATGAATCTCTCCCGGCGGCGGTGCCGGTGCGCTCCGAACAATGCGGCTTGCCAAGCCTAGCCGCTGGCTCATCTCGTACTCCAGAAGTGAATCTAGGTACGGGGCGTCGCCAGCCAGCGGGCTCGACAGGCAGGCCGTGACTTTCCAGTTAGCCATTAGATGCCGCCTTGCTCGTTTTGCGTCCGCGCGGCGACACCGTGACGAACGCCTCGTTTAGCCATTGAACGCACTCGTCACGATTGGCGTCGACGTGCGACACGTAATCCAGCAACAGCGAATCGTCACCGTCATCCATGTTCACGAACGACATCCTCAGTCTGCCATGCCCTATCCGTGATTGCCCTCCGATCGTTCCCCCTGAATCCTGCCACAACCGCAGAGACAATCGCAGGCAGCCCAACTCCAGTTCATTGACGTGCTTCAATACGAAGCCGTGATGAAACACCGCCCCTCGACCAACGGCTTGGCCGGAGTAGATCATCAGACTGGAGGTGTCTCCGTCTTGCGTCTCAGCTTGTCCCAACTTCGCAGCGTCACCACGGGTGTACTGATATCCGCTCGCGAACCGCTCGGCTGACCAGAGTCTTGCCGTCGGAAAGTCCGCGATCATACTGGCTAACGACTCGCGGTTCTCTTCACACACTAGTACCCCGCGCCACACGTCCATCGATCCGGCAAGTATCTGGTTCGGCAGCGATCCTCCGCACAATCGCAGCAACGGAAATAATCGATGGCAATCGGCGATGCGACGGGTATTCTCTTGCGCCGTCGATTGTGTGAGGTTCCCACCGTGCAACAGGAAGTTCAGTTGCGGAAGCGACAGTTTGCCTCGCAACCCCAGGCGATCAATCAGCCACATCGCGCCGGGCTCACGAACGAACCGGTGACGGATTGCGTTGCCGCTCAGGAACGGGACGTAAGCCACGCCACAAGGAGTCGTCACCGGTTCGCGGGCTACAATCGCCTCGTTACCAGCCGTCCCGCTGGCGTGCGTAATGGGCGAGATGGCTTTCGATAGGCAGTGAATCGTGTACGTTTTCAAGCGGCACCTCCGATCTTGTCTTTCCAGCGGCGACGAGCCAACACCAAAACGGGAATGAGATGTGTCGTCAGATACTTCAGCCAGTCGGCGCGTGACTCTGCCGGTAGGTCGTAAAGCGATTGCAAAGCGTTAACGAAGTCGTCATCCGCGACCGCCTTGGCTGGCTCTGCTTTGATATGCTCGCAGACGTGCTGTACGAACAGATCCAAATCGCCGTCGATTGTCTTCGCATAGGCCGACTGGATCGCGGTGGCGATGCGGTCCCAGAGCGTGAGACGGTCCAGGTCAGACCCAAAGATTCTCGGCAGCGACGCGCAGAAATCGACGGCCAATTCCTTGGCGACGCTGACAAACCATTCCGGCTTGTCGGCGTCATAGTCGATCAGCCCGGCTAATTCTTGTCGCAGTCTCTCGGTATCAAGAGTCGGCAGTGGCGGTGGCAGGGTAGTCATCGTATTTTCTTTCCTGGTTGTATTGGTAATGTTGCGGCCAATTCCGGATCAATCCCTTTCCTTATCCGAGACGTCAACGTAGCTTTCCGAACGACACACAAGGGATGGCGAGACAATTCCGTAACGGTAATCGTCTCGCCAAATGCGTCTACAACGCAATTTATGTCTGCCCTCCCAACAGGAACTGATGCCGCCTTTTCGATATCCCACCCATTGCAAATTCTGTAGGCAAGAGTTTTGTAGGACACCTCGCATCTGCTGTCTCTGCTTAATTCTGCTAAAGTCATTCCGATTCCAAATGCGATAATTGGTAGATTTCGGCTAGTGTTATTTGCCTGTTGTGACTTTGTTGCCCATCGGCAGTTGCAAGGTTCGTAGTTACCGTCATTGTCCTTGCGATCTATTTCGTGCTTTGGGGGTCTCTTCCCCATGTCGGCAAGAAAGTTACTGAACCCGTCTATTCCAGTCCATCGCTCGCAAACTGTAATCCCTCTTCCGCCGTAATGGCGATATGCGTCATGCGACGGCCTGTAGCATCTTGCCTTCATGTTCATCCACACAATCCATTCTGGAGAATTGGTTTGCCCATGAGACGTGTTGCGTTTCCTAGTTGTCTCACTTCCGGCACACCCACAGCTTTTAGAGTTACCGCTTTTAAGGTTGTATCCATCGACGACAGTTAATGACCCACACAAGCACTCGCACAGCCACTTACATTTTGACTGTGCGTCCCGGCCATGAAAGTTCTTCACAGTCAGCCTGCCGAACTTCGTTCCGCATAAATCATTTTTTGGCTGTCGGTATTGGTTCGGTGACGGTGTCGCGGTATTGTCTAAAGCAGACATGACATTGCTCCTTGTTAGCGTGTCGTGTTTAGAAGAGCGTTGGCCGGAATCCAACGCTCTTCGCATTTTCTCCTATCGTCTGTGGATACACAAGAAGGCACTCGCTTCGAGGCGGGCAGAGCCACAGACTAAGACGACTAAGTGGTTCGGTGGCCACGGCGAGCCACGCCGATAGCCATTGGTCAGAATCGTAATGTTCGACAACGCGGATTTGCTGCATGAATGACAGTCCAGCGTCCAACGCCGGCTTTCCGGTCACTGCCGCGATCCGCTGGCATAAGTCAACTCGGTCGCGAAGTCCCGGTAGACCGTAATCGATCCGTTCACCTTCAAGAGTAACGGTCGGATGCTTCTGATCGTGACACACGACTGCGCGGTAGAGTAGATGCTTCTGTCCGCTGTCGCTGATACAAATCACAAACGGAGGTGGTGGCGGATACAGGCATACGCTCAGTAGCCAATCGCGATGAGACTTCGTCGCCGCGATCCGCTTTCCATTAGCCACTACCCACGAGTAACAGCGGACCTTCTGCCCATCTCGCGACGTCCCGTCGTGAAACTGAACGCTAGTCGATTCAGCCTGACTGGCAACGCATCCTCGACATACGTGAGCCGCTTGCGTCACGGTATCGAGCCCTGTAAACGAACTCTTAACGAAGTCTCGCGACAGCGTTTCACCGTCACACTGGCCGCCGCAAAAGAAGCAGCGGCAGTTGCCGGTTTCAAAATGGCCGTTCCAGAGTTGTGGTGCGGTTTGCATTAATTGCTCGGCATATCGCATTCGTGACGTGGCTTGACGCAACCATCCTCAAGATCAACACACCAGCCGTCCGGGACTCCGCCGTTCTTTACGGTCGATTCGTCTCGCTTCGACTTCTCGATGAAGCGGCGGATTCCACCAACCGTCTGATAGACCATGCGTCCGGTCGACCGCCCATAGTTACCACGCTCTTCGCGTGCTTCGTATCGCTTCACCCATTTGCAATCGGATTCAGCGGCCCAGAAGTCAATCGAGCAATCCAGAACGGTCAGCCACAGCTTGCCGGTCTTATCCGACCGTCCAATGACGTAGTAGGTGCGACCCTTATACTCGACTTTGCCAGTGCATTGTCGATCGGCCAGTTCCTTCTTGTCGGGCTCGATGGTCTTGCCGTCCATGCCTCCGACGAGTGATTCGATCTGGCTGGCCTTGGCCGCGCCGATCCACCATTGCTTGCGGTCGCCATCCCAGTGACAACCGGCTGACTTGAGTTGCGACTTAATGGGGAACGTATTCCCCACGACATAGATGCGGGCTCCGACCTTTTCCGTTCCGATGGACATGACGGCTGACATTGAATTAGCTCCTGATTGCGAGTTGATTTGACCTACATCACACTGATATATGTAATTCGCTGGCCAGTCAGGATATTGGCCAACCGCTGAAAAGAATCTGGAAAAAGCCGTCAGTTAACGCTTTGTCGGCTGATTTCGTTCAGAATCGCGACTAACCTAGACTCCAGTTCCATAGCGGAATCCGCCTTTCCGGCCATATCCAGAAGCACTTCTCCCGACTCTTCTAGCATCTTGGGGAGTTTTGAGATGTGTTCGCGGAGTTTGCGGATTTGGGTATCGCGGTCTCGGTCTGCGGCTAGCAGTCGGCGTAGGGAATCGCTGCGACCTTCGTACTTGGCGAACAGGCGGCGTAGGTATTGGTGGTCGTCGGGGCGGCCGCTCATTCGCAGTTCTCTGCCAAGGCGACCTCTAGGCAAGGGCATCTCGGGTGATGAATGACGCCAGCGCCGCCACCACTCTTGGTGATCGTGACAAACTTGCGACCGTCATGCTCGATTGTCCGCAAGGTTGCGATCCATCCAACGTCGGTTTCACGGCTTGTCCCCATTGATCCCCAAATCAGAATCGCGATGAGGATACCACTGATCGCAATCCCGACCAGTATCTCAACAAACGTAAACGCGGATCTCTTTTTCACCGTTCCACCTGCTTTCTAAGGAACTGCTGAAACCACTTATTCAGGACTTCGCGAGTCTTGTCCGCTTCGCAGGACATCCCTTCATTTGCAGAAATGTCGGCCCTCGCCTTGCGGTACAGATACGGCAGCAAAGTGATCGCGTCCCACAATTCGTTCTCTTTGCCTTCAGCGATCCCGATTTCCTTGAAGACTTGGTAAAGGTCTAGGCTCGTCCGCGAATACTGCCTCTCTGACTTTGACAGCAGGCTGCGCAGCCCGTGCTTGCTCGCTTTGAACATCTCGCGGTATGGTTCGGATGCGCGACGTTCTGCGTCGATCGTCTTCATCAGGGAATCGAGGACGGATTTGATATCCGCCTCGGTCGCTTTCAGTGGATCATTCACACCAACCTCGCCATCCGCTTGCGAGACACAGACCGGATCGCACTTCATACAAATCCCAACGACTTGCCGACTAACTTCTGCAATGAGCCTTCCGCAGCTGACACAACGTGGCAGCGTATCGTGCTCGAATTTTACGCTTCTATGCGATTCTTCATTCATGCTTCGATCTTCTCCACGGCTTGCAGTTCGATCATTCCAAGCCGCTCGGCAATTTGCAGCGGCTGCGTCTTGTGCGCGTCAAAGAATCCACGGCAGACCGCATTGTCGCCGTCTAGCGTCGAATGGCAGATGATCGCCGAGTTGTCTTTCACTGCATCAGCAACCATCCCTTCAAGACGGCCTTCGGTCAGATTCATCAAATTCCCAGGTCGGAAGACGCAAGTAGGGCAGCGACGCTCACAGACGTGGACCTTGCCGTGTCGATATGCGTTGCCGTGTTTTTTGCTCATCGGTTAGTAGACCTTCTCCAAATCTCCGAAGCTCACCTTCGCCTCGCGACCAGTCAGAACTGAAACGAGAAACGCTTGTCTGGCGATTAGGCAACACAGGTACGTGTGACCGTCCTTGTCTCGGTAGTAGCTTCCTGGAACTAGCGCGGGCTCTGCGTCGTACCAGTCTTCGTCGCCGGCCCCCCAGTAGTCATCCTCGAAATCGTCATGGCCGTAGAAGTATTTGCATTCGAGGCAAACGTCCGTCTCTTGGCGTGACAGTTCCGCATCGCAGTCGCGACACACCGGGAACACCTGAGTCCGAAGGAACTCGTCGATCTCGGCTTGGTGAATCCGATCTAACGACTTTGCAAATTCTTGCTTGGCGCGGATTCCGTTTCGAGAACTCCTGCTCATCAGTCCACGAACTCCGTTCCGGCGTTAACCCAAGCGTTATCACGTACTTCGATCGCCTCGCGATCAGCCGGCACGATCGTCACTCGCGCAGCCCGCGCCTTCACCTTCCCCCACGTCTTGCCGTAGGCGTCGATGCTCTCAGTTGTCAGTTCTTCGCCGTCCCATCGCCACGTCACTGGATAGTTATTGCCTTGCGTGGTCCATTCGATCGGAGCGTTTAGCGTGTCCAGAACCGCTTTGCGTCCGACATAGTTCGGAGCAACGTCGTACTTCGGATTCCTCGCGACGAATGCTTGCCACATCTTGGCATCGCCCTCTCGCAAATGCCGCAAGAACAACGGAACGTGCTCCTTTTGATACGAAGCGATCTCGCCGCCCATCATGGCCTGCGGACGGAAGGCGACCAGTTTCTCCACGTTCTCGACGGTCCAGTCAGCTTTCGGCAAGAGGCTGTCGCCGTTGACAATGAACGCCGAATGCTTTCTGAACGGCACTTCCTTGCACATCGGCATGTGCGCATACGGCAGGTACACGTAATCGCCGATGAATGCCAACTTAGTGGCAGCCAAGCCAAGTTGCGGAATACCCTTGCCTTTCTGCTTATGCTCGTGAACCCACGAGCTGAACGATCCGGCGCGACGTGTCGGACCTGACTCGGTACTCATCCTGCCGTAGGGGCACTTCTGGTGACTGAAAATCTGGACTTGAATGCAGCCGCCGCGTTCGCGAACCGGACACGATTCGAGCGAACAGAAGATGGACGTGCATGTCGCGCGTTCGTTTGCAGGAGCTTTGAACAGCGAATTCGTCGGATCGTAAACCCGAAGAGACACGAGTTTTTCTTCTGGCACTGTCACTGCGTTCTCTCCGTGTGGTGATATCTGATCGCTATAGGCTATTCGCCGCGCGAGCGCTGTTCTTGCATCAGTTCGCGGTATCTCTCGATCACTTGCTTCGCCGATGTGAACTTCACAGGAATGCCGACGGCGGTCCCCACTTCTTGTCTCATCGCGGCGATACTGCGAGCCTCATCTAAAGTCAAGATGCAGGTCGGCCAGCCTTTCGTGTACAGCAAGTGCTTCGGAAGCCACCGCTCCGCGTTCTCGCGAATCACCTGGACGCACTTGGCGCGATCTAGTCCAGAATGTTGCTCGTTGGTCAGGAGGTTCGGCGCTACATCCCCCAGCCACTTCGCTTGAAAGGCAAACGAAGAGTCGATTTCCAACTGAACCATCTGGCGGTACAACTCGTGGTTGTCCGGACAAGTGGAAGCCGCCAGAAGATCCGGCCGCGCCGACAAGATGCAGTAGCAGCAAGACACTCGCGATGCGCCGTACGTCACGTAGGCTTCGTGTAACGGGAACTCGCGATTAGCGTGCAAGGCGATAACATCGTCAAGAGTCCACTCGATGATCGGGTGCCAGTTGAATCCGTTCGTGTCGTCGCTCCTGCGGTACAGCAGAGACTGCGGGCTCGACACTGGCTTCTTGGCGCGGCCGGGGCTTTCCTGGCGGCGGATACCAACGGCGTTGATAATCGTCTGACCGCCGAACCGTTTTTTAAGATAGCTACAGATCACGGCTGTCTTCAACTCGCTGGTGCAAAACCTCATCGAGGGCGTGCTCCAAGGCAGGATCAGCTTGACGCACTCCAGGTTTCCATATCGCCGGACGTTGTTGTCCCAGCGAGTCAACCAGCGGTCGAGCATATCGCCAGCCTTGCGACGAACCACGACCAGTTCCAGCCCGAGCCTGTCAGCCAGCTTTTCACATTGCGGCAAGCTGGCCTTCCACTCAGTTCTGCCGAGGTCACTGTGAATCAATATCCGCTCACCACGATGGCCGACAGTGTCTAAGTGATCGATCGTCGCGAACGCCAGTGCATCGCTGTCCTTGCCTCCTGACACTCCGATGGCAACCGGGGCATGGTCCGCGACCGCCTTATCAATCTCTGGCGTCGTAGCGACGCCTGGCTCGCAGCCAGCCGTGAATAGTTTTGCTTGCTTCACGTTCTCTCCAGTTACCCTTGATGGTGGCCCGTCGACTTTGCCTTGGTCGCTTCTTTCAGATACGCGCGAGTCTCCTCCACCGACAGTATCCTACCTCGCAGTCTTGCCATGTCGGTCAACTCAAAGACTGGCTTGCCAGAAGTCATCGCCGCTTCGACCTCGCCACCAACACCCGCTGTAATCTTCCCGTCTGACAGACTGCGGAATGCCAAGCAGTCGACCGACAACAGCATGTCGTAAAAGAACTGCATCCCGAATTTTCGGTAGGCTTCGTCGTTGCCTGGACGATTCGGATTGACGACTTCAAAGCCGATACGCTCCAGAGCCTCGACATCGTCTTTCTCTTGATTGGTGTCGTAGCTATCGGTGCTGTGTGCGTAGTAGCATTTCATGCGTCGATCCTTGCGGGTGATATCTAACTGATATAGCCAATCTACATGAAGCAAAGTCCAGAGTCGCATTGCAGGTCCGACACAGCGTCTTCGCCAACCTGGAAGTCGAGAATCGGCAGCAGCTCAAGAGGCACCAACGTCTGCGAACAGAACACTTGGTTCTTGGCGCCAGCGGCTGCGAAGTCGCGCAGCTTGCGGTCAAGAAATGCCGCCTGAACCCAATCCTCGGAATGGTTCTCGTACATATCTCGCAGCGAGCGAATCCCTTGGAACGGACACATATTGCACATCGATATCGCCGGTTCACCGAGCCCCCAGCGTTTCCAGTCGGCGTGAACTCGGTCGGGACCGATGCCGCGTTCGATCATCGGGAACCGCAGCTTCTGCCACCGCACGTCTTCTTTGGCCTTGGCTGCGCGCCACCGTTCGTGATCAGCGAAGCCGATCCACGTCTCGGCGATACCCGGCCACACTCGCCGCGAGCCAGTTAGTTTCTCCAGGTGAGTTCTAATCGCTCGCCGGATGGGCGCGACTTTGTAGTAGGCGGTGCAACACTGTGCCAGTTGACCAGCAGCCCCTCTTTGTTCTCGTGTCGTCCGATACCTGTCTGGGTTCGCGATCGCGTCGTGGTAGTAAGCCAGCGTCCGATTGTCGTTGGCCCATTCCATCGACTGCTTCTCGGGATCTGGAATCGTGTCGCCTGCCGCGCGAGTCCACATCGGCGGGTTGTCGATCCGATGCTTATCGCCTCTCTGGATAGCCAGCAGGTCGTCGGAGAGCTTCGGGCCGTCGGCGACGACGAAGGCGATACCAGCCTCTTCGCAGAGCGTCTTGTATTTGGCAACCGTATCGTAGGTTCGTTGTTTCTCGGCGCCGGGATTCGCCGTGACAACCAGGAATGGATCTGGTCGCTCGACTTCTCCGCGCAGGACCGCTTCCAGAATCCAAGTCGACTGACGGCCACCGGAGAAGCTGAGCGTCGTCAGTTCGCACGTTCCTGCCAAGCGTCGGTCGCGACCAAGCACGGCGTGCTTCTCTTCTGGCATGTCGTCGATATCGCACGTCGCGAAGTACGAGCCGATACCACCGCCGACTACCACCGCGTTCTCACAGGTTCTGCGAGCAGCAATGGCCTCGTGAGCCGTCTCGTACCGCCTGTGCTTCTGCTTGAACAGCAAGCCTTGTGAGAGCGACAGTCGGCTAGCATGATTTCCAGTCGGAGCGGCTTGAATCATTGCGGCTTATCCTTTACCCAGTCTCGCGACTGAACACGGGTCGGGACGACTTTGCCGCTCCAGCGACTTGCGATGGATCGAAAATGTGGAGCATGGAACGAATACGCTCCGTCATCGTCGAGTTCCACGATAAGGCATTGCGTACGGACGACTCCGCACTTGATCGTCTTATCGTAAAAGTACATGGCTTGAATCATCGTTCGGACTCCACGGAAACTTCCGACCGCATCTCTGCGATTATTCTCTCCGCAAGCTCTAGTCTCTTGATCGCTTCTAGCGCGATCGACCGTTGCGCGGCTTCTGTCAGGTAATGCGGTTCATCGTTCAGCACTTGGCAGCAATGTCGGAAATGAGCTTCGGTCATGCGGCACCTCGTGTCGGTTTCCTGCCTGACTATATCGTACTGATATATCTAGTTCGCCGCGAGTCAGACGATCTTGGCAACCAGTTTGAAAACTTTCTCAGCGGCAAAAATCGCCGCCGCTACTTAGCGCGGAAGTGATCGGCGGCCATGCGGATGATGACCCGCACTGCATCCGTCAAGGACTCGGCCTTGGTCCTCGCGATGAAGGCATCCAAGTGCTCTCGCTGTTCCTCGGTAAGCCGCAAGACAAGCGGTTTCCCGGTTGAATAGGCCGCATCGGATTCACGCAGATGCTTTTTGTAGATCGCGGTCGACTTCTCTACAGCGCCGCAGGCCCAGCGCAGAGAGTGAATGAAAGCGCTGTTCCATGAGTTCGCCCACAGGGAATGGCGGAGTTGCTCGACTGTTTCCTGATCTTCGTCGTCCAGCCATATCGGGTGGAGCATCTTCGCAGGTTCGGATTTGACTCGCTTTTTCTTGGCCACAGCGGTACTCTCGAAGCATCTGAGGTAGCCCCTAGACGGGCTACTCTACTCAGTGTGGCACCGCTTGTCTATCGCAATCTGAAAACCTCTCCAGATTACCGCTCTTACCAGTCTGGATAATCGAGCCGATGCTGCGGAACTAGATGGTCCGGCGCGTCCCACCGCATCGTTCTTCCGTCTGGTAGCTTGTATCGTTGCGGTGCGATCAGCAGGGCGTCAGCAAGGGCTTGCTTCAGGTCGGAGTTCTGCTGAGAAGTGACTACCACGCAGAGCTTCAGGGCGTCTGACTCTGGCAGACCGGTTCTCAACGCGCCGGCGACGAAGCAATCCGTGGCTTTCAGCTTGTCGAATTCGTCGCGGATTCCCTGGATCGATTCAAAGTCAAATGGCCCGGCGGATGGGTTGGTCATCGTCATTGCAGTTTAGCTCCAGCGTCAGCAGACCCCAGTGAGTTGCCTCGATATTTGCCGTAGGCGCGAACGAACACCGCCATCTCGCGCCCGTCATCGTGCCAGTCTTGGATGATGGCGACGCACGGATCGGCTTCGATGTCGTCGCTGCGGACCAACGTCCTGACAAGACCCTGCGCCGCGACTCGTTGAATGGCAGCCGACAGTCGCATCGCCTGATAGCGGCCAGTTCGCGACTCGCCTTTTCGGTAGGTGGTGAGTTGGACCATGATGCGTGCCTTAGGTTTCGCTGTCGGTTGTATCTAGGTGATATAGGTTGTTCGCCGACGGCGCGGCATTATTGGAGAGACCCAGGAAAGATTAACGGAACCGGCTTTGTCCTGCCAGCGATGTACAGCGGATGCTTGGGAGTTCCGTCGTTGTTCAGTCCCAGACAAAACAAGCGGCCAGGAGGCACGGTCTTAAAGACTATCTTGTCGCGATCCTTCAGGTGCTTTGGAAACTTCGACCGCCGCCCCCAGCAGGCCAGCACCATTCCCGTCTGGTCGTTGGATGAGCGACTCCGTTTCAAGAATGGATGCGACTTTTTCTTCTGAGATTACAACTGGAACGATCTTCCCGTTGATTCTCGTTCTTGGCCTAACCACTGGTTCAGTCCTTTCGCATCTTACAAAAACCGCTGCGCCACGCTTTAACTTTAGGTGAACTCGCCAACAATCTGTCCGTTCTGAATCTTGCGAGTCGCTTCAATTTCTCCAACGAATACGCGATGCTGAACTACGTCGTCAACTATCCAATGGGCGAGCAAGACAGCGCCGGGATGCTCAACCCAGGTGAATCTCGTCGCGGTCGATACACCAGCCGACTTTGGTCCGAGTTCGATTGTGCTGTATTCACCCGTCGTCAACGCGGCACCTCCGTAGCCCGAGTTGGACGCGGCACCTCTGTAGCCCGAGTTGGACGCGGCACCGCTGTAGCCCGAGTTGGACGCGGCACCGCTGGAGCCCGAGTTGGACGCGGCACCTCCGTAGCCCGAGTTGGACGCGGCACCTCCGTAGCCCGAGTTGGACGCGGCACCTCTGTAGCCCGAGTTGGACGCGGCACCGCTGTAGCCCGAGTTGGACGCGGCACCTCTGTAGCCCGAGTTGGACGCGGCACCGCTGTAGCCCGAGTTGGACGCGGCACC